ATCTGGAAGTTCAGGTTCATCTGGAACAAGTGGAACATCTGGCTCATCTGGAACAAGTGGAACATCTGGCTCATCTGGTTCAAGTGGTTCGTCAGGAACTTCTGGAACAAATGGAACATCTGGAACATCAGGTTCATCTGGAAGTTCAGGTTCATCTGGAACTAGCGGAACATCAGGTTCTTCTGGAACAAGTGGAACGTCAGGTTCGAGCGGAACATCAGGTTCATCTGGAACAAGTGGAACATCAGGCTCATCAGGTTCTTCGGGAACTAGTGGAACATCAGGTTCTTCGGGAACTAGCGGAACATCAGGTTCTTCGGGAACTAGTGGAACATCAGGTTCTTCGGGAACTAGCGGAACATCAGGTTCTTCGGGAACTAGTGGAACATCAGGTTCCTCGGGAACTAGTGGAACATCAGGTTCTTCGGGAACTAGCGGAACATCAGGTTCTTCGGGAACTAGTGGAACATCAGGTTCCTCTGGCACAAGTGGAACATCAGGTTCTTCTGGACTCGGGACAATCAACAACAACGTTAATGACTATGTCCTTACTGCGACAGGAACCGCAGGAACAATCAATGGTGAACAAAACCTTCAGTTTGATGGTTCAACACTCAAAGTGACTGGTGACACTAATATAACAGGAGCATTAACAGCGGCTTCTAAATCATTCGATATTCCTCACCCTACAAAAGAAGGTTGGAGATTAAGATATGGTGTGTTGGAGGGTCCTGAACATGGTGTTTATTTCAGAGGTAGAGTTCAAGGAAACGTAATAGAATTACCTCATTATTGGATAGGATTAGTAAAAGAGGAATCGATTTCGGTATCATTAACACCAATTGGTGTTTCTAATACACACTTTGTTGTCAAAATTGAAGATAATAAAGTCTTCATAGACTCTCAAAGTTCTCATATCGACGCGTTCTTTATGATAAATGCTGAGAGAAAAGACGTAGAAAAAGTATTACTCGAGTATCGTCCAATAGTATAAGGAATAAAAAAATACAAAAACGCACTCAATAAAATGGGTGCGTTTTTTTTATTTACTATTGTCAATATAAATCATTACTTCGTTATAATAAGGGATAAAATTATCATTCCATATTTGCCAAGTTATATCAATTCCATCAAAAGAAATTACTTTAAAGTTAGGAAAAACCCTCAAATACACATCTCTAAAAATTCTGAATTTTTCTTTCATCCAAGGCTGGCCAAGGTGCCACTCACCAACAATTTTTCTGACATTATTTTTTATCCAAAACAAATTTTCAATTGTGAATATATCATATTCGCCTGATTCACAATCAGTTTTAAGAAAGTCAATTTTTTTAATATTATAATCCTCAATTACCTTTGAGAATGTTGTTGAATATAGTTTATAACCACCAGTCAAATCAAAAACATCAGTGAAATTAAATTCACCTATTGAACTCGAAATACCTTTATTTATTGCGGTTACATTTCCGTGTCTTGTATTTAATAACAAAGTTTTGAATTCTTCAAAACTAGGCTCAAAAGCAAATACGTGAGAAGGATTCTTTGATAATATTGAATATGTGAAAGGACCTAAACTAGCCCCAATATCGAAAACAATATCGCCCTCTTCAACCTCAAAAAATCTTTCGTAAATCCTGTCAACAAATATTTCTTGTTCCACAGTTTCTCTAAAACCATCGTAACATTTAGGTTCCCATATAAAATTTTCTATACTCATTTCAATAAATTTTGAATTTGATTTATTACCATACTTGGTGTTATTGAAGTGTGACACTCAAATTGTCTTGGTGTTCCTTTGTGAATTGGACACCAATCCCAATCACCTTTATCGAACTTGAAGTTGGGGTTATTCCAACATCCATTACAGACTGATTTGTTTATAATTCGGGTGCAGTTTGTGGTAAATTCGTGGTCGGGTTCAGTAAAATTACTAATCATCACAACGTGTTTACCCATTGCCCAAGACAACCAAGAAAGTCCACTTGATAAACCTATGAAAAATTCACTATGATGTATTACATTCATGGTATTACCAATTGAACTATCTGAAATTTGTGTAACATTTCTGAACTCATTTTTTTCTTTTGATACGTTTATTACTTTGAAACCTAAATCTACTAAGTAATCAATTAGTTCTTGCCAATATTCTTTTTTCCAAAATTTTAAACCTGAGGTGGAATTGGTTGCGATACTTATATATTTTTCATCAAAAGGTCTTCGATAAACGTTAAAATTAATTCGTGGTTTTATTTCTTCAAATTCCAAACCTAAGATGTTTGTTGCTGCTTTTTGGAGAGGAATTGTATTCGGGATTACTGGTTCCATATTTTCATTATAAAACCAACCAATGGAGTATTGTGCATGAATGTCTTTTACAACATTCCCTGGTTCTATGAATTCTATCTCAGGGTAAACTTCTTTGAATAACTTATTCCAAAATGTGGAAAGAATAATTTTACAATTATGTTTCTTTTGAAACTCCAAAACATAAGGCACCCAAGCAATGTTGTCACCTAAAGATTTACTATCAAAATTTATAAACACTCTTTTGTCTTTCAAATCTAATTTCGAGTCATATATTAGTGTTTCTTCTTCGTAAACCTTAGTTCTCCAATTTGTAAAATATTGTCTGTTAAGTTTTACCCAACAGTTGGAATCTATTTTATTTTCATAATGAATTACCCCTTTATCATCAATGAATTGAACCAAAAACTTAGAACTTGAATCCCCTTTAATTTCTAAAAAAGGTTGTCTTATAAAATATTGAGTAATTTGTATATTATTCTTTGATGATTTTTGAATCTTTATATCCATAGTTTTTAACTTCTCATAAAACTTTTTATGAGATAAAGCAAAGTTCTGAGATTGGTCATGACTAACTTCATAGTCTCTTGAGATTCCATTGTATTTTAACTCACGAATTATGTTTGACGTTTTCTCACAATCATCATCAATTGGTGTGATGTATGGTGTAAACATATCATAATATTGTGTAAGATTTCTAGAAAGAATTTTTAAACCATAAGAAGCGGCTTCCCTAAGAACAAGGGGATTACATTCAATTGTGGAGTTAAATAAAAATATGTCTGATGCTTTCATAAACAAATCCACATCACTCCTTTCACCCCAAATTTTTACATTTGATGGTAAATTCATCATCAGAGGTTTCCAATAACTTTCGAAATTTGATGCTTGATTTCCTATGAAATGAAACTCTATATCTTCACCTTGTAGATATCTTGCGATTTCGATGCCCTCTCCTTGATTTTTTCCTTGAGTCCAAAGTCCAACGTTTATCACATGGGTTTTATTAAGGTCTAAACCAAGTTTTAACCTTGCGTGTTCTTTTTGTTCTTCGGTAACAAATTTTCGGTCAATAGGGTATTCAAAAAATTCATAATAAGAATTTTCATTTTTGAATTGAACCTTCGGATGATGGGGAGAACAGAAGGCGTAAGCGTCGGGATGAAAATGTCTATTCTCAGGATTAAAATGAATATTATGACAGGTCTCGACAATTTTCCAAGTTCTGTTGTTATCAAAAAGTGCATTTAAGACATTTATTGATACTCGATTGAAACTATCAAACCCCTCAAGTATTTCGTCAACATGAACAATATCAATTGAATTATCTTTTATAATTTGAATTAACTTCAGAGAATTTTCATCATTATGATTTCCCAAAGTGTTTAATGTCCAATATCTGTTATCGGGTATAATTTGTTTTATTTTTTCTTTTTGAACCACATACCAAGTTGAGTAAAGACAATACTCAACAACATATAATTCTACCTCAGGGTAATATTCTTGTAGGGTTTCGATTCTTTTCAATAAGTAAGCTGGCATACCACCAGTTGAAAGGTGAGGTGCTAAGTATAAAATTCTAAGTTTTTCCTTGTTATATTTTTTGATTTCATCTACCATCTCTCTCATCATGTTTGGATTTTTTTCACCATGAAAAAACAGGAGATGATTTTTTTCTTCAGGAACTCTTAACCATTCACCGATGTGGTTTCTGATACCCTTTCCTTTATATTCTACTTGGGTATACATTTTCTCAACCGTTTCTAATCTCCCATTGACATAGACATAGGGAAGACCCTTATCTATATTGTATTTCCATAATAGAACGTTACAAATAGTCTCCTCATTATACGGAGCATAATGACTAACATTTTTCAGGACTTTTGGGTGTGAGCACATCCAATACCATTCCTCCAAAAACTCGATGGTATTTTGACCTGAAACGAAATATCCTGTTTGTCTATAGTTTTTTCTGACCGATTGGTCAACACCAAACAAGACACAGGTATCGTGTTCCAAAGTTGTTTCCATTCCACCTCCGAATCCTCCTCCTCCACCTCTACCATCGTATTTCAAAAAATCGTATATCCCTTCAACAAAATATGGGTGAGATGAATTTTCATCATAATATGAAAATATAGTATCAACGTTAGGGGTTGCGATTGAATCGCTGTCAACATAACAAACAATATTTGAATATTTTTCTAAAGCATCTTTGATAATCAGAGGTCTTTGAGATAAAATTTTATAAATTATTGGATTTTTTCTATCTATGTAAAAGTTGTCCCTTTCCTTAATATACATGTTATTTGAAGTAGGTTCGATATCTATAGACCAATTTAAAGTCTTGGTATTTTCTACTTCAACAGTTCTGTTTGAATTTATTAAATAAACCAATATTGGTAGTTTACTAAATTGTCTTATTGATTTTGCACATTCAGTTACAATATCAAAGTAATTTTCGGTTGAATATAAGACATAAGATTTGTCAAATTCAGACTCTGTTTTGATGTTCAATATAACGTCTTCCTCCAAATAAGTTACATTATAATTTGATAATTGATTTATAATTTTATCTAATTCAATTTTATTTGATGTTTCATTGTATTCGAATTCAATTTTAGATGCGAAAAGATTATGATTCAGTCTACATTGTTCGAGATACCCTTTTAAAATTATATGTTCATGACCTTCAGTGTCAATTTTTAAATAATCAATTGAACCTATATTGTATTTTTCTATTAAAGTTTTCCAAGATATAGTTGGGACTTTATCAATTTTTACCAACTTGTTATATGTTTCATCACCAATTTTTTTCTTTGTAAATTCATGAGGACCATTAACAGAGTTACATCCTCTAATCCAATAGGGAAGATTGTATTTTTCTAAATCTTTAGATTCTATATGATATATTTCAATAGTATCGTCTGTATCAGAAAGAGCCGCATTGACTTTTTGAACTTTGGGTTTATTAGGTAATCTATCGAGATATTCTGAAATGGGTTCGATACTGAGTCCGACAGTTTGGTCATCAGCAGATTGAATTAGAGTCATGAAGTCTGATGTTCCGACCTCTATAAAGTTGTATCTTATACTCATAATAGGGTTAATATTTTATTGAAAATTTGTAGAACGCTAGGATGACAAACAAATTCGGATTTTCCTTCTAAACATCCAACTAAAGGTGGGATTCCTCTTATTGAACCCCATTCTTTGACACCATATCTCATGTCAGATGCACATGCTATCTTACAATCCCCATCAATATAATGAAATTTATATTCTTGAGAACCGTTTCGAAAAGGGGCTCTTAACTTCCAATGAACAGAACTACCTAATTGAATGATGTTTGCATCTGTGGTTCCTGCTAAGTGTAACATACCTGAGTCCATGGTGACCGTGCAAATACTTTTTTGCATTAACCACCAAGTTTGGGGGACATTTGCTTTATTCATTAAATTCAAACCAAGTTTGATAGGGAAATCGAAAACAGGTTTGTCTACCATGTGAAAACCTACCTCACTCGATGCCTTCCCCATCGAAACAACAGGAATACCGTAATCGTTTAACATTCGTGTTAATAACTGCCATTTCTCTGCGGGCCAAGTTCTCGAAGCCCAAGAGGTTACGGGATGTATCAAAACAAACTTTTCAGGTAAACCATCAATTGGCTCCCACTCATCAGGAACGTAATCCATATCACATTCCTCGGGTAATAATTGGAAACCCAACCCCGCCGCATGGAATTGTCTTATGTCCATAACATTATGACGTAATCCTAAACCGTATCGGTTTTCTAAATTTGGTGCAAAACTTACGAGTAATTCGTATTGAGATTCTAAATCATCTCTATTTGTGTTCTTGGTATCAAAGATTTTATCAACATATTTGTTATGTTTGAATATTAGTGGATGGTCAGTTAATACTGATATTTTTTTTCCATAAGCAAAATATAGTTTCCTTAAAGAAGGTGTTGCACAAATAGTGTCACCTAATCCATGACTCAGATGTAAGTCTAATAGAGGTTCTTTCATGTGATGAAATATAAGAAAGAACTTTAAGAAAATCTATTGACTTAAGATGTAATTATTTTTTCTTGGATTTTAGTTTTTCCTGTTTGGAATTGTATAAGCGTAACAATTTCAGAGAGTCTTGATAGTGTTTTTCGAGTCTATCTAATTCTTCAAGTGGTGTGTTAGTCTCACTTGCAGTATTATACTGTTCTTCAGCCTCTTGAATAATCTTCTTTATCGTTTTAAGAAGTTTCATATAATCATAAATATAGGCTGAGCGTGCCTTTATATTGTTTTTAGTCAAACTATATTTTGAATGTGAAAAAAATAAAGTTCAAGTTATTTATAAGGTAAGTAAGTAATTCATGTCTAACATATTTGTTTATAATCAGTCACCACCCACAATTACTATAAGTCAAATTGACTTTAACGGTGTTACAGCAACTTGTGATGTGGGATGTCCTTGTACGCCAAGTTCGAGTACTTGTGCATTCACCACTACACAAGTTGGTGAGTACACTCTTACTGTATATTGGAGTAATGGGTTGTTGAATGGTTGTATCGAGGTTACAGATAGTACTGGTAGAAAACAAAATTTTGATGCGGGTGCTGGCGGCTCGGCAACTCAATCTTTTCCCAACGTAATTTACGACGGGATTACTGAAATAGGAATATCAATATACGACAATTTTTGTGGTCCATTAGGTGCAAACACCTTTTTGGTTTCATACTCAGTCATAAGTGGTCCGTCTGCTTGTTCTGATTTTGCATCTACAGGTGGTACAGGTTATTACACCTCATCAGTAGAAGGACTTTGGAGTGGTAGTACTTTATATTCTGACTCAGGTCTTACAACATTTGCGCCTGACGGATATTATTCTAACGGAATCTATTCTTGGGAAATAAGTGGAAGTAATGGGATTCTAAACAATCAAGAACTTTGTTCAGTAGGGCCTGTAGTTTCTTCAACTCCAACAGAAACTCCGACCGAAACTCCTACCCCTACACCAACTCCAACTGTAACAGAAACGCCAACAGAAACTCCAACCCCTACTCCAACGGACCCAGACCCTCCAGCTCCAGCAATCTCGCAAACACAAACACAAACACCTACCCCAACACCACAGACAGGTTGTGTTCAATATTCATTATATTTAGGTTTTTCAGGGCCTATTTCAGAACCTTATTCTTACACTGATTGTGATTCTGTACCCCAAAACGCCACAATAACCAACGGTAATACTGATGTTTTTTGTGCACTGGCTGGAACCGTTATAAGCGGTCCATCTGCAATTTTGACCGTTGTTGGTCCTTGTTTTGTAAGCCCATCACAAACACCGACACCAACTCTTACTGAGACGCCAACTACAACACCTACCCCAACACCTACCCTAACACCACCTGGTGATTGCGAATGTTGGGAAATCACTAACAATGATATTGTAGATATTTCAATCAGATACTACGCGTGTAATGGAAATGAGGAATGTGTTCAAGTTGATGTGACATCAAGTAGATATATTTGTATATCGGGTGGAACACAAGGATTAAAACTTGTTTCATCGGGAACTACCTGTGCAGGAGGACCTGAGCCTTTATATACTTGGACATCTTTGGGAGGAACTTGTGTGGTTGATGGAGATTGTGGTGTAGTCCCTTCTCCTACGCCAACTCAAACACAAACTCCAACCCCTTCAACTCCTTGTAATTGTACATATTTTGATGTTACAATTGCACAACCTGACTTGGATGATGCCACGGGTAATACACCTTCGTCACTAAACAACACTATATTCGTAGACTATTACAATTGTTATAATATACTGACCACGGCAAGTTTTGCTGACGCAGGAACTTTCGACGATTCATTTTGTGCAAATTACGTTCAGTCGACTTATTATTATAAAAACAATGTCGCTTACTTTCCAGTATCGTCTTATGCTACGGATACATTTGTAGATTGTTGTGGTACTCCAACACCTACACCGACAACAACTGAAACTCCAACTGAAACTCCAACCGAAACGCCTACACCAACAACAACCGCAACTATAGGTTCGTCACCTACAGCAACAGAAACACCTACACAAACACCATCTGAAACCCCTACTCAAACACCTTCTGAAACCCCAACTCAGACTCCTACAATAACCGAAACTCCCACACAAACACCAACTGAGACTATTACTCAAACGCCTTCAGAAACTCCTACACAAACACCATCCGAAACCCCAACTCAGACCCCTACATCAACTATTGGTTCATCCCCTACAGCAACTGAGACTCCTACACAAACACCTTCAGAAACTCCAACTCAGACGCCTTCACAGACTCTATCACCAACCCCTGATGTAACACCAACCCAAACTCAAACCGAAACTCCGACACAGACACCTTCTGTAACTCCAGACCCAACTCAAACGCCATCTAATACCCCAACTAACACTCAAACACCGACACAAAACCTAATAGGGTTCCGTGATTGTGTTTCAGGGACTTTATTCAGATTTGAGGATTTACCAGTTGCAGTTGTGGTTGACGATGTCTATCTTATCACAGGTTCTACAGAATATGAAGGATGTGCGACAGTTGTTGATTCGGGAAGTGGTCCAATATATGATGGAACATCGGTTACATTTACAAATGTAACAGGTTGCGGTTCTACACTTTGTCCAAGAGTTGCGAGTGTTGCTGCATTATTGATTGACTGTTCCACTGAAGAAATATTTTATGCCAATGTTGATGAAGATACCGCTTATCAAGGAGCGGTTTATGAATATAACAATAGATGTTATAGATTCGAAGAGTTTTCAGGTCCTGGTGGACCTGATTTGGGTGCACCTGATTGGGGTAGTTGTAGAGCTTGTCTATTGAACACACCAACGCCAACCCCGTATTCAACACCAACAAACACTCCGACAGTATCTTCGACACCAGCGGCTTGTGATTCGGGTGAATTTTGCTTTACTACAACCCTACCTTCTTTGTTGAATTACAATGGACTTTACGTTTCAGGTGCAACTTATAATGGTAGAATCTCCTATTCTGGTGGAAGCGTCAGCTTGGGTTACATTTATTATTTTACATCAGTTACTGAGAGTTATTGGTGTCTGAGCACCTCTCTCGGTGGGACTTGTTTATTGAAGGGCTCGTCTCCATGTTACTCTGCGTGTCCTGATATATCTTTCGGTTCTTTTGAACCAGGAGTTTGTCCAACTCCAACTCCAACGCCAATAAATTGTGACACCTTCGATTTCAATGCATACTTTGACTGTGATTGGGAACCAGTCCCAACACCAAGTCCGTCAGTTCCTTGTGACGATGTGAATTTCATTTTCACTTCCATAGGTGTAACGCCAACTCCATCACCAACAGGATTGATATGTCTTGGGAAAAGTGTCGACTTTGAGATTAATTATGTTCCTGATTCAACCCCAACCCCTTCAAACACACCAACGATAACACTGACAAGAACAGTTCCTGCGGATGGACAAGTTACCTTCAATATATTTGAAGAAACATTCAGTTGTGTTTCGGTTAAGGTATTGAATCAATGTGGAACTGAAAATTATTTCTACACTTCTGACCCACTTGTGTTTGAGGAAATTCCAATCCAAACTGAGATGGTATTCTCGGCGGTTATTAATGAAACAATTCTTTGCTTGAAGTATTTGAGGGATGATTCAAACTTATCATCTAACACGAACGTAGACTCGATAATTGATATTTTTGGAAACGATTGTTCGAAATGTTCAACAGTCCCTTCACCATCACCTTCAACGACGATAACATCAACACCTACATCAACACCAACGATGACAATTACGCCGACACAAACTTCGTCCTCGACTCCTACATTCACGCCAACTCCAACACAGACAACAACTCCTGGTCTTACACCAACAGCAACACCAAGGCCAAGTTATTCATCAACGCCAACCCAAACTCAGACTCCATCACAAACACCGTCTTATAGTCCTACTTCAACGATGACCCCAACGCCAAGTGAAACCCCTTGTTTGGTATATGTTTATTCAAGTTGTATTCCAATTAGTCCAAATACAGTCAGAACATATATGATTCAAACACAACAATCACCAATACAGACTACAGTTGGAAGACAATTTAAAGATGCTGATGGAAATTGTTGGACCTATGAGGGTGAATTTGATTGTAATTATTTTGCACCTATCAAAATTGCAACCTCACAAAGATTCGATGGAGATTACTTTGCTTCAGCACCTGATAAAACCTATTTGAGTTGTGATACGTGTTTGAGTAGTGTTGATGAAGTTGAGGTTTATTTGAATGTAAGTTTGGAAAATAATGGAGACGGAACTTATAATATGAACTTCGTCTTATCTAGCACACCTGATGAAATTAACCTAACCACCCTTCCGTTTGATATTGGTAATGAATTCGGACAATACATTCGTTACGGTGCACAATGTGGGTTTGTTGATGTCAGTGGAACTTGGTATCTCCTTTCAGGTAACTCACAAACAACAAAAGTTGTTGAATGTAACAAGTATGGCGGTTTCGTGTTGAATTCAGTTCAACTTACAAATCCACCATTCAATTACAAACCTCTTGTAGGATGTTACACAATTGTTTTCCCATCAGTGACAGGAACTTTGTATAAAATTTTTATAAAACGAACAACATAAGATGGCAGTTCAAGTTACAATAAATGGTATAACAGGACAATCACCATTTGACATTTATATCTGTCAACCAAACGGTAGTGGTTGCTTTTATATTAATACTATAACAACTCTTCCATATGATTTTGATATACCACAACCATATGATACTGGACTGGCTTACATGTTGAAAGTAATTGATTCGCAGAATTGCATAATCTCAGGAGTAACTTATGTAGCATGAGTCAATTTGTAACTATCCAATCTGTAACTGCAAATACACCAGTTGACATATATTATTGTAACTCGGGTGGTGGCGACTGTCAATTTGTTGCGTCGGTTGCAACATTTCCATTCTCATTCTATGTCCCATCACCATATAGTGAATCAACAATTGTTATTAAAATTGAAGATACCCAAGGTTGTATTGATGAGATTCCTATAGATATAACTCCCACACCAACACCAAATGTCACTAAAACCCCAACCATGACACCAACCCCGTCGTATTCACCTACCTTGTCACCAACCCAAACGCCATCCATGACACCAACAAATTCACCCACTACCTCGAATACAGCAACTATATCATCAACACCAACCGCAACACCTCTTGTTGTTTTTCACCCGACAGCTGATAGTTGTTCATCACCACTCAATCTAACAGGTTATTATACATACATTTCAGAGGCAAATTTAGTCCCTGTTGTAGGTGCCACAATTTACCAAACACTTCTAAACGGGGTATTATATAACCCTTTGAATGGGGGTGGGAACACATATATCATTTCTTTCGGAGGAACATTATATCAAGTGGTAATTGATTCCCAAGGTAAAATAGTATCTTTTTCACTTTGTGTTCCATCGACACCAACACAAACTCAAACTCCATCCCAAACCCAAACTCCTACCCAATCTGAAACACCTCCTCAAACTCCTACCCAAACAGAAACCCCTTCACAAACGCCAACGGTTACACCTTCATTTGTTGAGTTTCTTTTATCATATGGGGCAACTATATGTGGGTCAGAAATAAATTGGACATCAAAAACAAAAGAAGAAGTGAAATGTGATTTTATAGAAGCTTTCGACCCATTAGTTGAGGTAGATGGAAACGCAGGGTATTATTACAATTCTTCAACTACTTTAGGACCTGGCAGTCAATTATATTATAATCTTTTTGGAATATTTTTTGTAAACACAACTCTTACAGGAAAATATGTATACGGACCATCTACGTATCCAGCAAATCCTGATATATCGTCACCACCACTTTATGTTATGGAAATCTTAAATGGTGTTGTAGTGGCAATAACTAATTTCGATGATATAAGCTCTTGTGGAACTTATGTTTGTCCATGTTTGTGTTATTACTTTGAAAATCAAGATGTTGTGGGTTCAACAATACAATATACTTTATGTGATGGTTCAGTAGTTGGTGAACCACTTTCTGCAGGTTCAAAAGTCGAAAGGTGCATCCGAGCTGGGTCGGGTGATTTTTCAGGTGGGGTTACATCAATTCAACCTTGTAGTAGTGTAACTATTTGCACTGATAGCGTAGATTGTGGTGGATGTTCATAAATAAAAAAATGGAAAAGATAATTATAAATTAATGGCTTGTATTAACTATCAAATAACAAATGGGTCCGCAATTTTACCTGCAACTCCTATAGGGTTTGACTGTGAATTGAATCCTATTCCTACAATTCCACCGAGCGGCACAATAACTGTTTGTTCCTATACTGTGCCAGGTCAAGCTCCAGGTGAGTTCATAATACTCACAGTTCTCGGTGCTTGTCCCACGCCCCCTATTCCTTCTTCGAGCCAAACCCCTACACAAACACCGACTCAAACCCCCCCGCCAACCCAATCTCAAACCCCACCACCAACACCAACACAAACTATTACGCAAACTAAAACTCCAACCCAAACACCGACCCCTACCAAAACTCCCACTAATACCCCTACACCAACGCAGACCCCATCATCCACCCCAATAGTGTGTGGAAGTGCTTATACAACTGGAATATTTTGGTATACAGATTGTTGTGGTAATTTCCAAAAAGGTGAAAGTTTTGAAGTCCTTGTTTCGTTAGATTATACTCAAGTTTATAGTGGTGTAGTTTTATTGAACGAGCCTGCAACCACAGCGTGCCTGACCCCAACACCAACACAAACAGCCTCACCAACAACTACTCTCACAACTACACCGACCCCTACTCAAACGCCAAGTCTGACACCAAATGTAACACCAAGTCAAACACCAACACCTAACCCAACACCAGTTTATCGTCCGAAAAACAATTGTGAACCGTTTACCCTTTTCGATTTGGGTGTGAATTGTAATCTTCTCAAAATGCCTTCAAACTCAGAATCATATGATGGGATTCTCACTTTGAACATCACAGGAGGAACAAGTCCGTATTCAATTTATTGGGCAAATGGTCAAAGAACAAGAACTTTAACTAACATAGGACCTGGTTATTATCCTGTTACCGTTGTTGATTATTACGGTGACTATACTGCAAACACAGTTTGCTCCATACTTTTACCGACAGCAAGTCCAACTCCATCCCCAACTGTAACGCCATCCACAACACCTCCACCAGTTTACGCCAACATTTGTTTCTTGGCATACAACAATTCTAACGTTGTAGGACCAACAACGTTCAGTCAAAATGGAACGTCTAATGGTAAACCAAGATGGACAAGTAGTAATTCACAGAACATTGTGTGGAAAGGAACAAGATGGGAACTTGTTGGTTCAGATTTGATAACACCAATAAACCCTGTGGGGGGAGGTATTTTTGCGTCCTCAACCACTTCATTACCACCTTTAGGTGGTTGGAGTTTACTTGGTGGAACACAAACTTATACTATAAATGTAACTTTAGGTTCTTGTCCTACAATAATACCACTTCAAGTGACAACAACAAAACAAGATGCGTCTTGCAACAACCAAACGAACTGTGATGGTTCAATAACGGTTAGTGCGAGATTTGGATTAGCACCATATCAATATTCGATTAATAACGGGGTATCATATCAAACCTCAAATATTTTTACAAATCTTTGCCCGAACACATACAATATTAGAGTTATAGATGCCGCGAATAATATAGTTAATCAATCGGTTCAAATAAGTTCAGTGGGAAGTCCACAAACATATCAAATTAATATTATAACACAACCACAATTAAACACTGAGGTATCTTCAAATAATATTTCAACGAAAACAACATATTTTTATGTTACTTCGGTTCCGCCTATACCTAATGGAGTTGTGGTTAATTTCAATTTGACAACATCATCTATCAAGACATTCAATGGACCAGGAACAGGAACTTGTGTAGACAACTTTACTATTCTACAAAATGGTTCAACAAAGACACCTTTCTCCACAGACATAGATACTGTTATTGGAAGTAGACCAAACTGTAATCCCGAGACACAAAGAATTGATACTGAGACTGACCAATATTCGTTGGAACTCTCAAATTTTAGCACTGTTTCAGGTTCTACTACTTCGATATTAACAATAACCGATGGTCAAGTTGGAGCTCAGTCCAACTGCACAACTAATCTACAACAGACAATTTCTTTTCAAGTTTCTGATGTAGTCATCAAAGGATGCACTTGTTGTTCAGCGGTAGGTGATACAGAAAAAACACAGGTGAATAACAACTCAATCACCTATCAAGGTCAGGTTGATACACCTGAATGTGTAACATGTCAAGGTGTTATTCAAAGTGGTAACATTTATCTCAACATGAATCAATTAGTTGGAGGATTAATTTGTTCAGGACCAAATAAGGTGGGTTGTTTCCAAAATTTCAGATATAGCCCTACTGGTGGTGTTCTTACAATTGATTCAGGACTATCCACATATCCGTGTGGTATATCCCCAAATAATAATGTTCAATACATGCAGGCAAACTTCCAAACACCAACAAGCGACAATTATTATGTTGAGGTTAAAGCAATGCTGAATGACGTTGAAGTTGGCTCGGGTATTTTCAACGGATTCTGTTCTGCGGGAATAAATGAAAGTGTTAGTGTTGTTATGTATAACCCGATTAATCTTGTTGCAGGTGATGTGTTCAAGATGGTTTATAATAGTGATGGTGGAAGTATTGTTTGTAATCCTGTGACAAGTTTGATTGTGACACCAACTACTAATTTGGGTGAACCCGCAGTGGACATAGTAATTACTACGCAAAACATTGTGACAATTGATACTAGTTTTTCGATTCAGATTGAGACGAGTAACTATGGGGTATTTTATAAAACCGTAACAATAACAAGTGGAAATTCTTCGGGTAATATGATAGACAACGTTTCAGGAAGTCCAGGACCTGACCCAACAATAGTTGCTTATTGTATTGACAGCGTAGATAATTCTCTTATCTCTTGTTCATCAAAACAATGTTCAAACGCGAGCTGTAAATGTGCACAGGATTAATAAAAAAAGGATGACAAATATTTATTCGTAATGGCTTATATAATTAAAAATACTTCGGGTCTAATTAACACAAGATTAACTGACGTTGGTCGTAGAAAGATATCACAAGGGAATTTCAACATTTCTTATTTCCAAATAGGGGATAGTGAAGTTAATTATCAGGCCGTTCCTAACTATAATCAAACTAATAATAACATTTTGATGCCTGATTTCAATGCTCAAAATGACACAGGTTCCCCTCAGTCCAACAAAGAAAATGTGAAATATCCTTACTATGTTCAGGGTGGTATCGGTAACACATACGGAATACCTTACATGGATTCTACATTTCAAGAAGTTTATAATTCTGCTGGTGAAAAAGGATTTTTCATGACGGGAGGAACTCAAGGTAGTTGGACGGCACAAACTTCATCTGCATATACAATAACTTCTAACTATTGGGTTGCACAAGATACGCTCACAGGTCAAACAACGATAGACATCGAATTAGATACAAACCCACTTACACTCGAGCCATCATCAGGAACACCCTCAATAGGTGATTTTGTTACATTAATACTCGGAGTAGGACTTACAGGTTTTGTAGGTAACTATCCTGTTTTCACATATAAAATTCAAAACATAAGCCCTTCAACAGGAACCTCTGGAACAACTCCATGGACACTTACCTTAGATAGAAGTGTTCCAGATTTAAGTTCTTTTTCATTATCAGGAGAATATGCAAGAGTTCTGATATATCCTTCAGGTATGACTGTTCTTTATGATTTCATAACACCAGCACCTTATTGGCAGACTGACACTATTAATTTTGAATCACCATGTGATGTTTCAAACCGTGAAAATACTTTAATTTGGAACATGAATATTCCTTGGTCAGAAAGTCCTGCTGGTCTTTTCAGTAACGCTTATGAAGATTATACAAAATACGGTTCAGTAACTTACATCGGGACTAAAGAATATTTGGGATATCAAGAGCCTTCAGGTCAAACCGATACAAGTCAAGTTTTTTATTACAATTCGTTTGATGAGAAAGTAGTTGTTAGACCCCAAGACCAAAAAGCAATTGCAATCATACACTACACTAATCAAGATATTGACCATGTTTATGGCGAGAAGTTTTCAACTATTCCTTATGACCCACAGAACCCTTCGAATCAAACAGGTTTAGCGAGACACCTTAAGGTTACAATACCTACTTTGATGTGGCATAAGTCGACAGGAAACACAATTGGTCAAACATTCTTTATCGACCCACCAGGTTATGATTTATGTAAACCATACTATATCAAATCAACCAAAAACATTGATATGAACGACCCTGGTATTCGTTATTATCATCTTTGGGATACAAATCCTGATAGTAATGGTAATTTGAATAGAATTGGCAAGGTTTTCCCTGATTCACAGACCATTGTAATTGACGATGAGGAGGTAATAGCGGCTATGTCTTATAAGGCTAATAGAAACTGGACTCTATCAGCACCTAAACTTTCTTATTTGGCACCTAATACTTGTTTCACGAACAACTCAACCGCCACAGGTTTACTTACTGCTGATACACAAACACTTTGGGTAACCTATAGATTCAACAATACAGGATTTACTGATTCATTACACTGTAATTATTATTCGAAAATTGTTGGACCTTCAACAGGTTGCACAGACACAAGTCAAAATGTTGCTGTCAGATTCGGACCAGAGTTTCAATTTTTGAATCAACCTTCACCTTCTTCTACGGCTATTAATCTGACAGGATATTGTGCAAACTCATTGATGATTCTTTGTCAAATGGTTTCAGGTGACACTAGACCAAGTCCAACTGATTGGAAATACATTGATGTTACAGACCAAATATCTGGTTCATCGGTTAATGGATATATTACAATGTCAGGATTGACAGGCACAACATTCCAAATAGATTTGGCAACGTATCAAAGTGCAGTTACAAACAGTGATATATATAACCTCGCCTCTTACATAGACATTCCAACAAACAATCAAACAGATTATTTGAATTTTGGTGATGAGTATTACTTCTATGGTAATTTCACAACAGATATTTCGGCAACAATATATGAGATGAGATACTTGATAAATTTGGGAAGAAATCAATTCACTAACACTTCTAACCCAACATGGACAAGTGGAACTACTTCATATGTTACCGAAATTGGTCTTTACGATTCCAATAAAGACCTTATTGTTATATCTAAGCTACAGTCTCCCGAATTGAGACAAGGTATTCAACAATACGTAGTGAAATTAGATTTTTAATATGGCTAAAAATATTGTTAAAGACTCCCCTAAGATTTTAGGATTGGATGTGTCCACCAAAACTATTGGATGGGCTTTGTTTGATATTGAATCAAAAAATTTATTAGAACTTACACATATTTCACCGGTCCCAAAACCAAAAAGTGAAAATAAAATCGAGGAACTCATTCTCAAATCGGGCATTTTTAGGAACAAACTTTCTGAATATGTAGGATTAGGAATCCAAAATGTCATTATCGAGGAACCACTACTTAATTCAAACAACGTGTATACGGTTGGAACTCTTATGAGGTTCAACACTTTGATTTGTAAAGAAGTGTATGATATCTTAGGAGTAGTTCCTGAATTTATGTCTACTTACAACTCAAGAAAATTTGCATTCCCACACTTAGTTCAGAAAAATGATAAAGGTAAATTTGTATTGTTCGGGGGTTTTCCTAAAGACATAGATAAAAAAGTTATCATATGGGAGTTGATTGCGAAAAGAGAACCACAAATTACTTGGTTATACACAAAAAACAACACCCTTAAAAAAGAAAACTTCGACCAAACAGACGCTTACTGTGCAGCACTAGGTTACATGAAGATGAAAGAAATTTGGTGATTTAAAGAACAAAGCATATCTTTGTGGTATGCACATGTTGAGAACACCACACACAAAGTCAATTTCCAAAGTTGTAAAAAAATTTGGTAACAAGATACCCATATCCAACTCACAACTCAAAGGAACTTTTACAATCAAAAACTACCGTTCATACTCTCACCTCGAAGAAGTAGATATAATATTCGAAGGGCAAATTTTCGTTCACTATAATAGGAAAAAAGATTGGTATAGTTCTTCAGTCATGACTGACGTTTTTCCAAATGGGGGAAGAGTTTCAAAAATTAAAGTCAATCGATTCATAAGACGAAACATTTTTTTTGATGTTAAAACTTACTTAAAGTATTTCGATATTGAAATACCCTATTATGATTTGATTAAGAAAATTATTTGGAAATGATAATATTTTTTTACATTTGGGTCACGCTTCTTATTATAACGGTCGTTTTCTTCATTTTTGCTGGTTTCATAGAAAAAAATTTTGATGAAAATCATCCGGTAAAAAAATGGTGGAGAAAACACGTTGTGGCAGAAGCACCTAAAGATATCGACATATGAGTGATGAAATAGAGGTTTTAGTTGAACTCCTTAGTGATTTTTTAGGTGAACCTAATCAGCACTATGAATCAAAGGGGCAAATATCTTTTGACTGCCCTGTCTGTGCGGATGAAAAAGGTTTGGATAAAGGAGACGGTAAAGGAAACCTTGAGATTAACTATATCCGACACGTTTACAAATGTTGGGCTTGTGGTGAAACTCACGGAACACACGGACCCTTGGGTAAACTTTTCGATGGACATGCAACAAAACAACAAAAGAAAGTTTACAATCTTATCAAACCCGAAGAGTTCAAACAGGAGGATAAAAAAAGACTCAGATTAAGACTACCTGAAGGGTTCACTTTATTTAAAGATTCAAATCCTAGATTCATTCCTCATATTGAAGCTTACAAATACCTTCAATCTCGTGGTATATCAGATGAAATGATTGAAAAATATAAGATTGGATATACGGTTCAAGGAGATTTTGCATATAGAGTAATTATACCGTCTTTTGACAAAGAAGGTGTCTTGAATTATTTTGTTGGTAGAGCATGGGTTAATAAAAAGATGAAATACAAAAATCCTGCTTCAGTCCCTAAAGACGAAATCATATTCAATGAAAAACTAATTGATTGGGATAAGGAAATATACCTCGTAGAAGGTGCCTTTGACTCATTCTTTCTTCCAAACCCGTTAGTGATGCTTGGTAAAAAAATGAGTAAACTCATTTTCGAAACCCTTTATACAAGGGCAAATGGAAATATTACAATATGTGTCGATGGTGATGCTTGGGATGACGGTCTCAAAATGTATCACGAACTGAATGGAGGTCGTTTGTATAATAAAATAAAAATTGTTAAATTACCTAAAGACAAAGACGTTTGTGATTTGAAAGGTAACATCGAAGAATTCTATTATGAAATTAAGTAACGTAGCCAATGAATTAAGGGAAATAATTTCCCGAAGACAAGACGAATTAGGTCTTACTTTCCAAGAAGAAAAACATATATACACAATGGATGGTAAGACAAGTTGGCCATCAGTTTCGAAAGTCTTGAAACATTTTTATAAGCCATTTCCCACCGAGGAAGCTGCGTATAATAAAGCTGGTGGTGACCCTGAAAAACAACAACAACTTATCGAGGAATGGGCGGCAGCTGGTTCTTATTCCACGAATTTGGGAAGTAGAGTGCACTTCGTTTTGGAAGAAGAAGCCATTAAGAGATATGGTTCCTATAAAGAGGTTAGAAAACCTGTTTTCGAATGCGATTTAACCCAACTCATGAAAAGTGATAAAATGATAGTTGCGGGTAAAAGATATTTGGATTTATTGGAACAAAGAGAAGTTGTATTGTTAGATACCGAGATGGTTCTCGGAGACCCTGAACTTGGTTATACGGGTCAACCTGATAAAGTATGGTTAACCCATAATGTTAATAAAAATGACTTCGGATTGTTAATTACAGATTGGAAAACAAATAAACCAAAAAACTTCCTTGAAAATGATTACACAGAAAGAATGTATGAACCTTTCGAGGAATTACCGAATAATGCCTTGGGACATTATTTTGTTCAATTACCTCTTTATGGAAAACTCTTATTGAAAATGTTAAAGGGTTCCAAATATGAAAATATCAAAGTTTATGGTTGTATTATTGCACATCTCAGAGAAGATACACAATTTGAAGAGTTCAGAGTTCCAAAAAAAGTAATCGAAACTGTGATGGGTATGGACATCAAAAAATATTTGAATAAATAATAATTTTTACTATATTTTAAATAAAAACTGTATGCAAGATTTAACCCCAAAAATTGATTTGAGACAATGTGACAACGTCAAGTGTGAGAACTGTGGTGGGATTTTTTTCCGTGAAGTATTACTTCTAAAAAGAGTTCCTGCACTGATGACAGGTTCCCGAGAAGACACAAATGTTCCCTTCTCAGTAACAAAGTGTGATAGTTGTGGACATGTTAATAAAGGATTTAATCCATTTGAAGAAGAAACAAAATCATTAATTAATGATTAAAAAATTAGTCCATTTTTCTGACCTTCATATTAGGTTGTTCAAAGACCACGAACTTTATCGTGGGATTTTGATGCAAGCACTTAGCGAGTGGAAAGCTCTTGCGCCTGATAGAATTGTATTCACAGGTGACTTGGTTCACTCCAAAAATCAAATGACACCTGAATTGGTTGAATTTGTTGCTTGGGTTTTGGCTCAATGTGCTGAAATAACAAAAACAATTGTAATTATCGGTAATCATGATTTTTTGGAAAACAACAACACTCGTCTCGATGCATTGACACCGATAATAGACTCACTCAAAAACGAAAACATTTCTTATTTCAAAAACAGAGGTGTTTATGAGGATGATAATATTAATTGGTGTGTGTTCTCTCTCATGGAGCATAACATTCCACCTGAAATAAAAAAGTCAGAAAGAATTAATATAGGTTTATTTCATGGACCCGTTCAAGGATTATACACTGATATTGGTTATAAGTTTGAGGATGGTTTCGATTCGAACAAATTCAAAGGGTGTGATTTAGTTCTATGTGGCGATATTCACAAAAGGCAGATATTTGACATACCTGGTGGTAAGAAAGCTTATATGATTGGTTCCACTATACAACAAAACTTTGGTGAAACAGTAAGGAAACACGGATACGGAGTATACGAAATCGAAAAAGACGAATACACTTTCATTGATTTACCTAACCCTAAACCTTTCCTTTCATTCTATATTAATTCAATTGATAATTTAGAGAAGGGAACTGAAAAGTTAGTTAATTATTAAGATGGAAGTTAAACTTAATCTTTCCAAAGATGAACTTAAAGAATTGGTTTCTTATTGTAATCTCAACGATTTACTTATAAGCTCAGTTGTCAAGGAATCCTTTACAACTGGATTCAACATTGAAAGATATGGTTTGTTAAATGCTGGACCAAAAGTGACCGAAAAAGAAGTCATCAAAGAAGTTGTAAAGAGAGTTGAGATACCGGTGGAAATTGAAAAAGAAGTTGTCAAAATTGAATATGTGGAGATTGAAAAACCAGTCGAAGTTATCAAAGAGGTTATTGTAGAAAAAATTGTTGAGGTCATAAAAGAAATTCCAATTGAAAAGGTAGTTGAAAATGTGGTCGAGGTAATCAAAGAAATCCCTGTTGAAAAAGTTGTGGTCAAAGAAATAGTAAAAGAGGTGCCTGTTGAAAAAGTGATTGAAAAAATCGTAAAAGTTTCAGACGATACTCAAATAAATGAGTTGTTGTTCAAAATACAACAGTTGGAAAATCAACCACCAAAGATTGTTGAAGTTGTAAAAGAAATCCCTGTTGACAAAGTTGTGATACAGGAAAAAATAGTGGAGGTTACTAAAGAAATTCCAATTGAGGTCATCAAAGAAGTGGTGATTGAAAAAGTCACAGGAGGGGATTTACAACCTAAACTGGATGCTTTACAGAATACAGTTCAGAAACTAAAACAAGACAACATAGAAAAAGACAAAAAAATAAAAGAATACGAAAAAACAATTCAAGATATTCAAAAGTTCCAAGAAGATAAAAAAGCAATGTTCTTGAGGGGCTCGAATCTTGATGATAATCTTTATAAATAATATTTTATGACACAATTAATTTTATGGATGATAATGACTTATGGAATAAGCAACATCTTGGTTTATGGGAGCATTTTCAACGGACCGAGAAATAAAATAAACAAATTGGCGGCAAGCGAGCATACACTATTCAATGGATTTTGGGTTTTCTTATCCGATATGTTGAAATGTATGATGTGCACACCAACTTGGGTTGGATTTTTCTTCGGAATTTTCTTATATTCACCAGTTCATACTATACTTGAAGTATCACCATTTGTATCGTGGTTTTTTGATGGGATGTTGGCTTCTGGTTCTGTATGGGCAATTAATTCAATAATCGAGTGGTTTGAACAAAATAGACCACAACAAAACAATTAAAAAATGGGAACGTCAAAAAAAAGAGGTGGAGCAAAGGCTCACAGAAAAAGAGTTCAATCAAGAAACACTCAAATCAATGCACAAAAAAATGTTATGCAAAAATTGTTTGAGGAACAAATGAAACTACAGATAGAGGAAATGAAGAAGAAAGATGCTCAAACATCAGGTCTAACAACAACACCTCAATAATAATGAAATGGGATTTGTTCAATCCAAAACCAGAATTTAACTACAAAGAGATGTCACACAAACTCGATACTTCAGCTTTGGATAACCCTTACATTCAAGTGATTTGGGAAGACTCTTCTGAAAATTTTACACAAGAAAGAATCAAGTCTGTTAAGCAATACTTCATGAAGAAGTATGCCTCAACAAACGTAAATGTAATTACCAAAGTAAAAACAACAGACGATACCCAGCAAACTATAGATGTTACCATGAATATCATGGACCAAAACTATCTCAGAGAGTTGGTCAGAAATTTCTTGGAATCTAAAAACCAACATCAGTATTTTGACCAAGTCATGAATATCGACTTAGCGGTTGAAAATAGAATGTTGATAAATGAGGTCGAAGTAACCCCCTTCAAGAGATGGTATATCAAAAAGATAGAGTTTAGTAACTTTCTTTCTTACGGGGAAAATCAAGTAATTGATTTTGACAAGTGTAATGGTATCACAGTAGTTGAATCTGACCCACCAAACTTTGGAGGAAAAACTGTATTGACGGTAGATTTATTATTGTTCTTATTCTTTAACTCAACAACCAAAACACAGAAAGCAGAGGAAATCTTTAACCGTTTTTCTGACAAAAACAAAGTAACCGTTAGAGGTGAAATTGTTATTGATGGTGAGGAATATGTTATTGCAAGACAAATTGAAAGAAAAAAGGCTAAGTCAGGAGAATGGAATGTTAAAACTGAATTGGAGTTTTTCAAAAAACTCGCTGATGGACAACTTCAAAACTTCACTGGTGAACAAAGGAGAGAGACTGAGGACTTCATCAAAAAATCGATAGGTAATATCGATGACTTTTTGATGACCATTGTGACTACCGCTTCGAATTTAGAGGATTTATTGGAGGCAAAGCCAACAGCACGTGGACAAGTGTTGAGTAGATTTTTGGGGCTCGAATTCCTGAAGAAAAAAGAAGAAACAGGTAAAGAAATTTATTCTGACTTTTCTAAAGGTATGTTGTCCAATGTATATAATACTGAAACTTTGAAGCAAAACAATTCAGAGTCAAATGAAGAAATAAAAGTTCTCGACAGTCAAATTATCGATTCTCAGGAAAAAATGAAAGATGTTGATAACAGGCTTCAAAAGGGTCAAGATTATAAAGAAAATCTTCTTAAATCCAAGCATAACGACATAGACCAAGAACTTGTTAGACTAAATCCAAATACTCTCAAGACAGAAATAGAAAACTTCAAAAATTCATCTAAGTCGATTCAAACTCAAATAAACGAAGTTAAGATTATTGAGCCCAAAGAGTTCTATCATGAAGACCAACACGACGCGGTGAAAGATGTAATCAAATCGAGAAATGGTGAGTTGGTGTTAGCAGAAAATAAAGTTGAAGAAATACAAGAATTGATAGAAAAGTATGGGGATGGAATCCAGTGCGAGCACTGCGGAATCAAATTAATGGAGGCATCCCTAACAAAGAAAAAAATAGAACAGTTAGAAGGATATAAAAAACTTGTCAGGGAATTCAGAAAAGAAATCGGAGATTTAGAAAAAAAAGAACAGTCTTTCACCCAACTGAAAAAAGACTTTGATGAGTATGAAAGAAACAAACTCATAAAAGAAAAGTATGAATTGTCTTTGGAGTCTACGAAACTTAAACTCGAGCAAGCTCAAGACAAACTGACAAGATATGAAGAAGTTCAAGATAAGATTAAAAAGAACAATGATATTGATGCTCAGTTAGTGAAGGCGGGAATGAGGATAGACGATTTAATTAATGAGAAGAGAGATTACGAAAGAACTATAACATCTAACCAACTTCAAATAAAAAACCTCAAACAACAAATCGATAAGAATCTCGAAATGATTCAAACAATTACCGAGGAGTTTGAAAGGGAAAAAATATATAAGATATATTTGGAGGTATTTGGTAAAAATGGTATCTCGAAAATTATAATGAAGACGATGATGCCGTTAATCAATCAAGAACTTCAAAGACTCCTCATGGATTCTTGTTATTTCAATCTTGAAATAAGAATTAACGATAAAAATGAGGTAGAATTCATGATGATTGATAATTCAACTGGAATCGAAAAACCAATGACATCAGGGTCTGGTTATGAAAGAACGATAGCTGCTATGGCACTAAGAGCCGTGTTGTCAAAAGTGTGTTCATTACCAAAACCAAACATTATTGTATGGGACGAAGTTTTTGGTAAGATTTCAAACGAAAACTTAGAAATGGTAGGGGAGTTTTTTTCTAAGATGAGAGAATACTTCGAGAAGATTTTTGTTATCACGCACAATCCTTTGGTAAACAATTGGGCTAATAATGTGGTTAGAATTTCAAAAACGGAAAATATTTCTAAAGTTTCTCAATAAAAGCCATACATTTGCGATATGGAAAGACAAGGTCACGGTTTTGATTACCAAAGACAACTCTGTGAAAGATATAACCTATCTTCAGATGATAACTACACGGGTATTTGGGATGCCTATCGTCAAGATGGAACCCCATGTGTAGTTAAAACCTTCAAACAAAATTCGGAAATTCCCTTGGCCGATATATTCAATAATGTATCGAGAGATAAAGACTTCTATTTAATGTATGGTGTTTGGAAAGGTAAAAAATCAAACATTGTTGAAGAAAAAGTTATATTAGTAGACGTTGAAAAATGGAAAGAGTTATTCACTTGGGAACACTTCGAAGAACTTAAACATTGGATTAAAAATGTTGTTTCCAATAGTTATGACTACGATACCACTTGGAAGTCTGAAGTAAAAGAGTGGAAAGAAAAGTGGGGTGAAGAAAGAATCGTTCAACCTAGATTCAAAAGAGACCATAAAACCCAACGTAGAATACAATCTGCGGTTTCTTACAAAAACTTGGAAACTTTTTTAGATTATGTCAAAAAGTAAGTATGGTTTAGACCAATTTTATACAAAATCTGAGGTCGCTCGAAGGTGTTTAGAGACTCTGAATCTAACTGATTATGATACAATCATAGAGCCATCGGCAGGAGAGGGTGTTTTTTTTCATTTGGCGGAACACCAAGACAAAATAGCCTACGACATTGAACCTAAGTCTGATGATATAGAACAATGTAATTTTTTGACTAAGGATTTAAGTTTCTTGGGGAATCGTAAAGTGCTTTTCTTTGGTAATCCTCCATTTGGGAGAAATTCAAGTCTTGCATTAAAATTTATAAAAAAGTGTTGTCTTCACGCAGACACAATCGCATTCATATTACCCAAAGGTTTCAAAAAAAGGTCAATGATTGACAAGATTCCTCTCAACTTTGAGGTTTCATTAATTCAGGATTTAACTGAGGATATTTTTACGTTCGAAGGAAAAGATTTCATGGTCCCATGTGTTTGGGTTATCTTGAAAAAAACCGAAGTTCTTAGAGAGAAAGAAATAAAACTTTCTCCCACAAAATTTACTTTCACCACAAAACAACATGCGAATTTAGCAATCAGAAGAGTTGGTATCAATGCTGGAGATGTTTTCACTGATACAGATGTATCAATTACTTCACATTATTTTCTTAGAGTCGAAGACCCTCAAACAGCTCAACGTTTAATATCACAAATTCAATTTAGTTCAGGTGATACTACAGGTCCAAGAAGTATACCCAAAAATGAACTTATTATTAAGTTGGACCAAATTTTGTAATTGTAAAAATATTCAGTATCATTGCAGCATGCAAATTTTCTTACCATATTCCGATATGAGAAAATCTCTTAAATCCCTCGACAACAAACGTCTCGGTAAACAAAGAGTTGAAACTTATCAAATAATATCAGCAATCACCCGTAGGCCTAAGTTAGATGGAACACCATACAAAGGTTGGTTAAACCATCCTTGCACGGTTATGTGGAGAGACTATGTCCCTGCGTTGAAATTGTATATGAATTATTCAATTGCAGAATGGATTTGTCGAGGATTCAAGAATACGATGAGTTTTGAACAATACATTGAGAATGATGTTATTATACCACCATTCATTGGAAACGAAAGATTTCATTCATCTCACCGTGCCAATCTTTTGAAAAAAGAACCTGAATTTTATCAAAAATATGGGTGGTCCGAAGACCCTTCAGACCCTTACGTATGGTTGGATAATGAAGGTAAATGGTATGAACAACATTCAGGAAAAAAAGGAAGAGTATATCTATGAAACATTTAACATTCAAGAAAATAGGGGTTGAACATCACCCAATCAAAGTTTGGAAAACTGACTTAGTTACAGAAGTTGCTATTTATCAAGGCGAACGAGGTCAAAACCCCGAGCTTGATTTTGTGGTTAAGTATAAAGAAGAGGGAAAAAGGTTGAGAACCCCATCTCACACACATTGGATAGTTGACTTATTGGTTAAAGGGTCTCATAGTTCAGTTTTCAAAATGAACTATCTATATAGTTTTGTTAATGACCTCATAAAAATCTACGATGAGTCCGAAAAGTTCTCATCTATTCAAGAAAGAAATACATACGATTTGAAACACCCACAAGTTATGGGTAATAAACACTCTCAACTTAGGGGTCATGGGTATTATACAGTTGAAACAATTACAGCATTTGTTGAACTTTTTTCAAAGTGTGAAAAACAATCAGATGATGCTTTTATGTTTCGCGGGCTACTTACTTTGGTAAAAGAGTATTGTGAAGGAAAAAAAGATTTTTATCAAATAGTTGGATTATCCAAGAGAGTTTAACCTATATTTGCTTTATGAAAAAATACATTTTATCAGTAATTGGTAAATTCGAAAACGAGAAGATGTGTCAAGAGTTAGCACTATCATTAACCCCTATTGTTGACTCACCTCACATGAAATTCCAACACACAAACGGTATTTTGATATTCCATTTTGCCTCTGAGGTTGAAAAAAGTGAAATATTTGAATACATCCGTGGAATTCTCTATGGTATAACCGAAGCATTTATTCTGACAGAATTACATGACAATATGACATTGTCTATGCCGAAAGAAATAGAAAGTCATCTTTTAGACTTAGAAAATTCAAGTGATGACGTTGAGATGAATATCGACCTTAATAGAATTAAAAGGAATTTAGATTTCATGGACGAAGAGGAAGATGACGATTTTGTGGCATTACTTTTGGGTGAAAAGAATAACCTGTTTCCTAAACCATCCTTAGACCAAATTTTGGACAAGATGATTGACAAAGGGTTTGAAAATCTTACAGAGTTCGAAAAAGATATATTAAAGAGTTATAGTAAAAATTAATCTATGAAGGAAAAAAGTGTAATCCCAATTAATCAGGAAGAAATTAACGCCTACCTTAAAGAAGTAAGAAAACTTAAGGTAATGACGGTAGAGAGAGAAAGAGAACTTTCTAGAAAAATGTTATCAGGTAGAATCTCAATCCAAGAGAAGGAAGAAATAAAAAAAGAAATTCTCGAGGGTAACTTAAGGTTTGTGATTACTGTTTCCAAACAATATCAAAACCAAGGGTTAGATTTACCTGACCTTATCGCTGAAGGTAATTATGGTCTTATGAAAGCGATTGAGAATTTTGATTGGTCAAAAAATCTTAGATTCATATCATACGCTGTGTGGTGGATTAGACAATCCATACTTCAATCCTTGAATGAAAATGCTAGAACAATTCGACTACCAGTAAATGTGGTTCAAGAACTACATAAGGCGAAAAAAGAACTTGACAAGGTGGGGACTGAACTTCCTGAGAAGTTTCTCAACCTACCATCTATTGTGAACTTGGATAGCCCACTTAACGAAGAGGGAGATACGCTTTTGGATGTTGTTCCAAATCCAAATGCTGAAAGTGCGGACTCAGGACTTTCTTCAGAGCAAACACTTAAAGATAAATTACTTTCACTTCTCGATGTTCTCGATGAAAGAGAAAAGGTAATCATCCAAGATTATTTCGGGTTATCTGGCTCAACAAGAACATTAGAAGATATTGGTAATGACTTTGATTTAACTAAGGAAAGGGTTAGACAAATCAAAGAAAAAGCCCTCAGAAAACTTAGGAATGAAACGGGTAGTTTGTTCGACTACATGTAATTAAAGGTAAAGGGTGTATTTATTAGATACACCTTTTATATTTTTATGATATTAAAATTATAAATCTAAGTTGTATTAAAATTATAAAATTATGAAAAAATTTATTCAAAACAATTTCACAGTTATCGTATTGGTAATTGCGGTATTAACCTTTTTTAAGGGATGTGGAGATTCAAGAGATTTAAGTAGGATTAAATCAGAAATAAGAGCAATAAAAGATTCAACTTATACTAAAACCGAGTTGAATAAGGAACTTAAGATTTCAGGTCTTGAGGCTGAAAAAAGAATGATTCAAGCGACAGATAGAAAACTTCTTGATGTAAGAAGACAAACTGAAATCGAAGAAGAAATAAAAAAATTAAATAAAAAATAATGAACTGGATACAAAAAAACTTTAAAACCCTAATATACGTTGCCTTCTTGGTTCCGATTATTACGGTTGCTATTGTTTCCATTTCTCACGTAACAACTTGGTATGGTATTTCTAATCCATTGAGTTGGTCGATATATCTTTCAATAGGGATTGAAATCGCTGCTTTATCAGCGTTAGCCGCAATTGCGGCTCAAATGGGTAAAAAAGTATATTTCCCATTCATCATTGTTACGTTGATACAATTCATTGGAAACATATTTTTTGCATATCAATATATTGATATAAACAGCGAATCTTTCAAAGATTGGGTTGATATGGTTGACCCCATCGTTTCATTTTTAGGTGTAGAATCTGGTGACCTCGTTGGACACAAAAGATTCTTGGCTTTGTTCGCAGGTGGTATGTTACCATTGATATCCTTATCGTTCCTACACATGCTTGTGAAATTCGAAGAGGAAGAAAAAAGAAAACTACCGGTCAATAATTTCGACTTGGATATAGAAGAATTGAGTAAACAAGCTGGACTGAAAGAGGCCGAAATCGAAAAAGAAAAATTCACTCCAACTGAAGATGAATTAAAAAAACTTGAAGAAGAACTGAGGAAACTAAATGAACAAAAGTTTGGAAACCTACAAGAACCAATTGTTTATGATGAAACACCCTCAGTTAAAGAAACTAATAATAAAAAGGTATTGAGTTATTTGAGAAGAGATGCTTAAAATCCAAAAATACGGAAACTTCAAACCGATTGGGAAACAAAAGAAAAAAAATCAAATAATATTATGTCATACTTCAAGGGAGGTCGGGGAATTCCTGGTCTCCCTTAAATTTAGATATAATGGACAATATGATAAAATCCCAAACTACGTTGTAACAAGAAAGGGTGAGGTTTTACAACTTCTACCAGAGTTAGGTCATTCGAACATATTTCCTAAGGAACAAATCAATAAGAACTCAGTCATAATATGTCTTGAGAACCTTGGATGGTTGGAAAAGAAACCATTAACCAATCATTATATTAACTGGATTGGAAGTATTTATAATGACAAGGTTTATGAAAAAAAATGGAGAGACTACTTTTTTTGGCAACCTTACACTGACATTCAAATGGAATCAACAGCTGAACTGTGTAAAATGCTAGGAGAGTCGCTTAACATAAAACTGAGGTCAATAGGTCATAACACAAAAATCGATGGGATTACTGATTGGGAGGGAATAATTTCAAGGAGTAATATCGACACAATGTATACGGACCTAAATCCTTCATTTCAATTCGAGACCTTACAAAAATATTTTGAAAATGAACAATATGCTTAACGAAGAAAGATACGATGAAATCAAATCTCTTTTGAAAAAATCGAGACTGATATTCGAACAAGAGACACAAATCAATGTCGCCAAAGACCTTGAAAAAAGGATTGAAAGAGACAATCAATATGATACTGCGGTTTCTGATGAAGAGAAAGGTGAAAAACCAACACCTGAAGACAAAACTCAGAAATATAGAATTTCAGGTGGAATCTTAGCCCTTCATGGTAAGGACAGAAGTGAATTGGATATTACAACAGACGATAAAGTTGCATTCCAAGAAACCATGGATGAATTCGTAGAAGAGGTTTCTGACCTTGTAGATTTCAATGTCTTGAATGTTTATCAAAATAATGTTGAATGGTCTGGGAAATTAATTGATGAAGACTTGGAATTTATCTTCACAATTGGGGAAGATAGTGGAATTTATATCAATGGACAAATGGTTAAGGTTGACCAAGAATTTCTGGATTTAATTAATAAACTTCAACAATTCTACCAAAAATTCAAATCCAAATGGGGTAAAGTTTTGGCGAGTAGAAAGAAAACAAAAGAATCACCAATTTAATATGATTAGTAAAATTCTAAATTTCTTAAAGAAACATTACATAACAATCCTTAAAGTTATTTTCGGATTGTTCATCCTTTATTATTTAATATTTTTCCTGACACCAAGGGTCCAAATGGCTGCCGACCAAAAACAACAACTTGATTCACTCAATGTTGTTATTAAGCAACTTCACGAAGATAATTTGAAATTGGAAAACAAGATTTCTGATTTCAACAATGAAATTGAAAAAGTAGACCAAACTATCGGCAAAATAAAAAATCAAAAAACAATTGTCAAAGAAATTTATCATGAAAAAATTAGCAATATTGATAAGCTTACTTCTCGTGAAGTCGATAGCTTTTTCACAGATAGATACAAGTAAGACTGAAAAGTGTTTTCCCTTACCTGTGGTTAAGCAAATAATGAAAGACTTAATAAGTGGAGATTCTGCAAAGGCACAATTGAAACTCACTGAATTCCAACTTATTGAAACCGAGAAAAAAGTAGGACTCAAGGACAGCGTTATTACAATTCTTAGAGCAAAAGAAACGAATTATCTCACAATAATTGATTCTGAGAAACAAAAGTTTGATATCATGGAAAGATATTCAAAAAAATTAGAATTTGATTTGAAGAAAGAGAAAGTAAAAAGTAAATTCAATTCTATCCTTGGCACAGGTCTGATTGCTGTATTAACGTTCTTTTTAATAACCAAATAATGGCATTTACAAATTCAGAAATAAAAGAAATTGAAACATTAGTCCGCAAGGAGGTTAGAAACTTTATGCAGAATAATACTGTCAAACAATTCGAGGATAAACTTCTTGATACAATAAGAAAAGAAATCAAAAAAGGAAAACTCGAAGGTGATATAAAAGATATAACTCTTAGGATGTTCCGTGAATTTTACCAGTTCATGTGGACCAACAGAGGTTATTGGGAACCTAGATTGAAAAACGCTTAACATGGGATTTAATGCTGCAGAACAATTCAAAAAAGCCATAGACAAGGCTTTCACAACACAACCAAATGTAAAGTTGAATTCCTCAACTATGAAAGATGCAACTAGATTGAAACAATCATTTAAAGAAGAGAAACTAGAGGGTGGTAAGGCAGATAAAATGAGTTTGGGTGACATTGCTCACAAACACAAGGTTGATGTCAAAAAACTTACACATGAATTTCTTAAAGGAGTCAAAATTGAGACTGAACACACCAAGGATAAGAACATGGCCAAAGAAATCGCTATGGACCACTTATATGAAGACCCAAAATATTATTCTAAGTTGAGTAAAATAGAAACTAAGGAGGACGATAAAGTTACCGCAAAAAGACAATTTGCGACAGATTTACAAGCCGATAAAGACTATATCGATTTTAAGAAGAGAGCGAAATACAAACAAGGATATAAGGAGTTTAACTTCGGTTTACCCAATGTAACGAAAGATGACCCTTACATCAAGAAAAGAAAGTGGGGTAGACCTGGCAAAGAGAAAACGAATGAAAAAGTAGATAAGGAGTTGAAAGGTAATGATAAAGATATGGTGGACGGAATCATTGAAATTCTGAATCAAATTAATGATAAAGGAAATAAGATGAAGGTTGCTAAAAACATGGTTCAAAAATTTAAGAAAGAAGGTGTAAAGTTTGATTACGATGACTTTTTTCAAAAGTGTGGGTTGGGAAAAAAAATTGAAAATAAGGAGGCGACAGGGTCAGGTTCATCAGGGGCATTTGCGGGTCCTATTGCATTTAAAGACAGTGATTTTCTAAGAAAGAGTTTTGCTGAAACTCCAAAACTTAAAGAGGGTATTGCAGTAAATGCAATGGGCCTCAATGGTATTGAAAAGGCTGAAACAAAAGAAGCGACAGGTTCGGGTTCAGTTGGTGGTTATGAAACACCTGCAATGTGGGCTAAATCCACAAAGAAAAAAGATTGGGGGCCAAGTAGGAAAACCCAAGTCCCTGGTGGTTCATTTGTAAAAGTAAAAAAGAAATGCACGAAATTCCCATATTGTAATCAGGGTGACATAAATGCTTTGAAAATTACGAAAAATGAGTCTGTAAAAGAAGCAATAAAATCAATTTCCAAAAAATTCAAAATCAGTGAAAATGTTATTATCACAATATTGGAGCACGAGTTTGAGAAAATTAATAAAAGACCAAAATAAAGATATTTATATTAAAAACACACATAATGGACAAGTTTCAAAAACATATTGACAATCTTATTTCTAAAATCCTCAATGAGGAAATCGAGAGCAAGGTTAAACAAATTACCGAAGAAAAAGGTGAATGGCAGGAAATTGAAGTTGAGGAAGGACTCAAAGGAGGTCAAAAGAAATTAGATGTTGCAGAGCCAAAGGGTAAATTAGATGCTGCAGACTTCAAAAAATTAAGAAGTAAAAAGAAAGAGACTAAAGAAACCGAAGAAATGGATGAATGGTTTTTTTATGATAAAGATAAATCAACACATGGTGATTACGAAGGTGATGAAGAGGCTGAAGAGGATGCAGAAGAATTGTCTCAGAATGAACCAACTTACGTTGGTAAAGGATTGGAAGACAATAAAATGAAAGCTAACCTCAAAAACAAAATATTTGGTTCATTTAGCGATGAACATGGTTGGTTTGATGAAAAAGATAGAGCTCATATAGGAGATTTTGATTTCGATTTTGATGAAGAAGAATACGATGAGTTCGAACCTATGTTCCAAAAATTTGGTGAAAAAACTAATTGGTTTGCACCTGGTGAAGAAGGTAAGAAATTTTTCGACATGTATAAGGACAAATATGGTCCAATGAAAATTAGAATCATGAAAGGTTTAGAAGAAGAAGCTGAGACTGAAGAAGGAAATGCTTTTACAGGGGCTTTAGCGGATGCTAAAAAAGACGGAAGAGATTCTTTTGAAGTAGATGGAAAAAAATATCATGTTAAAGAATCTAAAGGTAAGAAGTGTGCGAAGTGTGGTATGATGAATTGTAAATGTAATCACAAAAAAGAAACTAAAGAATCTGAAAAAAAATGGATTCAAAAAACTGATATTAAAAAAGGTGCACTTCACAAGAAATTGAATGTCCCAGATGATGAGAAAATTCCTCAATCAAAATTGAAATCATTGAAAAAAGAATTAATGAAGAAAGCTGAAGGGGATAAAAAATTGTCTTCTTCGGACTTAAAAACTTTGAAACAAGTTAATTTAGTTCTGACCCTCAAAGGAATAAAGGAAAATGAAAATAAAATCGTTTTCACTGAAAATGAACTTATAGATTTGATTGAAAATATTGTCATCGAGCAAAAAGAAAAAAAGGAAAAATCAAACATCTCAAAGAAAGAACCCGAAGGTTTGAAAAAAACAATGAAAGCTCTTAACGCGTCGAAAAAAGAAAATGAAGATTATGCTAAGAGTGTTGTGAAAAAAATGAAGGATTATCTCAAATCAGGTTCGAATGGTGAATTTAGTGAAAACCCTGAGGCGTTTCCAGAGAGTAATTATGACCTTTCAGGTATGAAAGAAAAAACAAAAAAGTATCATCCGTCTGAAGCAGTCGATGAATATATTGATGCATTCGCATACCCTGGTATGACAAATCTTGTTTATGATGAAATCAAACCTGAAGATGAAAAAATCGAAATGTATTTGAAAGGAAATTCAAAAACAGGTAATGCTGTCAAGGACAAAGATGGTAAAGCGTTAGGTAACGTGGTCCCGAGTGAGGTAGGTGAAAAGTTCATGAAAAATTATAAGGACAACCTATACGGTGCAGAACAACAAAACGCATCTTATAAAAGACAACCTCAACCTGTAGACGTTGCAGGTGAGACCAAGTCAACTGGAAGTCTCAAAAAAATAAAATCATCAACTGAAAAATCTGCAAAAATATTCAACCAATTAGAATCAACTGAGGACAAGAAATCAAAAATAATTTCTGAAGAAATGGAAAAGATGAAAAATCTTATTAGTTACGACAGAAAGACTCAGTAAAAATTCACATTGAAATTTAATTTATTATATTCTCCATAGATGAACTCTATGGAGAATTTTTTTAATTGGATGTCCAAGACAATACCTAAAGATGAAGTTTTGATTTGGTTCAATACTCATAACATGAGTTATGAAAAGATTGAGCTATATGGTGACCTATTCAAAAGTTTAAACCATATTATTATCAACACTTATATGGGAGACACCGAGGGTGAAACTAAGATTTACCTTTCGCAAGAAGATAAAGAAAAACATTTCGAGTGGTGTTGGAATAAATTATTAGAGAATTTTCTAGCGGAAAATATTAAAATAAACAGAGAAGGGGACCACAAAGAGTATTTCAAAGAATTTTTTTCAGACAGTTTTTATAATCAACAACAAGATAACGTAAAAATGTCAATACCCAAATTCCTCAATGATGTTTTTGATGTCGAAAAAGATTTTAGTAAGTCTGACTTGGACATACTGACCGAGCTATATAAGTTAATGGAAAAAAATATGATTTGAAAAAAATCTTGATTCTATTTACACCAGACGTAAAAAAGTTAATATTATAACTATTAATAAACAACTATAACCATAGAAAAATGGAAACATTAGAAAAAATCAAAGAATTGACCGAACTACTTTCAGTTGACACAACAAAGTTTTTCAAAGGAAATAAGAGTGCGGGAACAAGAGCAAGAAAATCTGCACAAGAATTGAAAGCTCTTTTACAGAAACTCAGAGGTGAAATTCTTGAACACAAAAAGACAGAGGATAATGCATAATATTGAAACGATATATATTTTTATATTTGTTTTCACAATATTAGTAACATTAAAAAATGTCACAAAATTTTTAAGCGCCCTGTTACAAAAAGAACCAAAACCAATGGTTTATAGTAACAGGGAACTTATCTTCTTAGGTTTATCGTTGAGTTACATAATAACATATCTTATTACGAAATGAGTTTTTACAAAGAAATAGCCCCGTTCATTGAATACATACGTTCAATCAGGAAGCTCAAAACCTATTTGAGTTTCGACATAGAGTTTCCTTCTAAATGGGTAATTCCAAAGAGTATGGTTGAGGAAGGACAAGTAGTTTCTTTCGAAACAGAGGATTCCAATAAAAAAGGGATTTCGTTCGTTACACCCTTGGATGAGGCCAACACCTCTTCTACCTTGTCTAAGATTTCAAAAATAATTAAATTGAATAAAGAAAAAGAAATCAAAGAAAAACTTTTCAAACATACAATAGAACAGTTGAAAGAAACTTTCGAAAAGACTGATTTAGATAAACTTAAAACATTATATTTCGATTTCGAATTAGAACAAACTGAATTAGAAATTAACGATGAGTCAGAGACAGGAGAAGATATTACAATGGCTGAACAGCGAGAAAGCGAAGGATAAAAAAGAATTGGAAAGGGAAAAAGAAAGCTTCATACGTCAAATAAAAAAGTTGAATAAAGAAGACATATTTCCCAAACCAAAAAAACTAACCTTATGGCAGAAAATAAAAATACTGATTTTGGGGAATTAGAAAAGTTAGCTTTGATTGCCGACGCTTGTCAAAACGTTTTTGTCGGAAAAGCAACAATGATATTCGAGCTGAAAAAGGAAGAATATACCAAAGTCATTAATCATTTCAGAGAGATTGAAAGACATCACAAACAATTTTCAATAGACATCTCAGGAACTGAATTTCACTTTATTCTTGATGAGGAAGAGAAGTAAATCTTCTGTATAAGATGGACTTATCAAATCCTTTATTTTCCAACAATTGATATAAGTATTTTTTCTGTGGTTTAGAAAAGTCCTTAACAAACAGACAATCACCCCTTTTGATTTTCCAAAAGTAATTTGATAGACAATCAATAAAACGTGATGCTTCTGATTCATTTTTCAAAGTGAACAAAAAGACTTTTTCCTCATCTTGAATGATAACCTTATTATTCAACATTGATATCATTTTTACACCTTCGCCCTTCAAATAAGTTTTTATCAACCTTTGGACTTCTATCTTCTTTTTCGTTTGAATGTCGAAAACCTTTTCCTCCTTTTTGTATGGAGATATTAAAATCAATGTCATACCAGGTTCATCAAGTTTTACTCTCAAATTTCTACCCAAATCGTCGGTTAGATAGATTGGCACTTCTTGTTTTGAACTCATATGTATTATACCCATTTCATAGTCGACTTCCTTTCCTGATTCATATTTTACATCAAAAATTACGTCACTGGATTCTTTCATTTTTTTGTTGAAAAAATCCTTAGCCTTGGAAGGGGTGATAAACTTATTTATTATTCTTTTCTTTTTTTTATCCTTGAATAATACCACGAGGTAATTAGCCATATATGAAAAATTACTACAAAATTCTAGAAGTTGAAGAGAATGCCTCAGAAGATGAAATCAAAAAGAGTTACAGAAACCTCTCAAAAAGATTTCATCCTGACATCAATCCCGATGGTGCTGAAAAATTTAAAGAGATAAACGAAGCTTACGAAGTTTTGGGAGACAGAGAAAAAAGAGCTCAGTATAATAATCAAAAGTCCAACCCATATCAAGGAACCAATTTTGAGAGTTTCTTTGATAACATGTTTGGTCGCAATCCTCATTTCCAAGGACAAAGACCGAGGCATGCACCAGACAAAGTTGTGAGACTTCAAGTTTCACCAATTGAATCCTATTTGGGTGGGGAAAAGGAAATTCAATATAGTAGAGATATTCCGTGTAATTCTTGTCAAGGTAACGGGGGCCAGCATCAAACCTGTGGGTCTTGCGGTGGTCAAGGTTTCTTTATCAAAACATTTGGGACAGGATTCATGGTTCAACAAATAAGGACAATTTGCGGGAACTGCAATGGTCAAGGAACCATTTTAGTTGAAAGGTGTTATTTGTGTGGTGGAAAAGGAACAAGTCAGACCATTCATAGCATTAGGGTCAAAGTCCCACAAGGTATTGATAGTGGACAGTTTCTCAAACTACCAAACTTGGGTGATTTCAAAAACGGAGGTATGGGGGATTTGGTAATTCAAGTGGAAATGGTCCCGAAAGATGGGTTTGAAAAGATTAATTCAGATTTGGTTTATAATTTGACACTGAATTTGGAACAAATACAAAATGATAAATTTTTAATTCCACATCCAGATGGTGATTTAAATTTACAAGCACCAAAAATAATAGACACATCTAAACCTTTAAGATTAAGAGGAAAAGGATATAAAGGTGGTGATTTTTATGTTAAACTCAATTTGAAATTCGAGAGACCTATTTAAAAAATTCTATTATAATTTTGAATATTTCGATTGTTCCGTAAACAGATGAGAAAACAATATAACTTCCTAAAATTAACACGCCCCATTTAACTCTATTTATTGGACGATTTGATTTACAACTACTACATGCCATATTTATAATTATGATTTTGGAACAAATTATTAAAAGAGTTCTTTACCAATATTTGGACGAGAAAGAACAAAAGAAATTTAAGAAACCAAGGAAATATAGTAAATCATATTGTAAATCTACATCATGCTCAGATATGGGATTTACTCAGAAAGCTTCATGTAGACCTTACAAAAATTGTTATAACTAAATTTGCTTTTTTGATTTTTTTTATTATATTTCTTATATGTTAAGTTATATCGGAGGAAAATCAAAAATTGGAAAATGGATAGTCGAATACTATCCTGAGGATATGGAAACATATGTCGAAACATTCGGGGGAATGTTTTGGTGTTATTTCAACATGAATTTAGAAAAATTCACAAACCTCAAACGAGTGGTCTACAATGACTTCAACCCACTAAACTACAATCTATTTCAATGTGTTCAGAATCCTGCTGAACTCCAAAGAGTTTTGGACACCATACCGGTTCAAGAGTTTGGTAAATTAGTTACAGACATAAGTTACAAGGATAGATTCAGAGAGTATCAAACTGAATTATTTTCATCGGGATTTACTATAAATTACCCTGACTACGAAGTTGCTGCAAAATACGTTTACATTGTCACTCAAGTGTTCAGTGGAAGTAAACCTGAAACTTCTAACTTTATAGATTTGAAGGGAAAGTATCGTTCAAAATATTTGTCTTTCAGAGACAAACTATCTAATCCAAAATGGGTCGAACACTTTAATAAGATTACTCATGTTGAAAATATGGATTTCCAAAAGGTTATAGAGAAATACGACTCCCCGTCAACTTATATTTACTTGGACCCACCATATTGGAAAACTGAAAATTACTATTCCAACCATGATTTCGACAGAGCAGACCACGAAAGATTGGCAAATGTGTTGAATTCAGTCCAAAGTAAGTTTAGTTTATCTTACTACGATTTTGACCTTTTAAGTCAATGGTATTCAACAGATAGATTCAGATGGGAAAAGAAGAAGTTTGCTAAAGCAGCTGCTGCGAAAAAAGGGACGAAACAAAATATGGGTGAAGAGCTCTTGATATTGAATTATTAGTTATTTTTGTGTAATCAATATATTTATTAATAAATTCGTGGTAGATGAAATTTACATCATTACTTAAAGATATTTTGTTGGAGCAATCAAGATTTGAGATTTTGAGAAATGCTTTAACAAAACCTACTGAAGACAAGAAGGGAAAAAAACAAAAGCCCAAGATGACCGTGGCTGAATTTTTAAAATTGGTGCAGGCAGACCCTACCACTAAATTAAATAACGTTGACCCTGAGAGTGCAGACTCCAAAGAACTTGAAAAAATAAAGGCAGGTAAGTATGTTAACTGGCTCATCAAAAGTTTCTTGAACGTTAAGACTGAAAGACAACCTGGTGATACGGGTTATGAAAGAGAACTTGCTCAAGTAAAGGAAACATTCTTGGAAGACCTGTATAAGGTTACAGATGATTTGAAGAAATTCGGAAGATTTTACAAACGTATTCCTTTGGAAAAAAGGGATATAATGAAGTTGACTCCTGACCAATTGTATGACGAAGTTAAAGACTTCGACCTTACGATGGCAACAACAACTAAAGCAGAAAGAAAAACTGCCGAAGTTCACCCTGGTGCTGAACTCATGTATGACGGTGAAGATTGGAGAGTGATTAAGATTGAAGACAAGGGTTTATCAGGAAAAGAAGCCGCATGTTTTTACGGTGGAAATAATAGAGAGACTAGATGGTGCACTTCTGCACCTGGATTGTCTTGGTTTGATAGATATATTAAGGACGGTCCATTATATGTTGTGTTCAATCCAAATGACCCTAACAAAGCCTCTGAAACAGGTTTACCTGTTGAAAGATTTCAATTCCATTTCCCATCCAATCAATTTATGGACAAGGATGACCGTCAACAAGATTTAGTTGGGCTACTCAATGGAAGAATGTCTGAATTGAAACCGTTATTCAAACCAGAATTTGCAAAAGGTTTGACTGTTGGAGGTGAAAAACTTGTTATTGATAGTTTTTCTCATGGTGCAATTGGAAAATTCATTGCCCTTTATGGTTTAGACGATTTGATAGATAACTTACCATCTACCTTGACTGAATTTCAAATCCAAAATAGAGACAAAAATAATATTATTATTAACATTCCTGAATCGATTTCTAGATTCAAAGACTTGAGAATGATATTACTTGATAATTGTGTTGAAACTGTGCCCGATTCAATTTGTGAATTACCAAAGTTGAAGTTCTTAGCACTTATTAATAACAAACAACTTACTTCTATCCCTGAATGTGTGTGTAACATGCCGAGTCTTTTCTTTATTAATCTGAAAGGAAGTGACAATTGTCAAGTTCCTGAATGTATCAAAAGAAAAGGTAGTGACATGGGTAACAATATGTGGGATTTGGAAGGTGAGGAATAATCATTTCACTATGAGCGTAGATGTTGACATATATATGAATAACATCGTCAAGTTTTTCAAGGAAAATCCAAAAGACTTATTTAATCTTATTCCAAAAGACAAGGAAGAAGAATTTTATGTAAAGATTCGTGAGGTAGCCTTTGATAATATCGAAAATGGTAAAGAGGTTAGTTTAACTCAGAAACAACTCATTGACGTGTGTAGAGAGCTTAATCAGAAACCAATCGAAACTAAAGAATTATTTGCACCTTTCTTCAAGACTAAATTTGGTCTAGTTTGTTTAAATTAATTTTTGTAATTCAAATTAATACTGTATCTTTGTAATCTAAATTAATAAACATGATTACACTCGATTCTATTCGTAACACAGTTCCCGCCGTTTTCTCTACAAGTGCAGACCCTAAAATGTCTGAGAAGTATACCTTCGTTCCAACCATGGAAATTTTGGAAAATTTTGACCGTGAAGGTTGGAGACTCTATTCCGCAAAACAAATAGGTCAAGGTCGTTTTTCGAGTCACGAACTACGTTTAAGAAATGGAGAATTACCTCAAGTCGGAGATTCATTGGTTGAGGCAGTGATTCGAAATTCACACAATGGCATGAGCACCTTTTCAGTGAGCGCCGGTCTTTTCCGTTTGGTTTGCTCAAATGGTCTTACTGTTCCAACATCAGTTGCTGACAGTATTTCTGTTAAACATATGCGTGTTGACATGGGGGTTGTTCGTCAAATCACTGATGAGTTCGCTGACCGTCTCCCACTTATCCAAAGAGCTGTAGGTCGTATGGAAACGACAGAACTCAACGAAGAAAGAACAATTGATATGATGAATAAGGCATCCCTCCTTCGTTGGGAAAAAGGTTCAGTTCCTACCTCAATAAACGTTGAAGAATTACTTCGTCCCGAGAGAGATGCTGATAGCGGTAATTCTGTTTGGAAAGTCTTTAATGTGATTCAAGAAAAATTTGTCCGTGGTGGAACTAAATATCAATCCAAGAGAGGTCGTTTGGTTACAATGAAGGAATTGAAAAACTTCCAAACCATTAATAAAATCAACACCGGTCTTTGGGAATTGGCTGAATCATATTGTGGTTAATTTTTGAAGGGAGTTTTCTCCCTTCTTTTTTTATTATATTTGTATACTAATGACTGAAATCTATAAAGTAAATTTTACAAAATTCATTTCTGAAAAATATAGAGACCACTCATCTTTGAATGAGAGGAATATAGTTTTTGGAGAAACAGAGGACTTGAGACATCCTTTATTCGTAATTGAAAACAAATTTCACGATGAGGAAACATTCGTAAAGAATTTTGCCAACCCCATCTATGCTGTAAACAGGTATTACAGTATGATTGTAATTGAAGAAAAAGATGATAAATTATCCTTGAAATTTTTCTATGGTGGAAAGGCCAGAGGGGTTGGGAAGCCATGGTTCAAAGTCTCTAAAAATGTTGAATTTCTAACCGTAAACAAAAAGACGGGCGATTTTTATAGAGGATATTTGCACAATTACCAAAAGAAAAAAAAATTCACTAAATCCATACGAAGAAATTATTTTCCTAATAACCCTTTTTCCTCTATACTGTCAAGTATCAAAAATCATCTCTCCAATTTTTGTGACAACTCATCTGAGGTTATTTTCGAAGTTGCTAATAAATTCTTCGAAAGAATAGATTTAAATTTGGATAAATTGGATAATGATGAAAAATTAATGAAATTCTATTTGGACAAAAAGGGTTTCAAGTATCCAAATAATTTTTGGATTTATGTGAATTTCATGTGGGGTAAGGATTACAGAAAAATCTTGAAAAAAAATGACAAGAAAATTGTTGATACATTTATGCAAGTTTGGAGTTTTAAAGGAAAAAAACTTAAAAAATATCTACATGAAGTAAATTTTCTCAATGTTGAACTTTATACTTGTGCTAAGAAATTATTCGGAGAGGATTGGTTAAATCAAGATGGTGATATCATCAAAGAAATTCTAAGTTCTCAAGGGAAATCCATATCAATACCTGATAATTTCAAAAATTATCTTTCCAACGAAGAATTGAAAAAAGTTTATTCTGTTTTTAAAGGAATGATTCTCAATGACACAATGAACAATTGGACATTTAATGACCATGTAAGAACCTACACTTCCTTAAAAGAATTCGGTGAGACTGAAACAAGGTGGACGACTGATGGTAATGATTACAATAAATTCCAAGCAGAACACTTGGATTGGACTGATAAATTGGACCATTATCGTAAAGGGTCTTACATAAGACTTTATCCTGAGTATTTTTATGACAGAATCGAAAAACCTTTAGATGATTTTTTTCCTGTCTTATTGAAAACTAGTGAAGAATATAATCATGAAAGTTTTAATCAATCCAACTGTGTAAAAGGATATATTGGTAAAGCGGGTTCCATGATAATTTCACTTAGAAAAAATTCAATTGATTCCACAGAAAGAGCAACGATTGAATATAGAATTGTTTTTCTGAAAAATATAGACAAAATACATGTGGATAGAGTTCAAACTTTAGGAAAATTCAATCAAAAACTTGATTCATCTTGGAGTAAGGTTCTATTGAAATTAGATGAAGTTGTCTTATCTTGCTTTGAGGATAAAAAATTCGAAACAGTCTCGATAGAAAAAGTTTGTAACAACGGAATCAAACTTTCCTCAGGTTCTCATTTTGATGATGATGGAAACTTGATTTGGACTGAGAGAAAAACAACAAACAATTATTACACATGGGATTTTTAGGTAAACCAGATTTTATTAATCAATTAGAAAAAAAAGAAGGTATTTTTTCCCTTTTGGATTTTCACAGATATCCAGATGATTTAATCAAGTATTTGGATGAAAAAAAACTTAAGAGAGTTTATGAGAGAGGAGTAGTTTCCAACCGAGGCAAAGCTAAATGGGAGGAAGTCATTTACGAAACAGCTCAAAAGTTCTATCTTCAAGTTAATACAATAAACGTAAATGGAGAAGATGAGTTTGGACTCACTATTTATTATAAACCTGAACAATTTAAAGAACTTGTTTTTTTAACAACTCAACTTTTAAAACCCTTCAAAGATGGAACAGATAACAACGGAACAACTTAAACAAAAAATTAACAACGGAGAAAATTTTGTATTGGATTTGTTTGCAACATGGTGCGGACCTTGTAAAATAATGTTATACAATCTCGAAAAGGTGAACGAATCCCTGATTAGTGAGTCAACAAGTTCACCCAAGTATTCAATCTATAAGTTGGATATTGATTCCGATAGAGAGTATGTCGTAAACGAACTTCAAATCAGAAGTGTTCCAACAATTAAAATATTTAAAGAAGGTAAAGAGGTGTTTTCTAAACCTGGTGTCATGACTGCACCCGAAGTATTAAATCTTTTAGATTAAAATGAAAAATTTAAACGTTATAGTATACACAATGAAAGGATGTCCTCATTGTGATGAATTCAAAAAAATGTTGAGAACCGAAAACATAGACTTCTTTGAACGAGACATCGATGAGTATTCCAAAGAATATAATATGTATTCTGAAGTGACGGAAAATGACATGGTTCCAGCTTTGATGATTATCGAAGGTGACGATAAAGATTATGAACCTCATTTATATGCTCCAGAAAGAAATTATAATGAATTAACTGAGGCAATTCAAATTATACAAGGACACAGAAAAAAATTAGGTATTATATAATAATAAATCCCTCAACCTTTTCTTTCAAAAAATCATATTCGTAAAGTGGGTCTGTGAGTTCGATACTCCAATCCACTTTTTTTATTTCTTTGGCGATTGGCTCCATATTGAAATCAAATATATCTAAGACCGCAGAACGAAGCACTTCATCCTTTGTTTTGTAAAATCCATCGTAAACGCTGAATCCAAATTCATTTTCATCATTTCTCTCATTTGTTAGATGAAATTCCAAACTCGTGACAAGGTAATTGGATGGAATGTTGTAGAATATTTTTTTCCCATAATAATAAAGTAATCTACCCTGAGTTAGGGAATAACCGTGGGGAAATGAAGAAACGTATACTAATTCATCAGTTTCTTCGGAAATCTCATTTTTTTCGATTTCGGTTTGATTATATGAACAGTTGGAGGTATTACTGTGGTATGTGTGGGAAATTGACTTTACATCAGGTAAATCAGAATCATATTCAATTAAGTCAATTGTATGGGTGAGTTTAGAGGGTATTTCGAATCTCTCATTAAATTTAGAAATTATGTTTGGTAAAAATAAAACTTCTTTTGAAGTGGTTTTTCCTTTGATAACAAAAAAATTACCACAGTCGATTACTTTTATTATTGAGTTCTCTTCAGTTGATATCTCAGAAAGAATGTAGTCTGAAAGTAAGTTTACAACGTAAGATTTGCTACCTATTTTTTTTAATGTCATAAATTAATAATTATAATAGTGTCAATTATAAAATTTTCCAAAATAAAAATGAATACAAATTCTATTCAACTTGTATTTATATAAATAGAAAAAAACATTCATGGGTGATATTTTAATAGTTCCGAGTAATTCCATTTCTAGAACACCAGACAGAGTCCCTTATATAAATTGGGTTAACAGTGGAACAAGTGTTTGGAGAGTTGTGCCAACGGGTAAGATTAATCTTAGCTCAGCATCAGTTACTAATCAATTAGTTATTGACCGTTCTAGCCAAACAATTGGTGTTGTAACGCTTAATGTTTCTGATTATTTTGCTATTGACTCAGTTCAAGTAATTGATGGAACTTTGGATTGGATTGGACCAACCACAGGTATTGCAGGAGCTCAAGGGGCTCAGGGTCACCAAGGTGCGCAGGGCAATACAGGTGCACAGGGTGATACGGGTGCACAGGGAAATTTGGGTGCACAAGGGTTACAAGGAATACAAGGTGCACAAGGTGATACAGGTGCACAAGGTCAGGTTGGACCCCAAGGGGCACAGGGTGCTAAAGGCACAACCCAGGGTGCACAGGGTAATACAGGTGCACAAGGAGCCACGGGAAATACCGGTGCACAAGGAAATACAGGTGCACAGGGTAATACAGGTGCACAAGGAGCCACAGGTAACACAGGAGCGCAAGGTAACACGGGAGCTCAAGGAAATGTTGGACCACAAGGGGCCACAGGTAATACAGGAGCACAAGGAAATACAGGTGCACAGGGTCATACAGGTGCTCAAGGAGCTACAGGTAACACAGGAGCACAAGGTAATACAGGAGCACAAGGAAATGTTGGTCCACAAGGGGCCACAGGTAATACAGGAGCACAAGGTAATACAGGAGCACAAGGAAATGTTGGACCACAAGGGGCCACAGGTAACACAGGGGCTCAGGGAGCTACCGGGGCTACAGGTAACGTAGGACCACAAGGAGCCACAGGTAACACAGGAGCACAAGGTAATACAGGAGCACAAGGAAATGTTGGCCCACAAGGAGCCACAGGTAATACAGGTGCACAAGGACCTACAGGTTCTACAGGTGCAGTAGGACCTCAAGGTGCTACAGGTCCTCAAGGGGCTCAAGGACCACAAGGTGCGACGGGTCATGCTGGTGCTCAGGGTGCTACAGGACCACAAGGAGCACAGGGACCAACAGGAAATACAGGTCATCCAGGTGCACAAGGTGCTACGGGGAATGCTGGTTCTACTGGGGCACAAGGTGCGACGGGTCATGCGGGTGCTCAAGGTGCTACAGGACCACAAGGTGCACAGGGGCCAACAGGAAACACAGGTCACCCTGGTGCTCAAGGTGCTACAGGTAATGCAGGTTCGACGGGTGCTCAAGGAGCCACAGGACATCCAGGAGCTCAAGGAGCAACAGGACCAACAGGACCTCAAGGTGCTCAAGGTGCCGTTGGTCATACAGGAGCACAAGGAGCCACAGGACCACAAGGTCCAACAGGTTCGGGTGGAGGAACAGGACATCCAGGAGCACAAGGAGCCACAGGACCACAAGGTCCTCAAGGTTCAGGTGGAGGAACAGGACATCCAGGAGCACAGGGAGCCACAGGACCACAAGGTCCAACAGGTTCTGGTGGAGGAACAGGACATCCAGGAGCACAAGGTGCCACAGGACCACAAGGTGCACAAGGTGCAGGGGGTAATACAGGTGCAATTGGTCCTCAGGGAGCAACAGGTGCTCAGGGTTCACAGGGTGGTAAGGGTGCTACAGGTCATCCAGGTGCACAAGGAGCAACAGGAAATCAAGGTGCTCAAGGTGCTCCAGGACCACAAGGTGGAACAGGAGGTCAGGGTGCTCAAGGTGCTCAAGGTCCTCAAGGTGGTGGGGGTGCTACGGGTAGCCAAGGGGCGCAAGGAGCTGCTGGACCGAAAGGTCCAAACGGAGGTCAAGGTGCTCAAGGTGCACCAGGTGTAACAGGACCTCAAGGTAACCAAGGTGCACAAGGACCAGGTGGTCCTACTGGTCCTACGGGTAACCAAGGTGCACAAGGGTCGGGTGGTCCTACGGGTCCTACGGGTCCTACGGGAGGACAAGGAGCCCAAGGTGCACAAGGTGCAACAGGACCTGGCTCGTTCACCTCTTGTTTTGTTCAGAATCTATGTGGTGATTCTTATTACGCCATTTGTGTAAACGCGGGGGCATGTCAAAACAGAACAGTTTATTCCCAAGATATTAACTGGCAAGCAAATTTTAGCATCCAACTCGCTTCAGATGTTACAACTTGTCAAAACTCAACATTTCAGTGGACCTATGGTTCAATTACGATTGGTGTTACATATTTGTATTATGGTTCTACTAACTTCAATGGTTATTTTACATACGGGGGCAGCTGCTCTGATAGAAGAGTCAAATATAATGTTAAATCACTTGATAATACACTTGAAAAAATTCTTGAACTTAGAGTCGTAGAATACGATTGGAATGAAAAGTTGACGAAAAGCGATTACATTAAAAGATTAAACAATAACAAGCTTCACTCGATTGGTCTGATAGCTCAAAATGTTAAAGAATTTTTCCCGACAGTAGTTAAAATCGGTTCTGATGGTTTTTATACTGTTGAATATAATAGAATGAACGCCGTTTTGATTGAAGGTATTAAAGAGCAACAAGTATTTATATCAGATATCGAAAAACAAATAAATGAACTTGAAAACCTTCTTAATTAATGTCTGACGTTATAATATATCCCAATGGTAAAAGTGGTGGAAACCCTAACCCTCATATGGAATTTGAAGGGATTTCATCCGCGGACAAAATACAATTATCTGTTAATGGTTCTGGAAATATCCAAGTTTCATCAACAACAAAAAGTAACATAGCAACTATCGGAGCTGAATTACTCGTTGATGGTGCAAAGGTCACCGGAGGAATATATGGATTGTATGTGGGTGGTATAGAAATGATTAATGAAGTTGGCGAATGGGTAGGACCTGCTGAGGGTATATCTGGATTTACCGGTGCTCAAGGAGCACAAGGTGCTTCAGGAACTACAGGCTCTCAGGGGTCAATAGGTGCTCAAGGAGCGCAAGGTTCTCAAGGTGCTAAGGGAGCAATAGGAAATGTAGGTGCTCAAGGTTCACAAGGTTCGATAGGACCTCAAGGAGCTCAAGGTGCTACGGGTGGACAGGGAGCACAGGGAGCTCAAGGAGCGGATACGGGAGCTCAAGGTGGTCAAGGAGCTCAAGGTGGTCAAGGAGCTCAAGGTGCTCAAGGAGCTAACACAGGTGCTCAGGGTTCACAAGGTGCACAAGGAGGACAAGGTGCTCAAGGTGCTCAAGGTGGAACAATTGGTGCTCAAGGAGCTCAAGGAGCACAAGGAGGACAGGGTTCACAAGGAGCTCAGGGAGCTAATACAGGTGCTCAGGGTGCACAAGGAGCCCAAGGAGGACAAGGTGCACAAGGAGCCCAAGGAGGAACAACAGGTGCTCAGGGTGCACAGGGGGCACAAGGAGGACAAGGAGCTCAAGGAGCTCAAGGAGGAACAACAGGTGCTCAGGGTTCAACTGGAGCACAAGGTGCACAAGGTTCTCAAGGAGCACAAGGAGGAACAACAGGAGCCCAAGGAGCTCAAGGTTCACAAGGAGGACAGGGTGCTCAAGGAGCCCAAGGGGGAACCACGGGGGCACAAGGAGGTCAAGGAGCTCAAGGTGGAACAGGAGCACAAGGAGCCCAAGGAGGAACAACAGGTGCTCAAGGTGGTCAAGGCTCACAAGGAGGACAGGGAGCGCAAGGTGCACAGGGTGCTTCAACAGGTGCACAAGGAAACCAAGGTGCACAAGGACCACAAGGTGCTCAAGGTGCACAAGGAGCCAATACAGGAGCTCAAGGTAATACAGGTGCTCAAGGAGCTCAAGGCTCTCAAGGAGCACAAGGAGCCAATACAGGTGCACAAGGAAACCAAGGTGCACAAGGACCACAAGGTGCTCAAGGAGCACAAGGAGCCAATACAGGAGCTCAAGGTAATACTGGAGCACAAGGGGCACAAGGTTCACAGGGTGCTCAAGGTGGTTCAACAGGTGCCCAAGGTGCGACAGGTAATCAGGGTGCCCAAGGAGCCCAAGGAGCTCAAGGTGGTTCAACGGGAGCACAGGGAGCTCCTGGTGTTCAGGGCTCTCAAGGGGCTCAGGGAGCTCAAGGAGCTTCAACAGGTGCACAAGGTGCTCCTGGTGTCCAAGGTTCACAAGGAGCTCAAGGAGCCCAAGGAGGAAATACGGGTGCACAAGGTGCTCCTGGTGTCCAAGGTTCACAAGGAGCCCAAGGAGCTCAAGGTGGTAACCAAGGTGCACAAGGTAACCAAGGTGCTCAAGGACCAACAGGTGCTCAAGGAGCTCAAGGTGGAACTACAGGTGCTCAAGGAAGCCAAGGTGGAGGTGGTTCCACAGGTGCTCAAGGAGCACAGGGTGGTGCTCAGGGAGCTCAAGGCGCTCAGGGTCCTGTTGGGGCTCAAGGTGGAACAGGAGGGGGAGGTGCAACAGGATTCCAAGGAGCACAGGGACCAACAGGACCTACAGGAGGAACAGGAGGACAAGGTGCCCAAGGAGCAGTGGGGCCTGGTGGAGGACCAGGAGCTACGGGAGCCCAAGGGGCTCAAGGCTCGGGTGGTGGTCAAGGGGGTCAAGGTGCCCAAGGTGCTACAGGTTCAGGTGGGGGCCAAGGTGGTCAAGGTGCTCAAGGTAACGTAGGACCTACAGGTCCTCAGGGTGGAACTGGTCCAACAGGAGGTCAAGGAGCTCAAGGAGCTCAGGGTCCACCTTCAGACCAAAGACTTAAAGATAATATTCAATCCTTAACAAATGTATTAGAAAAAGTTAAAGGTATTGAGGGTGTTAGATTCGAATGGGTTGACCATCCTAAAATATCAATGAACCGTGCAATATCTCTTCCAAGTGCATTTACTGGTGAAACAATAGGTTTTATTGCACAGCAAATTGAAGATATCGTCCCAGAAGTTGTTTGGACAGACGAGGAGGGCTTTAAATCAGTTGAATATGGTCTTATGGTAAGTTTGGGTATTGGTGCACTTCAAGAACAACAGAAAAGAATAATCTCAATAATGGAGAGAATAAAAATTTTAAAAGATAATTTAAGTGTCTGAAAATATAATAATATATCCTGATTATGCGTTTCCCACGGTCGAATTCGTTGATTCTGGCTCAACCTCAACATATTTGAAGCTTGAAGACGATTCACCACTACTACATTTGCATTGGACAGATAATAGTAATATTGTTTATCTTGCTTGGAGAAGTGATAAACCTTCATTTGTAACTTACAATAGTAACCTCAAGATAACAACTAGTTTAAAAAATTCAGCAGGAACACTTATCAACTCTACAGGATGGGTTGGTAATAGAGAACCAACTGGTGCTCAAGGTAGTATTGGTTTTCAAGGGGGACAAGGTGCTCAAGGAAATCAAGGTTCCCAGGGAGTGACAGGTGGTCAAGGTGCTCAAGGTTCACAAGGGGGTCAAGGAGCACAAGGTCCAACAGGGGCTCAAGGTATTACTGGCTCACAAGGTTCCCAAGGTGCTGTAGGTCCACAAGGCGCACAAGGTGGTCAAGGTGCTCAGGGTGCAATAGGTGCACAAGGCGATACTGGTTCTCAGGGTTCACAAGGAGGTCAAGGTGCTCAAGGTGCCACAGGTTCACAGGGAGCGGTCGGTTCTCAGGGTTCACAAGGTGGACAAGGTGCTCAAGGGCCGGTAGGGTCACAAGGTGCTACAGGTTCTCAGGGTTCACAAGGAGGTCAAGGTGCTCAAGGTGCCACAGGTTCTCAGGGAGCGGTTGGTTCCCAAGGGTCACAAGGAGGTCAAGGAGCACAAGGACCAGTTGGGTCACAAGGAGCTACAGGTTCCCAAGGTTCACAGGGAGGACAAGGAGCTCAAGGTGGACAAGGTTCACAAGGTGCCATAGGTTCACAAGGTTCACAAGGTGGACAGGGAGCTCAGGGTCCCGTTGGTTCAGCAGGAGCCACAGGTTCCCAAGGTTCACAAGGTGGACAGGGAGCTCAAGGGCCAGTAGGTGCACAAGGGGCCACGGGCTCACAAGGTTCGCAGGGAGGCCAAGGAGCACAAGGTCCAGTAGGTTCTGCGGGTGCCACAGGTTCCCAAGGCTCACAGGGTGGACAAGGAGCTCAAGGAGCGCAAGGTTCGGGTGGTAATCAAGGAGCTCAAGGACCAACAGGTGGACAAGGAGCTCAAGGAGGACAAGGTTCTCAAGGTGGTAAGGGTGCTACAGGACCAACAGGTGGACAAGGAGCTCAAGGAGCGCAAGGTTCGGGTGGTAATCAAGGAGCACAAGGACCAACAGGTGGACAAGGAGCTCAAGGAGGACAAGGTTCACAAGGTGCCAAAGGTGGTCAAGGTTCACAAGGTGGACAGGGAGCACAAGGAGCACAGGGGCCTGTAGGTGCCACAGGTTCACAAGGTTCTCAAGGAGGACAAGGTGCTCAAGGAGCACAAGGTGGTAAAGGTAACCAAGGAGCTCAGGGACCAACAGGAGGACAAGGTGCGCAAGGAGCTCAAGGCCCAGGAGGAGCCCAAGGAGCACAAGGACCGGCAGGAGGACAAGGTGCGCAAGGAGCTCAAGGTGGTAAAGGTAACCAAGGAGCACAAGGACCGGCAGGAGGACAAGGTGCGCAAGGAGCTCAAGGCAGTGGTGGAAACCAAGGAGCCCAAGGTTCACAGGGAGGACAAGGTTCTCAAGGTGGTGGTGGTGCAACAGGAGCTCAAGGAGCTCAAGGTTCTCAAGGTGGACAAGGTGCTCAGGGTCCTGGCGGAGCACAAGGTGCTCAGGGTCCTGGCGGACCAACGGGTAACCGAGGTCCACAGGGAGCTCAAGGTCACACAGGACCTCCTGGTGGAGGAGGTGGAACTGGTTCTCAAGGAGCCCAAGGTCCATCACAAGGTAATGGAAACCAAGGTGCACAAGGTGCTCAAGGTCCTGGAGGACCAACCGGTCCTACGGGTAATCAAGGTGCTCAAGGGACTGGTGGTGGAACAGGAGGAACAGGTCCACAAGGTGCTCAAGGTGGAGGTGGTGGAACTGGTCCACAAGGTGGCACAGGACCAACAGGGGCACAAGGTGCATCAGGTGCACCTGGACCATCGGATTTAAGGTTCAAAACTAATATCAGACCAATTACAGATAGTTTGGACAAAATATTAAAGACTAGAGGTGTTTCCTACCATCTAATAAAAGATGATGAAAGACCCGAGTTACTTCAGATAGGTTTTATTGCACAAGAGTTGCAGTTGGTATTTCCTGAACTCGTTTATGAAGACCCAGAAACCACAATGTTATCAATAAGATTTGAAACGATTATATCAGCTTGTTTAGAGGCAATCAAAGAACAATCCACCCTTTTAGATTTCCATGAAAGGAAATTAGAAAAATTGGAAATGTTAGCAAGCGGAAAAAAAGGGATTTAAAAATCCCTTTTTTTTATTTATAGTTTTTGTTGATAATGTCTCTAATCTCGAAAGTTGTATTGTAGAACATACTTAGGAACTTTTTCCATATTTCAGGATTAAATTTCTTAATCAATTCGACATAGTGTAAATAATATGGTTCCTCACCTCTTTCAGGAAGTAAGTCCGCCAAATGGGGCATATCTGCGGTCAGATTCTTAAGAACTTTGAATGAATCTTGTCCTACGTGTTCGTCATTGATTCTGAAAAGAATGTCTTGACTGAGCTTATTTAATGGCTCACCCTTGGCAAAATAGTTGAGAATATTTTTCAAAGACTTATCCAAAATCTCTTTGTTTTCAATTTTTCTTAATCTTTTTGCTCTTCTTTCAAATTCTCTTACAAGACCTTCCAAGAACTCATTTGATATCGCAAAGAATTCTATTGGATGACCCCAATACTTTTCATCAGACTTTTCATCATAGCTCAACATATATTTTGGAGACCAAGAACTACTTTGAGTTGGGTCACTGGCGTGTATCATCTCATGATAGATTGTAAGATAAAGATTTTTCTTAGATTCGTAATATTTTGGATTTACCTCGATATAAATGTCTGCGGGGTCATAAGATTTACTCGGTTTAGTTCCCATAAATCCCAAGTATTTCAATCTTGGATTAACAATCACTTTTACCAAACCGTCAACACCATTTGCAGTTTTGAAGGGGATAACATCAACAACCTCTTTCTTATTACCGTAATTTTTGTTTCGGTCATTCCAAAGGTTTTCTACGACCGAATTAATTTTTTGTAGTAATTCAGGTGTGAATTTATATCTTTTAGCTTCAGATAAAATATCGGATAATATGTTGATGAATTTAGGCATTCAAATCAGTCCTCCAATCTATGTTTATTTTATTAGGTTTGATTTTACCTGTATAAGAATCAAATACTTGTTTGAAAGGTAATTGAGCTTGTTTGATGTTTTTGATTCTTGTCATGTTATCTCCTATCCCTGTAGATAAATAGGCTTGAATCTCATCATCTACCACATTTTCTCCATATCCCATACCAGTTATTTTTCTTGCTACCGATTCTCTTACATTTGGCTCGAGTCTTTCTATGTTTTTCATTTGTTTGTTCTTATAAATTGGAGATGAAAACCAAAGACCATGTGCTACTTCGTGAAAAATAAGTGAAGGGTCTTCACCATTACTTTGGTCAATACCAATTAAATAGAAATCCTCTCCACCTACTAACGTTCTAATCGTATCTATTACACTAAACATTATCAAATCATAAAAATTTACGTCTGGAATAACTTTCATACAAGATTCAATTGAGTTACAAGGGATATTATAACCTGCCCAATCTTCATGATAAGAGAAATAATCTTTCTTGGTCTTTTTCTTGTAATGTTTCACGTAGTCATACCATTTGAAACCTTTTCCTCTAAATGTCTCGGAATCTGACTCATAAAACTCCTGATACCTCATAAAAACTCTTGCTCTTAATTTGTCGTCTTTGATGACAAGAGCAAAAATCTTTGGATACATCTCGAAAAGTTCTATTTGGGATAAAATATTTTTGATGTTTGGTGGAGGAGTTTTTCTTGGAGTAAAGCCTCTTTGTTCAACTAATATGTATTTTACGTAAGCCATTAAAAATAATCAGAAAATATTTCATTTATGTTTTTGTCAAGCAATCTTGAGTCAGGGTAATCAGGAAACCACAATCTGAGACAATCCTTTTCTTCCCTAATTATTTCTATAAAACTTCCATGGTAATCAAGTGTTCCTGAATTTCCATAACCTTTGTTAGAATGTAAAAAATCATTCACGATACCTTCGAAATCATATATTGGTATTTTGAATTTTTCAACCACAGTTTCTTTTTTGTATGGGTGGGGAACATTTATCCATTGTTTTTTTTCGGTGTTGAAATATTCATCCAATTTATTGAAAATGCTATTATATACCTCACTTTCGTAAGCAGAATTATATGAATTAGAATGAACAGAGTATAAATCAGATTTTACATCGGCAAGCTCATCTTTTAGTAAACTATTCATGGACTCCTCATCGTCGATTATTCTCGTCACATTTTCTGAATCTATAGTCCAATAATTTTCATGTCCTTGCTCAGTGGCTATTAACTCCATTTCTTCCGTATCAGGACTCAACTGTTGACCTGATAATTCTTTAACAATCCTTTCTTTAAAAATTTCTAAATTCTCTTTGGTTAGTTCTTCAATGACATCTCTGTAAACATCATCGGTTGTGTCCCAATAAGGTTCGAAAACATCCTCACCAACTAAAATACTTTCAATTGTATCTCTACTCGGACCGTCTCTTCTATCATCACAAAATAAAATTGCTAAATCAACTCTGTCACCTTGCCAATAAACATCTTTACCTTCTATTACAACATCAGATAAAATCTCATTCATCCATTTGTAATATTTTTCTCTATCATTATCGTATAACCACAAAAGATATTCATTTTGCCAATCTTCGGAACCCGCAGCATTCTTCGGGTCGATTTCACCCATCAAACCTCTTTTCTTCAACACATTGAACCATGTTTCATAATCACCAAAATATTTTTTTACATCCAAGTCATTATTATTGAATGATTCCAAGAAACCACGTATAGAATATTCATTTTCCATATCATATAAATACAAAAAAAGGGACAAATTTTGTCCCTTGAATTATTTTTTTGTGAAGTGGACATATTAGTCCCTAATGTATCCGTTAGTTTGTCCTTTGTTGGTGTTATAATATTTTTCAACAGTTTTTTTAACTGTTTCTTTCAATTCTTGATTTTTGGTCATAATTGTTTTTTGAACTGCCTCTTGAGCTAGCTTTTGAGCTTCAGGCGAGGTATTCTGTTTGTTTTTACATCCGCATCCCATGGTAAAAAGATTTTTTAGTTTTTATTTATATAAATATTACTTCCAACCAATTATAATTAAAAAAAGATATTTATTAAAGAAAACTTGATGAAAATTTTAGAATTAATATTAGAAAACAAATCAGAAGAACTCAAAGCTAAGTATGGAACGAAATTTTCTGAGGAGCAATTGAAAAAAATCATTGATAACGTTCCTCAAAAATTTTGGGATTGGGTTGCCAAAAACTTTGAGGTGATGAACTTTGAATCTAACTTTCAAGACTTAGTCAGAAAACTTAGAGAATTTGATAAGATTTCATCAAACCTACCTAAAACTGATATTAATTCATATAAAAGTGTTTCCGAACTCAGTGATGAATTACAAAAATATGCGAACAGACCAAGAAGAGATTATAAACAAGTTGAGGGTGGTAAAGTTGTTTTCGATGATGGAAGATTTTTTGTTGTGAATCCTCAAACACATCAGGCTTCATGCTATTACGGTAAAGGAACAAAGTGGTGCACCGTGGCAAGTTCAGACCACCAATTCAATTATTATAACACAGAGGGTAAATTGTTTTATATTTTAGATAGAAGTGCTGATTCATCTGACCCATTCTACAAAGTAGCCTTGCTCAACAAATTTGACGGTAACAAAAGTTTTTTCACGGCCACAGACCAACAAACAAATATATATCCTGCTCATGTGGGCACCGCTAAATACAATGAGATAATTAATCAGATAACTGAATACATGAACTCAGAGTATTCTGAACAAATAAAGATTTTTAATGACAAAGAAGCCGCGAAAAAAGAAAAAGAGAGACAAGAAGCACTAAGACAAGCAAGAATATTAAGGCAAATGAGAGACGATGCTGAGGAGAGAAGGATGGAAAATGAATGGGCTCTTGGTCCCGATTGTCCTGAAGAGGGTTTGAAAGCCCACGCCCTTTTAGATTGGTTGGTTGACACAAGTGACGTTTCAGCGTTGACAAATGAGGACAGAATAGAAATTCAGAGACTTAAAGATGAAATCGAGAGACTTAAAAACCAATACGATAATAGTGAGGAAGTAGAAACAGACATTTTAGACGAAATCAGTGACTTAGAGGATGAGTTGAATGAATTAGAGGAAAAAATTGATGTATACAACATAATACCCACAGGAGAGTATTATGATTGCACGGAATTTGAGGTAATAGATGCAGGTTTGAGTGATAGAAAATATGCGGTGGGAACGGAGGGTGAAATGCAATCAAGTTGTGAGGAAAGGGTGGATTCATTAATTGACGATATTGGTTATGGCGGTTTCAGTAGTGGGTTTGCGAGAGGTTTCATTGACGATGAACAAGTCGCGGACTATGCAAGAGACTACTTAGGGGACGATGTATATCAAAATCCTGAGGTTTATTTGGATGAAAGTGAGAGACAATTATCTTCCAAACAAAAAGAAGAAATCGAAATTCTCAAAATGAGAATAAAAAGAACCGAAGTAGAAATTGAGAGATTTGAGGAACTAATTGGGGACGGGGGAGATGATGATTCGATTCAAGATAAAATAGATGAACTAAGTGAATTGATAGTAGAATATCAGGATGAAATCGATGATATTGAGAACGACCCTGATGGAGAATTCCCTGATGATTTGGTTGAAGAAAAAGTTGATGAATTAGTTGATGATGTTATGAGAGACCCCGAAGGTTTTTTAAATGAGCATGGGATTGACTGGGAACAATTTATAGACAAAGATGAATTTATACAAGGGGTGATAGATGCTGATGGATTTGGGCAAACACTTAATTCTTACGATGGGAATGCTGATGAGGTGAAAATTCAAGACCAATGGTTTTACGTAATGAGAATTGATTAATAGTTATAATAAATTATCTTTTTGTTATGGCTAGACAAAAGAAACAACCGTTCAGATTGAAGCCCGATTGGATGTTGAAAAAACCTGTTGACTTCGAATACAACAAATATACTTTATTGGATTACCTTCAGAAGTGCGAAAACAATTTCAACAATCTACAAATTTATCCTGACTTTGTAGAACTTTCACTTCATTTGGCTAACATACAATCACTTGTCAAAGAAAATAGGTTACTACTTACAAATAAGACATTCGAGTCATGTGATGATGAGATTCTTCTTAAAGAATTGGTTCAAAAAAAACCAAGACAATTAAGTGATTCTGAATCCAATGAACTTGACAAGACAATCAAATATTCTGGTAACAAATTATTTGACGCCTTCAATATGGCTAAGTCAATTTGGAACATGGCTTACGACCACATGGACCTCAGTCTCAAAAGAAATAAAAATAATTTAGCCGCGGGGAAGGGGTATGTTTACTATTTCAAAAAATCCTTGAATGAAATTTTCATTTGGGAATATGAAATAAAAAAACCCGAGAACGAGAATTTCAATAGTAAAATTTATTTAAACCTCATATACAACACATTACCAAGTGATGTAACGTTGAACTCAATTATAGAAACCTTCTCAACTTGGAATGAAGAAGAACATTTTAAAGATTTACCTATTTTTGAATTGAAGTCCACGAATGATTTCCCAATGGAGGAAACTTTCTTACCCATAATGAAAAGAAAAATAATGGCATACGTTTTTCAGATTGTTAATTTAGAAAAAATAAATAATTTTGACTCTGAACTATAAAATTATTATTTTTGTTTTATGGGATTCAACAAAAGAATTATTTCAGCTGAATACACATTGAAAGCACTTGAAAACAATAGTCTTAAAGATTATTATGGAAAAAGTGATATGTTAATTTTTGAAGATGAACTGAGTTCAAAAGTTTATGAATATTACAAAAGTGGAAAAAACGAAAAAGAAATTCTATTAACTATAAAAAACATGGAGGAAAAAACCAATGAAGTGTATTAAAGCTTTAAAAGCATCGAAAGACGTTGAGGTCGGTGACATCAAAAGAGTTGATGACAAAACCGCTTACAACATGGTTGGGAGTATGTGGGCATATATTCCCAAATCAGAATGGAAACTTGTAAACCGTAAAACTAAAACTACAGAGCAAGTAACCGAACAAGTAGAAAAGAAACCCTACAAGAAGGGTCAAAAATCTGAAAAACATAAAAACAAACAATAATGGGAAACGTTAAGAATCATTTAATCGAAATGCTTCGTTTAGAAGCTGAAGCACAAAAAGCCAAAGCATTACTTACTTTGGAATTGTTATCAAATCATGCATCAGGAATTGGAGACCACTCTACAGGAGATTTCTATAAAAATGCTGAAGAAGCACTCCAAATGTTGGTGGATGCCGATGATAAATTAGAAACATTACAAAAATACTTTTTATAATATGAAAAGATTCACAATCGTAGGTGTGAGAACTATTGATGAATATGTCACCTACACCGTTGAAGCCGAGACTGAAGATGAGGCAATCGAAATGGTTGAGAGTGGTGAGATTGATGACAATGACGACCATTGGCAAAAAGAAACATCAGGAGGTGAAGACTTTCACGTTCAAAACGTAGAAGAAATTTAATTACATTGAAAAAAATATTAAAAAAAATAGATTGGTGGTTTGACTATTACATTGTATGGATGTTGTATAATGGAAATAAGACTCATAGATATATTGAATACATGGAAAACAAATGGGGCTCAAAAAAATGAACAAATTAGATGATGGACTTAAAATATACTTGTCTATTTTGTTAGCTTCTTGGGTAACAATTATAATTTATTTGGTTAACTATGAAAATCAAAATCACATCCAAGAAGAGTTCATAAAAAAAGAATTGGATTCATATCCCACAAATCACAGTCAAATCTCAGATTCAACTTTAAATGCTAGATAATGAGTAAAGAAATGGTAAACCACCCGAATCATTATGGTGGAGAAGAAAATCCTTACGAGGTGATTAAAGTTTGTGAGGCTTGGGAGTTACACAAAGATGCATATCTCTTCAATGTAGTCAAATACGTTGCAAGAGCCGGTAAAAAAGATTCTTCAAAAGAATTAGAAGACCTCAAAAAGGCTTCATTTTACTTAAACCGAAAAATACAAAATTTAGAAAATGAATAAATTGAGTTTACTAGCAAAGACCTGTTTCTTGTTAGGTTTTATTGGTGTGATAGGTTCGATAATACTTTCTTTTATTGATGGTAAAGACTTTACTTGGCAGTTCATTACACTTCTTTGGATGGGTTCATCATTCGTTAATGAATTGAGAATAAAACAATTGGAGGACAAAAAATGATATACTGGTTAACAGGACAGCCTGGTGCTGGCAAAACAACAATCTGTAACGAAATCTTGGACATTAGAGACCATAGAATATTTCATATCGACGGTGATGACCTAAGAGATTTATTCGATAATAAAGATTATTCTGAAACAGGGAGAAGAAAGAACATAGAACTCGCACAACAAATCGCTCAATACCTTCACAACAAAGGTAAAGATGTATTAGTATCGTTGGTTTCCCCTTACAAAGACCAACGAGACAAGTTCAAACAGAAGATGGGGGATAATATGGTTGAGGTTTATATTCATACAACAGAGGTAAGAGGAAGAGAAAGTTTCTTTGTTAAAGAATATGAGGCACCTACCGAAAGATATCTTAGTATCGACACCACAAATGAAAGTGTTGAGGTATCTGCAAAAAAAGTTTTAGACTATGCAAAAAATTCACGTAGAGGGTGACCCTAAGTTAAAAAACACGGGGGCAAAACAGTATTCCATGTTTATCGGAAGATGGCAACCGTGGCATGCTGGACACAGATGGTTGATTGACCAAAGACTCAACGAAGGTAAAAATGTTTTGATTTGTATTAGGGATATTGCCCCTGATGAAAAAAATCCTTTTTCCGCTCAAGAAGTTGAGGCGAACATAAAAAAAGAATTATGGCAATTGCTCAGTGACCAAACGGTAAAAGTAATTGTCATACCCGATATTGAATCTGTCAATTTTGGAAGAGGAGTAGGTTATGATATTATTGAACATGTTCCACCTCAGGACATTCATGATATCTCTGCAACAAAGATTAGAGAACAAATGAAACAAGAGGGAAAGTTGTAATGGAAAATTATATAAGAAAAATAACTCAAGGAGATTGTGTTGAAGTCATGAAGACCCTACCTGAGAAATCAATTGATTTAATTGTAACATCACCACCGTATGGTGTTGGAATCGAATACGATGTTCATGACGACGACGTTCAATTTGAAGATTACAAGGAATTTTCAAAAAAATGGTTGACCCAAGCTTTCAGACTTTTGAAAGACGACGGAAGAATTGCCCTGAACATACCTTATGAAATCAATAGACAAGATAAAGGTGGGAGAATTTTCATGGTTTCGGAATTATGGTCAATCATGCAAAAAATTGGTTATAAGTTTTACGGACTGGTTGACCTGAATGAAAACTCACCACATAGAAGTAAGACCACTGCTTGGGGCTCATGGATGTCACCGTCCTCTCCTTATATCTACAATCCGAAAGAATGTGTGATTTTAGCATATAAAAAAGATAGAATCAAAAAGATTAAGGGGGAGCCGCAATGGGTTGGAGTTGTTGAGGAAATCGAGAGTGAGGATGGAAAAAAAAGAAATAAGACAATGTATACTGAGGAGCAAAAACGTGAGTTTATGGATTTAGTATATGGTCAATGGGACTATTTCGCTGATACAAAACAACTTACCAAGGCAACCTTCTCAATGGATATTCCAGCGAAAGCCATAAAAATATTAACCTATAAGAACGATTTGGTTCTTGACCCATTCATGGGAAGTGGAACAAGTGCATGTGCGGCAGAGATATTAGATAGAAGGTGGATAGGGATTGAACTCAGTCCTAATTATGCGGAAGTCGCTCGAAAAAGAGTTCAACATTTTATAGATAAAAAAAATCAACCAGAACTTGATTTTGAAAAGGAGGTCTAACCTCCTTTTTTTATATCCGAGGGATATTTATAAGAAAAAGTATCCATGGCAGAATTTATAATTTCTGAAAAACAACTCCAACTTTTGAATTTAGAAATTCTCAAGCAAGACAATTATAGGCTTGCCGAAGAAAGTTGGTCAAAGTTTTCCAAAGAGGAAAAAAAACAAATCGTCGAAACACTGTGTGTTCTATATCCATCAAAGGGTAAATTAGTAAACGAAGCAAAGTGGTATAACACCCTTGGTGATATCGTTGGAATTTTTGACCCAACAGGGGTAGTTGATTTAGTAAACGGTATCTCTTATTTGAAACAAGGAGATAAATTATTCGGATTATTATCAATCATTTCAGCTTTACCATATGCTGGAGACATCGTTGCCAAACCTATGATGGCAGCCCTCAAAATTGGTGGTCCTGGCGTGAAGAATTTGAGAAAAGTTACCGCCTTGGTTGAAGCAGGAAAAACAGCCGAAGCGGCTAAAATGCTTGATAATATAACCGCGATGGGTGGTGTGACAGGAAGATTTGTTTCAGCTTTCAGTAAAATCGCTGGTAAGTTAAGAGGATATATCGAAAGAGTTCCGATGCCATTGATGGGAGGGTTAAAGAAAACTGTTTTACAATGGTTTGATTTATTCGCTAATTATAATAAAGCAACAGCACCTTTGAGAAAAACAGGTCAAGAAATAGTGAGGGGTATGACAGGATTGAAAACTGCAACTACATCTGTTGGAGTATGGTCAAAAGCTAAACAACTAGCGGCACTCGAAGAACTTACCAAACTAGCTAAAGAAGCACCAGGTTTATTTTCAGGTTATAGAACAACCAAAGGAATTTTGTCTTGGAAAAGTGTTTTCAGAGGAATGCCTCAACTATTGAATAGAAATGCATCCGTAAGAAGTTTAATGAGACAAACAAAATGGTGGATGGGATTATTAGATTATATGAATATTGCAAATTTTGTCGGACCCGATGAATTGGCGGCTAAAATTGGTGAAGACGAACTTCTGAAAAATATGGAAAACTATAATAAAACAGAAGAAGCTCAAAATAATTTTGAGTCGGACTTTAACCAAGCAATAAACGCTGATGCAGGTCAAGATGGTGGTTCAGGTAAAGTAGGGTATGGGCAAATTCAACCTCTTTTTGGTTCTGGTGCTTACAAACCTCAAAGTTCATCTGAAAAACCGAAAGAAAATAATCCAGTTCAAAACATGTTTAGTAATATGTTTTCGGGTTCGTTAAATCCTTTACCTTAGTAATATTTAAATTATATGAAAGAAGAATTGATAAAAAAATTAGTCCAAATCCAAATTCAATGGAGATTTTTACACTGGCAGACGTTTGGTGATGCAAAACATAAAACCTACGGTGCAATTTATGAGGGATTAGATGGTCTCATTGATGAGTTCACTGAAACCATGATGGGAAAGTATGGTAGACCTGAATTTGAACCTGAGTTTGGATTGATGTTTCAAGACATCAGTAAGTTAAGTATTCAGAATTTCATGGACGGAATCACAGAATTTTTAGTTGGAATCTCTGACCAATTGGACTCGAGATATGATACAGATTTATTGAATCTAAGAGATGAAATGTTAGGTTTGATTAATAAATCGAAATACTTGTTGACTCTGAAATATTAATGAAGAACCTAATAACTGAGACAGGTTTAAGAGATATTTCCGCATTAAGAAAAAGATACCCGAAGGCTGAAATATATTTCCACCAAGATTTAGATGGTGTAACTACTGCTATTGCGATGAAAAAATACCTTGAGAACAATGGTATTGATGTGGTAGATGTTCACGTAATACAATATGGGGAAAAAGAATTTGCGGTTAAGAAGAATGACGCTAAGGGTGATACCATGCCTGTTTTGGTTGACTTTGCTCATGGTAAACCAATGTTCGTTATCCACACGGACCATCATGACAAACAAATAGGTGCGGAAAAAGGTGCTTCGAAATCATTTAGACAAGCACGTTCAAACGTGGAAACAATCTCACAAATAATTTCACCCAAAGATTTATTTCCCTCATCTGACGTTTTATTGATTAACACTGTTGACTCCGCAGATTTCGCTAGACAAGATATAAGTCCCGAGGAGGTAGTCAATTATCTTTTTAGATTAGATAAAGAAAAGCCGTTACAAAGAAACAAAATGTTATTGGGTTTCGTTATAAACAAACTCATTTTAGCATTCAAAAACAAGAAAGGATTTTTGGAGCGACTTGTAATGAATTCAGAACCATCTTTGATGAATATACTTAGTAACATCAAAACATGGATGAAAGATACAAATGCACCAAAACCAGAAGAACTACAAAAACACGCACAAGATTATGCAAAACAAATGAAAGGATTTCCCCATGTTGAAGATAATATCATTTACCAATATGGTGGAGGTAGTATGGTTAAGCCTGGCTCTTATGACAGGTATACCCCATTTAGAAATAACCCTGAAGCAGACTTTCTCATCATGGCATGGCCGATGGGATTACTTCAAGTATCATGCAATCCTTTTAAAAAGGAAAGGAAGCTCAAAGGTGTTAATCTCGGAGAGATTGCTAAAGAGGTCATTGCAAAGTATGAAGCTCAACTCAAGGAAAGAAAAGTCCCGTTATCAACGATAAAATGGATTAGTGAAACAGGTGTTAACCCTGAAAGTGTTGGGTTTACATTCGAGGATTTTAATGCGGTTTATGGTGAAAAATTTGCAGAACAAGAAAGAGGAGAAGAGGCTTTGAATAGACTTAAAGAAATGATGTCAAAACCATTTACATCATTAACAGATGAAGAAAAAAGTATCTTAGATAATATTAATGTAAGTGCTTGGGAATTAATCAACGCAAACTCTGGAGGTCACAAGTGTATCACGAATATAAGTGGATTGAACTATCTTGGTAGGTCCAAAAGACCACCCGAAGGTCAATATAGATATGACCCTGAAAGAGAAGATGCACCATATGTAAAATTTACAAAAATGTTGGCTTCAGATTTCTTCAGAAAGTTAAAGGAAAAAATTTCTCAATCTGAGTCAAAATTGGAGGAACAGTACAATCCCTCTTCGGGGGACATTAGAGTACCAAGTTTATCAATTGCAAGACAGAAGGATGATTTTGTTTTTAAGTCACTTCAACCCATAGACAAAAATCAATCAGGTTTTTTTATGTTCTTTGTTTTTCCGAAATATAGACCTTCAATGACAGATTCTTGGATTGCTCGCATATTAGCATTCCACGGAAGAGCATTGGAGTGGGTAGAGGATTATTTAGGTTTGAATGAACAAGTTGGAAAGAGAGAAATCAAAATATATGCCACTGGACATGGAGGTTGTATTTTAGTTGACCATACAGGTATTGTAAAATTATATGAGTTTGGACCTTACGATAACGATGGAAACGGAAAGGTTTTGAAAACTGAAATGGGGAAAATTGCGACTATAGATTCACAAGGAAACTTCACAAATGCTGGTGATGTTGCAAGAACTTGTAAAGCCAAAACTTTCAAAGACGGTCCAAATCTAACAATGTGGACAAATGTTATGAGATTACCTAATTTCACAGACTCTGTGAACGAGGCTAGTAAACCAAGAAGTTACTCATTCATAGATTTGACAGAGGGTGGTGATTCGAATTGTGCAACCTTTGCAGTAGATGTTGCTAAAGCAGGTGGTATTTCAGATATTAGTATAGGTTCAACCACAATACCATTTTTTGGAACAGTGCCTGAGAAACCAAAAACAATATTTTTGAGAATGAGGTCAAGTAAATTTTTTGTGAGAGATTTCACAGTTTAGAAGATATATTCTACCGTATCTCCAGCTTCAATCCCTAACATTTCACAGGTCCCACCCTCGAGTTCTAATACGATATTTCCATTTCCACAATAACTCGGACAAGGTTCCTCTAAACAAGGAGGACAGTCGTGATGTATATTGACAATAACATTATTTTTTATCATTATTATATCAAGTGGGATGATACAATTTTTCATCCAAAAACATTGTTTTTTACCACCCATTAAAAATAATAAACCATTGAATGAATCATCGAATTTTCTTCTCATCATCCCAATAGCTTGGGATTTTGGGTCAACCAATGTTTTAACATTAAAATAATTTTCATTAATTTCAACAATCATATTTAATAAATACAATGAAACAACAAAGCTATGTAGGAATTATGGTAAAATGTAAGGATAAAGTTTTACTATGTAAAAGAAACAATCTCGGTTCTTTCCCAGGTATGTGGTCGATTCCAGGTGGAAAACTCGAAGAAAATGAAACAACACAAGAAGGTGCCAAACGCGAATTTTTCGAAGAAACAGCGGTTAGTATCGATGACCAAGAAATTACTTTTATTGGACTCATTCCAAGACACACTCGTGACGGTAAAAAAGTTAAAGGGTTGATGTATGTGTATTTGTTAATTGTTGAAGAATGTATTGAACCAGATTTCGAGAAAGCCATTGACGGAGAAGAACATACTGATTGGAAGTATTTCAGTTTCGATGAAATCCGTGCTGAAAACACAGGTGACTATATGTATAAATTAGCTGAAATTATTTTACAATGATTGTATTAGGTTTAATTATGTTTGTCATCGTTATAGGAATCATAGGATGGTTCGATATGATGAGACAACTCAGAAGAATGGTTGACGATTTGGACCACTAAAAAAAAATATTTTTTCTTAGGGTTACTTTTTGAACTTTTCGGAATATTTATATGTTCATGTCCGAGAGGACGAACACCCCAAACACTCGAGATGAATAAAAGAGTAATCTCGAAATAATAGTCCCACGAATTTGGTTATTTGAGAAAATCTCCGTATATTTGTGGGACTTCTTTTTCAAAACAACATAGTTCTTAAAAATATTGAAATGATGACTCCTGCTGGTTCAACCAGCGCATGACGTGGATAGGTGACCGAGGGGTAAGTAGGAGTTAATCATTATATTGCGGGCGGGGGGCAAGGTGTTCCATGGGTCTCATAAGCCCACTTAGCTTGGTTCGATTCCAAGGCGACGCAACAAAAAAAAGATTTGAGAGTTTAAAAAAACCTTCTTATCTTTGTAAAACACACGATGAGAGTCGTATGTTCTTTGACAAAGACTGAATTTGAACCTGTCCCATTAAGAGTGGGGGGTATTAGAATCGAATCAGAAAAAGTCAAAAAAAGTTTCAAAAAGATTTGACAGTTCCAAAAACGTGTCTTAACTTTGTGAAACAATTGAAGGGGAGGAGTTGTAAGTGTTCCAACTTCGGATGGTCGTCAAGATTCTTCTTCCCTTTAAATTTGAAAGTTCTTTGAATTAAGATATTATCTTCACAGTTAGTTGATGATGAAACCTTCGGGTTTATTCTGAGACATTCTGTTCAAGATATTGGCCGCCTATGGTCATTAAATAAACTATGAAAATAGTATAAAGTGGAACTCCCTGGTTTGGGAGGTCTGCGGTTTCCGAAAGGGAACTCGAGTAGGCAATCAGGATATTATCTGACCTTTAGTACTGAGGGTGACACTGTAGGGAACGTGGTTGGGTAATCAAGCGATACGGGTCGTTTGATTGAGGTGGGAACACCAATAAGAATAACCTGAAGGATTAATGTAAGAAACTATGGCATCCACCATAGTAATTGCGTGATTCAATATTAGAGTTGGCTTAACACCGAACAAGGTAAGTTTCATAACAGGTGGTGCTGATGGAACCTTAACTTTCTCTCTACCAAGAGGTTAGTTATGAAGTTGACTCAAAATATGGAGGTCGGGAGACTTCAGAGAGTAGCTTAGTATCGTGTCGTCCAAAAGATGGCATGGCTTCAGACGGGCCGCTACTTTCATCATCCGTAAACCAACTTTGTTAATTAAGGTTTAACAAACTCAAAATTAAACAAGGAAAAGTGCTCGTCAGTTGTGTGCGACAGGTCACTACATAGTTAAGAGATGTTCTTAGCCTTGAAGGGTCCCAAGCCCGACAGGATTTTCTTGAAAGTTCTCTAATCCCGCAAGGATTAATTGGGGTGGCAACCTCGAAGAGTGATGAGTAACGAGAGAGTGGTACACAACTTAAGGATTGGTTAATCTAATTGACCGTGACTGAGGATTACTTCTCAAAAGGAAGTGGAAACGAAGGGAAATCATAATCCTTCCAAAGATTCTCACCAAAACTTGTATTCTCAGAGTTTTTTGCCAACCCCGTCAGTTTCTACTGGTGGGGTTTTTTGTTTTTTTAACAACCGTAGCTATCAGTTATTGAACCATTCGTTGCGATTCTATACCAATCGGAGGAACCTAAAGTGTTGTTGGTATAATACAAGTCATTACCATTGTATGGTGTTGTTAGGTTTGAATCTGAATAAAATTTGGTAATTGTATACCAACTTGATTCTGCGGCATATAAGGTCTGAGTTAAAACAACAGGATTACAATCTATCGATACAAAAGTTTGTCCTGAGGTAACTGAATAAGGGTAAAATACAAATGATTGCGTAGGTGTTTGAGATGGTGTTACAGACTGTGTAACTGTTGGTTCTGTTTGTGTTGGTGTAGGAGTTTGAGTTACAGAGGCCGTCGGAGTCTGTGTAAGCGTTGGTGTAGGTGAGTTGGTAGTTGTTGGTGAGTTAGTTGGTGTACTAGTAGTTGTTGGAGTTGGAGTATTAGAAGCGGTCAATGTTGGTGTGTTAGTAGTTGTTGGAGTTGGAGTATTAGAGGCTGTCAATGTTGGTGTGGGTGTCGGACACGCACAAGGTGAATTATAATACAAATTATTGAACTCACCTGAAATAACAGTTACTGAACCATATTCTATACAACCCTCGGGTGCACCCCAAGAATCAACACCAGCTTCAACGCTCAGGATATTTACTTCTCCACTACAACAATCTGTGTAACTGAAAAAAGTTTCAGTTAATGTTACATCGAAATAAATTTTTTGATAACAATCGGCAAGTCTCGTTTGTGTTGGTGTAGGAGTAAGTGTGCCTGTGACTGTCGGACTGGTTGTTGGTGTTGGTGTAGAGGTCGAGGTCGATGTAGGAGTTAATGTAGGAGTTGAGGTCAATGTAGGGGTTAGAGATGGTGTCGTGGTCGGTGTTGGTGTTGAGGTCGGGTTTATTGTAGGAGTTGGGGATGGTGTTGGACAAAGTCCCTGACAACACTCACAACTATCGAAACATTCTAAAACATCATTCGAATTCACGACAACCGAAGGGCTTACATTATCAAAACATTGAGGAACTCCCCCACATTCAGTATGAGGTGCCTCATCACAATAACCGTAAATTACAGAACAACTGTCGGTTAAATTTGGATTCGACGAACGGAAATATCTCAAGAAAGATGGGTCCCCACATAGAAGAGCTGAATAATAGTAAACAGGAGGGGTCTGTGTAGGTGTTTGAGTGTTGGTAGGTGTTTGAGTGTTGGTAGGTGTTTGAGTGTTAGTTGGCGTTGGAGTCGGGGTAGAGGTGTTGGTAGGTGTTTGAGTGTTAGTTGGCGTTGGAGTTTGTGTAGAAGTATTTGTTGGTGTTTGAGTGTTGGTTGGTGTTTGTGTAACGGTCGATGTTGGAGTTGGGGTAGTGCAGTTGGTTATGTTTCCTGGAGGAGATTTCAATACCATCCAAACATCTTGAGCGAAGGGAATTTGGGATGGTTCAAATAAATAAATCGAAATACCATCTATAGAACAACCAGAAAATAATAAGTCCCAAATTCTAGGTATTGAATTGATGTTACAAGGGTCCTCTCCAGGTCCGAAACAGGTTTCAGGGTAAATAATGTAATAGTAATTCAATCTATTGTCAGATAAGTCCCTCACTCTATATTGGATAGCCAAAGAAGGAGAAGAGATATAAACAGTTCCTGCTAAGTTATAATTGGGACACTCACCAACTTGAAAATTCGTTACTAAATTTGTCCAAGGAATACCGTTGAACACTGTTGGGTCGATGTAAGGAGGATTGTATGTTGCAATTCTATAATCTATATTAACGTTGGGTGGTAAGGCATATTCACTTGAAATTCTTAAAGTGACTGGAAACGGATATGGGTATTCATATACATAACAAGATTCGGTGTTGACATTCACAACATCCCCCAAAGAATATGTCTGTATCATGTTTAATATATCTCCGTCATCTTGACTAACTAAATTCTCAGAAAAGTAATTTGGAATTTGTATTGATGATGGAACAGCCCAAATCCTTTTGGATTGTTGAGGTAGTATTTCGTCTTGGTAAACCCACTGAAAATTCGAACTCTTCTGATAATTTATTGTTATGACAGAGTCAGTAGGATTGGAAAAAGAAATTTTCTCAGTTTTTTTTACAATTCTTTGTTGACCAATAATTATAACGGGATTTGACATACTTAGATAAATACAAACAAGTTTCATTCAGGATTGAAAAACGGAGCCAAAATGTAATTTTTTTTGGTAATTGAATTTAAAAGTTTATCTTTGTAGAAATTAAAGAATATGAACATGTCAGGTCTCAACATCAAAATTCTACATGAAACTTTCGGAACCCTTTTGGATGAAACTTTTGTTAATCAAATTCAGTTCAAACTTTTTCTTAAAATGGTTCAAAGTTCAATTGAGATGAAAACTGATTTAACCTTCTTCAATGGTGTGGATTTCTTGGTTCATATCCCACACAAACATTTGGTTAATTCAATTGTTATGACTAAACTTGATTTCTATTCTTTAACTGACCATCTTATTAATAAATCTAAAATCGAAGCGGAGGTAACAAAATGAAATTCAGTGATTTAGTAAAAATAGTAGCAGTTGGTGCCTTGGTTTATGGTGCCTATAAATTGGGTGAGAAAAAAGGGCAAAAAAGCTCCTTACCTTACACACCTGCAGATGAACCTATGGGTGACATACAGGACGCCGAAGTGGTTCAAGAGAAAAGTGAATCTGATTTTATACAGGAACTCATAGATTCGTTAAGGAAAAAACCAAATAAAACCGCAAAGGATAAGAACACATTAGAACTTTTAGAAATCAAATTAAGACAATTACTCAAAGGATTATGATAACGATTGAAAATATTATAGAACACTCCAAACCCCATAGAAATATGGTTGAGGGTGCACGTCAGACATATATGACTGATGGAAAAATTGGACTCTCAATTGTTGGGGGTGCTCAAGGGTTGTATGGTGATTTCAAAGATGATTTCGAAATTGCAATTATGGACAGTGAGACTGGTGATTTCGTGACAAAATATTACTTACCTGAAGCTAACGATGATGTTGTTGGATATTTAAGTTCTGAGGCTCTTACCTCTTTAGCCAACACATTATTTCCAAAAGGTTTCCAAGTTCGTTAAACTTGGTGGTGGAGTGGCTGGCAAAACCGTTCAGCCCCTATTGGGAGACTTCGGTCTCCCCTTTTTTTTTTATTCCCACCAAACACCGAAACCACAGTTTTGGAATACTATGTTGTAGGCTTGTTCTTTGATGTGGTCCAATAACTCGTCCAAGTCACTCCAACCACCCATGTCTGTATTGTCGATTACTACTTGAATTGTAAAGTAGCTCTCATCACCTGTTTCTGGGTCTGAACTCAATATGTTTGAATCGCCCCAACTACTTTTAGCAATCACATCATTTTCCGATTCCCTCTCGTCGTAGTATTGTGGAAATATTTTTATGTAACAATATTCGTCTCCACCCAAGTCAACCCTGACTCCATCTTCACCTTGCAATTTATTTATTGCTTTTTCACAAAAATCGATTACACCTTCCTCACCAACTCTGTCTCTTATACCAAGGAGAAAATAATCTAAGTTGTATCCAACCATCTTGGCAATAGATTGAATGTCAGGATTTGGATAACCCTCTTTTTCTAATACCTTTAAAAAATATTTTACATCCATTCTATATAAATTATTGGAGATGGCTTATGTCCCAACTTGGTGTTGTGAAGAATTTAGGTTTTCTCGGTTCAAATCTAACATTTGGAAGTTGATTATAAAGTCCCAAACAATATATTTGGTCTGGGGTTACTTCATCAGAAAGTTCAGCGTGTTCTTGTGTCACTTCTCCGAGTATAATTATAGATTTACTATTATAGAATCTATCTGTTGGTATAACTTCTTCAAATTCTTCCTCTTTGATTTCGAATAAGTCGTAAAGGTTTCTATTCCAACAAACTATAAATTGAATGTCAAATAGTTTTTCATCGGTTTCGAGATTTCCATCACCATTACAATCATCACAATATACATCCCCATCACCACCACATATGTGACATGTAACCTTACCTGTTCCATTACATTCGTCACACTCCCTTTGTCCTTTACCTTCGCACTCATCACAGTCCTCAGGTCCGTCATCTCCATCTATTTTACCATCACCATCACAAAAATGACAAGTGACTTCAAGGTCACCCTCACACTCATCACATTCCAAATCACCTATTCCATTACAGTTATCACATCGTACATGTCCTCCTCCATCACACATACCACATTCATCGTAGTAGGTTTCGTCTTCCGTTGAAAAGACTGTTGCAAAAAAGACTTTATCATACCATTCTTCTATTTGTTCTTGGGGTATGTTTTGTGAAACACCCCAAGTGGCAATACATAATTTAATGAAGTTGTCAGGACCCATATACTTAAAGTAATCCCAATAGTTTTTTTCTCCCGTCAATGTGTTGTAAACATCATTTGGAGTCTGAGGTGGTTTAGTAAAGTCACTAAACATCCTTTTGGCTAATCTATAAATCTTACTGTTGGTCATAGTTCATCGTTATGTATAAAAGAACTTTATGTAGTTCATCTAATTTGTAATGGAATTCTAATATCATAGGGTCATTAATAATTAAACCATCAACATCACCTCCTTTAAACTTAAAGGTTACTGGGTCGATTTGGTGTTTGAAAAAAAATTCATGCACTTGGTTTGAGATTATTGATAACATATGTCCAACACTGTGTGCGTCTCCGTCACAAGCGCCCTGATAATCAATTTCGACATCAACATCCATTCCCTCCATTACATCACCATTATATGAAATGTCTGTCACTTGGAGGTTTATCAACTCAAAGTGTTTGTGCATTTCACTTAGGAAAAGATACTTGAACTTTTCCGTAAGCGTTTCTTTGTATCTATATTTCCATTCTTTAGAAAATTTTTCCATATTAATATAAATAGATTTGTCTTTTGAATATTTTCCTTTAGTTTTTAAAAAACAAATCATATGGGAATCACTGTAACACTAACAGCAGAAGAAATCCTAAACACACCTAACGACTTCGAACTTGGTGGTCTTGCAAGAAACAAATACTGGCAAGAAAGAAGAAACCTTGAGGGTCCTCCTCAAGATGATGAACATTTCATGATGGAAATTGCTCCTGATGGAAGTGTAAAGAAAATCATTCGACCTTGGACTTGTTCAATCTGTGGTAAAGATACTTCTGAAGTTGAATATGATTATCTTGTAGGATATGACCATTTGGGATGTGTTCTCCAAGGAGACCCAAAGATGGATGAGAAAGACAGATGTGTAATCTGTGGACAAGAATCACCATACCTTCGTTCAACAAATATAAATGAAAGAATTGGATATGTGGAAGGTGGGGGACAAGCTTGTTTCCAACCACACATTTGTGATAAAGTTTAAAATATATTTGGCTGGTAAATTGTGGTTCCCTATCTTTGTGTAACAAAACACAACAATATGACACAAACCACTACCCTTCCCGCAGTAAACATCAACACCAACAACGCCTATTCTTCTGACGTTTTTTACGGTTCATTCAGAACTTTCGTTAAAGGTAAATCTCTCGACGTTTCAGTTTCAAACCACCTGAAAGATATCAACAAAGAATATGAATTCCGCATCGCAGGCAAATGCAAAGCTGGGTTTATCAACATCCACGACACCAAAGGAACTGTTGATGTAATCCGTGGATATGGCAAGAATTCTTTGGTCAACATTCAAGTTAAGAACGAATACGGTCAGTGGATGAACGTTTACACTACAAAAGGTGGTAAGTGGTATTCAATCGACCTTGGTTTCTTAAAGGTAATCACCGTTGGAACCATGAGAACTTGTTTCCCTGACATGTGTGATATGAACTTGTGGACATTGGTTGGAGCAAAGACTTGGGCAGATAAAGCATTCGCGAAATGATGTGGGAAATATATGGATATATCGGGAGCGTCCTCATTTTAGGTTCATTCCTAATTGAGGACGTTTTCCGTCTTAGAGCGGTCAACACGGTTGGCGCAATTTTTTGGTTAGTTTATGGATTCGGAATTTCGGCAGGTCCGACAATTGTTGTAAATTCGTGCGTTATCATCATTCACTCCTATTGGTTTTACAAACACAGAAAAGAATGGACATCAAAGAAAAAATAAAATCAGCTCCCAAATACCCTGGTTGTTACATCTACAAAGATGGCAAAGACCAGGTAATATATGTGGGGATGTCCAAGTTCCTTCCCAAACGTGTTGCGTCTTATTTCAATAAGAAACACGATGACAAGAAGACAAGGACCCTTGTTGAACAAATACGTGACGTTGAGTATCAGATTGCTTCATCTGAGGCTGAGGCTCTCATCATGGAGGAAGAACTCATCAAAATTTACAAACCCAAGTTCAACATCAAAGGTAAAGATGATAAGTCAAGAACTTGGCATTTGTCTTTGACTGGTGGACCATACTCCAAACTTCAAATAACTCATGGGAAAGGTGAGGACACCTGTGGAATCAACTTCACCTCAGGTCAAAGGGCGTATGAAGTTATGGAACTTATCAACGACATCCTTCCACTTAGAACTTGTTCCTATACTTTGAATCAAGAAAACATCGGGGCAGGTAAATTCAAACCATGTCTTGAGTATCATATTGGTCGTTGTAACGCACCCTGCATTGCCTTGGAATCGAACCTTGAATATCTGAAGTATCAATTAATTGTTCGAAAGATATTCGAACTTGATTATAAGATGTTAAAGGTGTTTCTCACAGGAAAAATGCATGAGTTTGCCAAGAACTTGGAGTTCGAAAAGGCGGACAACTACCTCAACAGGGTTAATCAAATCAAAAAACTTGAAGAGAAACTCGAACCCATCCGTGTAAGGAAATATAACAAGATTGCCTTTGGTATAAAAAAGGTTTTGGGTCTTAAAAATCTTCCTTTGATTATCGAGGCGTTTGACAACTCACACAATCAGGGTGACTCAAATGTTGCGGCCTCTGTAAGATATGTGAATAACAAACCTCTCAAGAGTGAATACCGTAAGTATATCATTCGTGAGGAGTCAAACAATGGTAATGATTGTCTGTCATTCGAGGAAGTGGTTTACAGACGTTTTAAGAGACTCTTGGATGAAAAGGGTCAACTACCTGACCTTGTTCTAATTGATGGGGGAATTGGTCAATTAAACGTTGCAAAGAAGGTATTTGAGTCTCTTGGACTTACCAACAGGATTGATTTGATATCAATTTCGAAAGACCAAAAACACAGGTCACAGACCGTTCATACAACTGATGGTAAACAACATCCAATGGATTGGTCCGTTCTCGGAGTTATTCAAGAAGAGGTTCACAGGTTTGCAATAAAGTTTCATAGAGAAAGAGCAGGAAAAAAACTTTTGGCATAATAGGGTTTGTGTCTTATATTTGCACAAATATTTATAGATATGATGTCCAAAAGTTTGGCAATAGCCCTCAATGAAAAAGATGTTGAAAATTCCTACCGACACGAATTCAAAAAGAAATTCAAGGATATGGAAATCACATCTCCTTTTGGATGCGATGGATTCGGAGTTTCCAAATCTCACAAGGTCAGAACTCTTATGGAGTTCAAAGATGATTTGAATTTGTCAAACAAATCTGAACTTGTAAAAGTTCTTGCTCAATCTGTTTTCTATGTAAAGCGTTTCTACGATAAAGGAATTGTTCCTCCATCTACAATTTTCATCGGGGATAGAAACGAGTGCTTAACATTACATGTCAATGATATCATTAAGTATTTAGAAATGGATTTGGATTGGAGTGTTCCACCCTCATCTGCTCATTCAATTACTGATTTAGTATTAACCATGATGAAGGACGAATCAATCAAACCATTCGTCTATGATTCTCATCATTTTCCTGAGTGTATTCAAAAGGTTAAAGACCTCACTGATAATGTTCAAAGAAAAGTTCTCGTTACGGACAAAAACATTACAGAGGTATTCCGTTATTTTGATGAAAAAGTTCTTGTAAAAAATAAGTTCACTACCAATGAAAGAGCGAATCTATTTGTTCAAATTTTGGTGAACAAGGACGACAACTATCTTCACCCTGTCAAGAAAAGAAAGACAGTTGTTTCAAAGGCGTTAGGTGAGGTTCCTGTAGTATCTCGTGAAGCCTTCGAATCATTCTTCGGACACTTTTCGTCTTCTTATACGCCATCTCAGAAACATAAGTTAGCCGCTGTTGTTGACCGCATTGTTGAAGATACTGTTCGTCGTAAACAAGGTGAGTTCTTCACACCTTCAATTTGGGTAGACAAAGCCCACGAATATATCACATCAGTGTTCGGTGAAGATTGGAAAGAAAAATATATTGTTTGGGACCCTGCTTGGGGGACGGGGAATCTTACCCGTGATTATAAGTTCAAAGAACTTTATTGTTCAACTTTAATTCAGGCAGATATTGATACTGCAAATCAAATGGGATATAACCCTGAAGCGGTTAAGTTTCAATATGACTTCTTGAATGATGATTATGAGAAACTCCCTATTGGTTTGAGAAATGCGATTGAGGGAGGTAAGGAGATTATTGTATTGATGAATCCACCCTACACCACGGGTTCGAAAAAAACATCTTATAAAGAAGAGGGACATGATAGGGCGGGTGCAAGTAAAACTAAGATAAATGAAATCATGGTTAAAGAAAAAATGGGAAATTCGGCTCAACAACTCTACCTTCAATTCATATATAGAATTCAAAAAGAGTTCAAAACGAATATTGCAATATTCTCTCCATTAACATGGATTTCAGGACCATCTTCCGAAACATTTAGAAAACTTTTTTTTGGTGAATATTCATTTTCAGGAGGTTACATAATGGATTCATCCAACTTCGCGGATGTGTCTTCTTGGGCACTTTCATTTTCAATTTTCTCAAATAAAAAATAAGTCCTATCTTTACAAAAAAAACAAAATGTTTACATACGATTTACTTGAATTAAATAAAGATTTTCAAATAGAAAATAAATCAACCAAATTTGTTTATAATACAGACCAACTCAAGTCACTAAAAGATTATGCGAAAGGTCAAATAAAAGGGGCGAAAGATGCTCCTCAACTTTCTTCATCTCTGAAAGTGAAACAAAAAGGGTATGGTTCACTATTACCTAATAGTTTTGGTTATTTACTTTCTACCGCCAACAATGTAGGAAAGAGCATGGAAGATGTCGCTTTGTTTACAAGCACCTGTAGTGTTGGTCATGGATTTTCAGTTACTCAAAAAAATTTTATAGAGTCTTTATTATTATTTTCAGTTCGAAGAATGATTACTGCAGATTGGAAAAACGAAAAGGACGAATATCTCGCTCCAAATGAACAACATGAATTGTTCAATCAATTCAAGTATGATTCTGTTGTTTATTCTTTATTCGAGTCTAAATCAAATCAATCTTCTCTTCGTCAAGTTGAATACAAAGACCAATTATGGGATATAAAAAACGAATTCTTTTGGATGTCCTTAGACAAGATGAAAGAACTTGCGGACCAAAACGGATATGATGAACTTTACAACGACGCAAGGACATCTTCAGACCGTTATGTTCACAAAATTCTATTTGGTGAAGAAAGAATCTACGACAAACTTTCTCCTGATGCAAAAGCAGTATTAGATAAAGCAACAGAACTTGTTGAAAGGTCTATGGAACTTCGTCAAGTTATGGCAAACGATGAAAATCATCTCAACTCTTGGGATGCAGGGTATGCTCAACTTAAACTTGTGTGGAAAGAATATTTCCAAGAAGAGTTCAAAGAGTTTCGTCAGTTATATAAGAACTTGGAAGATAGAATGAGACCATTAGTATATGAACTTGGTTTTTTAAAAAAATAATTTTGGTGAATTGTGTGAAATGATTATCTTTGTATTCACAAAACACATCCACCATGACTACCACAACCCAAGTTTCAGTTCAAGACAAAGTTCGTAACTACCAAGGTCAAAACCGTTTCATCCTCAACATGAAAGACGCTCTCAAGAAGTGGGGAGGTTTAACCCCAAAGCAACTCGAAGCCACCGAGAAGGCTCTTAACTCTGAAGTTAAGGTTATCAACAAGGAAGAGCTTCCTGAGGATGTGAAGCGTATCGTTGACTACAAGGGCGAGAACCCTTTCGTAAAGGACATCGCCTCCAAATTTCAGAAGTGGGGTACACTTACCTCAAAGCAAATCTCAGCCGCTGTGGCTCAGATTCAGAAGGAAGAAGATAAGGAGAAGACCATTCGTATGAACTGGCCTACCGAAGGTGAGACCATTAAACTTGGTCGTAAAAAGGGTATGGAACTCAAAGAGACCTACGGTCTTCAGTTTAACCCCATCCTTATCGACATCACTCGTGTGAAGGCGGTGTCACCAAAGGCGGTACAGTTCACAGGTAAGTTGACTATCAAGCGTGGTAAGGTTTGTACATGTTGCATGAAGACTCTCACAGATGAGTTCTCTATGTTGACTGGTCTCGGTAAGATTTGTGCGGGTCATATGGGTGTGGAATATATCAAGGACGCTTCAGAAGCAGAAAGATTCCGTCAAGATTATCTTCGTCGGGTGGAAGAAATTGGTGAATTGACTTTTTGGGTTCCTAAATCCCAAATCAAAAAGTGGGATGGTGAGACTGAAGCAATCCTTCGAGCAATGTAATAAGAACCCCTCCAATAAGGAGGGGTTTTTTTATTTGGTTTATTTGAAATAATTTTTTATAATTTTAAACTATGACAAAACAAGAAGTAAAAGATGCGATTTTTTCTTTAGACTACGTCTCAGGGCAATTGAAAGTTTATGGTGAGAAAAACGATTATGACCACGAGCTTTTACTAAGACACCTCAAAGACGTTGTTAATAAAATCGAATCAGACAAACCATCCAATTAATTTCAAACCTCTCCAATCAGGAGGGGTTTTTTATTTTGTTTTGTATTTATAATCATGAGAGAACTCATCAAAAAAATATTAAGGGAGGCAATTGTTTTGACATCAGACACACCTGATTGGGTGGAGAAGTTTCATGAACTTTCAAAAGAGGAGAGAATTCAATTTATTAAGGACTACAAAGTTCGTATCGAACGTATACTTCCAAAGATTATAGAATTTTTTAAAGTTAAGTTTGGGGATGAGTTGGTGAAGATTGAGATTGGGGAGAAAGGAACTCATTATGGAAATGAAGGTTTCTCCATTCAAAGACCAAACATCAAATTTTACTTTGACTTCAGCAAACAAAAGAAGGATAGGAATTGGTCTTTACTTGCCAAGAGGGAAGTATATAAGGACCTCAAATCTTATTTCAATTTGGATATTGCCTATTATGGAACACCACTCGAATATGAGGTTTTTGAAATGACCTGGACAAAAGTATGATGAAAAGATATATTATTACAGAACAACAAAACGATAGGATAAAAGAAATTATCAAACAGGTTGCTGAGACTTTCACAAACAACTCTGTTATGAAAACTGAGGTTGCGATTGAAGAAGGTAAAGCAATGATGGGTGGAACCTATTATATTCTTCATCCAATATTTTATGTTACCGAAAGAACTATGGGTCCTGATTTTCATTTTTTTAAACACCAACTTGCACAGTTCGTTGAGGATATGGTTGGAGTTCCCGTTCATTCAGCCACCGCAACAATAAGAAATATTAACCATGAAGTACGTAATAACAGAAAATAGGTTAAAAAATTTGATATTATCTTATCTTGATTCAATCGATTGGTGGGAGTGGGATATTGGTGATGGTGAGTTTAATCTTGCAGACGGACAGTATAATACAAGCAAAATTCTTTACAGAATTCAATATTCAAGTATGCATCCACACAGAGAGTTTGAAGTGATTTACCTTAGTGATGGATTAGTTACTCAATTAACTAAACTTTTTTCAATTCCTAATCTCGACGCCATCAAAACCATAATAAATTGGTTCAATGAGAGATATGATAAATCCCTCACAATGGATAATTTTGAGTGGATGCATGAAGAAGACCAAAATGAAGACGAGTAATATGAAATACATTATTTCTGAAAATAGGTTGAATCAGTTTATTATCGACTACCTTAACAATTTGATTGAAAGGAAGGTTGTTAACCGACTTCATCCTTATATTGTAGTATCTCACCAAATTGGGGATGGTGAAGACGATTGGGAGGACATTATGGAATTTGACCACACAGATGGAAGATTATGGGTTAACCGCCACTTCCAAAAAAATATGACCGATATGTTTGCTTTGAGTGAAGAAAAAATGAAACTCTTAATTAAACTATGGTTCGAAAATAAATTCAATGTTAAGGTGGAATTCGTAGAGCCATGAAATACATCATCACAGAAAATAGATTAAACAAGTTCCTTGGAATTGTTGGAGAATCTAAAATAAATGACAAGATTTTTTTATTTCTTGACAGTTACCTTGAGGACTATTCTCCTGAGGAAACTAACAACCTAGTCTTGTTCGGAAAAGGTAAGGAAAACAAGATGGCATATGAGAAAGGTGACCAAATTTTATTCGTTACTGACCAACTTTTCGAACTCGTAAAAATCATGTTTAACCTATCCAAAACAGGAACAAAAGAGGTTTTCAAGGATTACTTGGGTAACATGGGTTACAGGGTCAAAAGGTTCATGTAAGACGATTTTCGGATTTTCAAAGATATTTATAAGAGAATATAAATCCCATCCCATCTCAACTTAGTTGTAGGTGAAGATGGGTTTTTTATTTATAAACCGTTAAATAAAACGAAAATGAAGAAACAATTTTTGTTATTTTTTGCTCTCGTATGTTCGCTAGTAACATTTGCACAAGATAAAAAGGGATGGGATATCTCTGTTGGTGCAACTGTGAACGCTCCGTTAGCAGGAAATGTTGGTTGGGATTCCAAAGCATGGGGTCAGAAAGTTAACTTTCATAAAAAGAATTTGAATGTATCTTTCCAGTTCATGCAAGACAAGGCGTCTTTTGTAAGAATGCCTGTTTTAGTTGGATACCGTAAGCACCTTAAGAAGAACCTTTATGTTGGTCTTGACGGGGGTGTTACTTTGTTCGATGGACAAAAAGGGCAATTTACTTATGTCCCTACCATTGGATACAAGATAAACAAGAAGTGGTGCTTAGAACAATCAATTCTAAGAACTGTAAAAGATGGTAAGCATTCCAACCTTGTAGGTTTGGGTCTGAACTATCATTTATAGTCTAAACAAAATTAAACCTTTTAAAAAACTATGGAACAATTAGAATTTTTATGGCATTGGCACTTTTTATTAGGTGTCGTTGTCGGAGTTGTGGTGGGACCACATATTCTAAAGCTTGTTTCTAAAATCAAGAAATAAGTAAAGGCCCCCGAGAAATCGGGGGTTTTTTTATGTCCAAAGTATTTATAAAACATGGAACTACGCTCCCTCATTTGGAAAGTATTAAAAGAACAAGTTGACCAAAATGTTCTCAATCTCAAAAACAAATATGTAGGTGAGGGAAAGCCCATTTCAGAAGATGACTTCAATAAAATAGTTGAAGTTACGGGTAACAAATTTTATTTATTGAGTTGGCTCACAAAGAAGGTGGGAACTGGTATTATCAAAGCCGAGGATGTATACAAGTATAAAGAATACTTCGACCTATACGAGAAAAATAAGAAAAAGTTTGAATACAAGGACATTCACCTGTATAGGACCGCCGAAGATGTTAAGAAATTTTTGCAAGAGATTGTTAAACTTAGAGAAGGAAATATTGTCTATGATGAAATACAGGGTAAAGATAACTTTGTTTCACAAAATGATATCGAGAAGTTGGAATCCTCAGGTGGAATAAAATACTTGGGGATATATGACAATGGCGACTACAAGTATCAGGTATTCGAAGTTTTTGGTGTAAACAAAGATGTTTGGAAGTTATATAGAGACATTCTAGGAAGATGCAAAGGAAGAGACAAAGGTGCTAAAATTGATATATGTACCATAGGTCAATATAGTTACTTCAAAAATTATCTGACTGACCCAAAGGGTTCAAGTTATTTTTTACTTTTTAATTTGGATGATAGGAGGTCTCCTTATCAATTACATCATGAGTCAGGTCAGTTTATGGACAAAAATGACTATGAAACGCATAAGATAAAACAAATAGATTTTTTCAAATTTGTTGGTGATAGGGTTCCAAAATATAGTATCGAAGCTGAAAATTTTCCAAGCCAATTTGAAATCCCCGTTAAAGATAAAGGTTTCGAAGACGACAATGGTAGAAAGCAGGGTGTGTGGAAATACTTTTACGGTGGAGGACAACTTGCGGGAATTAAGACTTATAAAAATGGTGAAGAAGAAGGGCCTTTTGTTCAATACTATTCCGACGGAAAAATTGAGAAAAAGGGAACCACTTTAAGTGGAGGTTTAGTAGGTGAATATGAAGAGAATTTCAAAAACGGAAAAATTTACAGAAAAGGCACATATAATAATAACGGAAAACGAATAGGTATATGGATGATGGGTGATTGGGACGGAGTTTATAAGAATATGAATTATTCAGATATGACTCAAACGGGCTATACTGGTACAGGTAAAATTAGATATGTTTCCAACATGAGAGACGAACGGGATTCTTACCCATATGGTAAAACTATTTTTTTCGGAAGAACAGGAAAAGTTGAAGCCATGGGTAAAATCGGAGCTACTAAGTCTTACTTAGGTAAATGGACTTATTATTTTCCAAATGGAGCTATTCGCTCCCAAGGTAGTTTTCGAGGGGGTTACCGAAGTGGTCTTTGGACTGACGTGGTCAAATCGAAAGATGGAAACATGTATATTTTCGAGGCTGATTTCTCATTAGGGACGCCATCAGACAAAGTAAACGTTTATGATATCAATGGTGAGTTTTTGAAAAAAGTAAGTCCAAAAAAAATTAATCCACCTTATTGGGAAAATACTTATTTAAGTACAGAAAAATTTAAAGCAATAACATGAAAAAAATCACATTAATTCTGCTCGGTGTATTTGCCACACTTACACTAGCAGCTCAACCGCCTATGAGACCACAAGGCCAAAGACCTCTTCCTAATCAATTTAGAGACTTTATAGACCATCGACAAAGATGGGAAATGGAAAGACCTCAGATTGAAAAGAAAGACGGTAAAGTCATTATAACAATGTCTGAAGAACAATTCAAAAGAATGCAACAAATGAGAGCGGCTCAAAGAATTAGAATGGCTCAACATAAACCACAACCTGTGTGTTCCAAATGTCAAAGACATCATGGTAAACCACACAGAAGAAAAGTTTAATAAATCATGAAACAAATCTGTAATTTCATCACGAAAATAACTTTTGGTAAAGTATGTTTCGGATGGTGTAAAAAGTAAAAGAGCCCCTCATTAGAGGGGTTTTTTTTGTCACAAAATTTTCCTATATTTGTGAAAATATAAATAATATGAAAATAGATTTTGACTCACCGAAAACAACTTCCAAAACTGTTTGGTTTAATGGAGAAACTGATGATGAAAGAAAATTCACAATCGTTGCCACTTGGGATGAGTGGGATGATTGGACTGCGGACTCATCTGAAATTATGTGGGACGATGAAGCTGGTAATGAAGATGAGTGTCAAGAAATAATCCATGAGTTCCTTTCACAAATGAATTCATAATATCGGAATACTTTACTTGTTCAGGGTTTCAGGTTATAATCCCATAATAAATTAATCATTATGAGTATTATCGCAATTATCGGGTGGGTTCTTTCAGTTGTCACCTCTCTTTTTTTAGGTAAAGGAGCAATTGAAAAAATCGTTGGAACCCAAGAAATGGTTGGAAATTTTGCTTACATGAAACTCGAAAAGTATAGAGTTATTACAGGCGTAGGTGAACTTATTGGAGCAATCCTCCTTTCAGTTCCAATGACATCTGTTATCGGTGCTTTTATTATTTGTTGTTTCATGAGTGCGGCTGTTGTTTTACACTTATCTTTGATGGGTGGAAACAAAACAGAAATGCCAGCTCTTGTTGGCTTAGCTGCAGTTATAAGTTATCTCCTTAGACTTTTCTAAAACGAAACGTAAAATTCAAACCCCTCCTTAGTGAGGGGTTTTTTTGTTAATAAAGGTATTTATTTTTATGAAGTATATCATAACCAAATCACAGTTGGCGAAGTTACAAGAACAAAAGGCTTGGTATAAACCGAGCACTTGGTTTGATGATGAAGAAGAGAAACCAAAGGTTACCGATTGTAGTCCTGAAATAATTGAAGCTGAAGATTGGAAAGAACTTTATTCTGAATTGGTTGAAAAGGGAATGATAAAACAGGGAGAAAAACTTCTGATAGTTTGGGGACCTGAACAAAGAATGTATTACACACAAGACGGTAAAACCGCAATCAAAACTGTTATTGTATCAACTGGTGCGAATGGTTTTAACAATCGTCCTGATAATAAGGAAACACCAACAGGTTTGTTACAAGTAAAAGGAAAAGTTGAGGCAAAACCATATGAGGTGATTGTGGCTAAAACTCCAACAGGTAAAATTTTGGGTCCTGACAAAGACTCGATGAGAGTGGATGAGAAGGGACAAAGACACGTGGCTGAGGTTCTCACAGGTATTTTGGAACTCGATGGGTTAGAGCCATGTAACAAAAACGCATTTTCAAGGAACATATATTTCCACGGAACAAACAAAGAGAAAAACTTAGGAACTCCTCGTTCCAACGGTTGTATTAGAGTTTCAAACAATGCAATTCAATGGATGTTGAACTCAATTCCTTCAGGCACCAAGGTATACATAAAACCGTAATTTTCCTTTATAAATTTTATTTTTTATTATTCTTCTCATGAGTAACAAAATCATTGAGCAAGAAAACAAAATGATTGCCGAGATTCTCGACAATTTCGATTTCCGTAAATGTGAAATCGCTATGAAGACTCTTCGATGGACTTGGGCTTTTGATTCAAATACACCCACAATCGAAATGTTGAAATCATCTGCTGTCGGTAGGCTGAGAGATGCTATGGAATTGGCAAAAAAAGGGAAATGTTCGAAAGCAACTTACTTTTCTTCGAGTGGTGGACTCAAGGGAAATGCTTGGGTAAATAGGTATGGACATATCGAGGCAGTTAGATTAGAATTCGTATTAACAGATTGGGATTCAGATGGAGATGTTTAAAAAAGGTGATAAATTCATTCACTTCACAAAATATGGTGGAATCAACAAAGGAGAGGTTCAAGGACTTCATTCCACAACGGTATGGGACTTCGATAATTTATGTAGATATGAATCAATTTCCATCTTTACAACCGAAGGTGTAAGATTAAATTTAGATGGAACGGATGGTCGAATTTACAAAATTGATTCTGAAATGGTCAAAGACCAAGCAAGACAGTTTGAAAAAATGATGAAAAAAGCTTCAGATAAAAAGAATAGACCATCCAAAGAAACAATTCACCACTTAGATGAAGACAAAAAAACCTAGTGCGATAGTTTACGGTTGGGTTTCCACAGGGAAATTCATTTTAGAATCTGATATTTACTTCGAGGAAAGACTTTATGATGAAGTCACCATTTATGCATTACCCTATACCAATGATGTGGCGGGGGATTATACGAAATATCAACCTGATGTTATCCTGTCCTTTATAGATGAAATCGAAGTTCCTCATTATTTCTTAAAACAAAAACATGTTCATTACGAATTCTTACCTCAGGATAACGTTTTAGCAAACATAGTTGTTTGTCAAACGGTATTCAAAAATACTGACTATCAAAGACCGAGATTCTCAATTTTTACACCAACATATAAAACAGGAGAGAGAATAAGGAGAACTTATGAAAGTTTGAAGAATCAAACATTCACAAATTGGGAATGGGTTGTTGTTGATGATTCGCCAGATGACGAGACTTGGAACTTGTTGAAGGAATTTTCGAACATTGATTACAGAGTAAAGATACACAAAATATATCCCACTTCAGGGGGTAATGTAGGGTTAGCTAAAAACAGGGCGGCTATGTTGTGTGATGGAGATTGGCTTTGTGAATTGGACCACGATGATGCACTCATAAGTGATTGTTTGGAGGTTTGTAATGACGCAATCGAAAAATACCCTGATGCTGGTTTCTTGTATACTGATGTATGTGAGTTATACGATGATGGTGAAATGAAGTCTTATGACCATGATTGGTCAGGTAATTGGTATGCTAGACCTGATAACTTTTTTGACTTCGGTTATGCAGGACACTCGTGGGTTTATGCTGATGGACAAAAGTATCTGGCACATTGGTATCCAGATATCAATCCATTGACAATCCGTTTCAACATCTCAATGCCCGACCACATAAGAATGTGGGAAAGAAAGCTCTATCATGAACTCGGTGGTCACAACAAACTAACCCCGGTAGCCGATGACTTTGAAATGATTGTCAGAACATTCTTACATACAAGGTTTATTCACGTGAAAAGAATGTTATACTTACAATACAACAATCGTAATAGCACTGTTGATAACAATGCTTATGATATAAACAGAAGGGCGAGATTAATCAGAGACCACTACGACAAAAGGATTCATGATAGAATCAAAGAGCTTGGTTTCGATGATTGGTATTGGAATGAAGAGAGAGGACACTCCCACAAATTTCAAAACCACGTTCCAATAAAAAAATACTTCGACGAAGAAGGAGTAATGAACTACACTTATGAATAAGAAAGCAAAAATTGTATTGAACTCGATGGTTGGAAATGAATCCAAAACCATCATGAGAATGTTAGAATCAGTGGCACCTTATATTGATTACTATGTAATCCAATGTAATGGAAACGATGACACAGAGTCCAAAATTAATGTTTTTTTTCAAACCAAAAACATTCCAGGTTTCACTTATAAAATCGATTGGAATTTTCCTGGTTGGAATAGAGACCATACCCTACAAAAATGTCTTTCATCAGAACATGGTTGTGACTGGGTTTTGAGGATGGATGCGGATGAGACCCTTCATGTTGATTCAGATTTCGATTGGTCAATTTTAGAAAACACACAAATACAAAGTTACAATATTGCAGCACAAGCCGGCGATACAAATTATTTCAGAACTTGGTTTTGGAATGCTAAATTACCTTGGTTTTTTGCACACGACAAAAGACACGAAACAATTCATCTTCCTGAAATTGGTGAAGATTTTCAAAGAATTAACATGCCCTATGGGCTCAGACACATCGTTTCACAAGATGGTGATACTTGGGCGGCACCAAGAAAGTTTTTAAGAGATGCACTCGAACTGGAAATTGATAAAGTTGTAGGAAACAAGGTTCATGAAGATTACTATCACCTTTGGTATATTGCTAAGAGTTATGCTGATTGTTATGGGAACTCGAGCGAATTACCTTTCGGAAGAAAACACTCAGAAGAATATGCTAGAAGGTCTTTGTGGTATTATGAAAGATTCATGGAATTGACACATGTTTGGGGTGTTGAGAAAAAACCAAAATATGAAGATGAGATGGCTTACTTTGGTTTGATTGTTATGGGATGGTCTTATGATTTCTTGGGTGAACATGCGAAAGCCGAGGAGGTTTTCAAGTTAGCGAGCGAGTTTAGTAAAGATAGAAATGAAAACTTACTTTATCTTGCATTCCATTATGATTCATTAGGTAAAACTCAAGAAGCAATTCAGGTAATCGACAAGATGATGGAACCTGAAAGAAAAAACCCTTTCCCTGTCAAATCCTTTTTAATTGAAAGTAGGGCTTATACCAACACAGGGAATTTTCTTGTTGAATACAAAGAGAGATTGACAAGAAAAACTGAGGAACATGTTATTGATTCTGAAAGTTTCAATTTTGATTTCAAATGATTTTATTGAATTTTCCAAAATATGATTATTTGATAGTAGGGGCGGGACCATTCGGTTCCGTTTGTGCTTACGAACTAACTAAGAAAGGAAAAAAATGTTTGGTAATTGATAAAAGACCTGTAATAGGTGGAAACTGTTATACTGAAAACGTGGACGGTATTCACGTTCACAAATATGGTGCACATATTTTCCATACCAACGACAAACATATTTGGGATTACGTGAATCAATTTGCCGAGTTTAGACAATACACACATAATGTAATTGCGAACTACAAGGGCGAAATGTTTACATTACCATTCAACATGTGGACATTCAATCAACTTTGGAAAGTCAACGAACCTGAAAGAGCGAAACAAATTATTGAGGAGATTAAATATAAGGGAAAGATAACCAATCTCGAAGAACAGGCAATGTCAATGGTGGGTGATGAAATTTATCAGAAACTCATCAAGGGATATACTGAAAAACAATGGAACAAAAACTGTCAGGAACTACCCCCGTCAATTATCAAAAGATTACCTTTAAGGTTTACTTGGGATAGTAATTACTTCAATGACAAATATACAGGGATGCCAATTGGAGGTTATACTCAAATATTTGAAAAGATGTTACAGAAATGTGATGTTGAATTAGGGGTAGACTACTTCGAATCGAAGTTATATCATGATTCGCTAGCTCAAAAGGTAATCTACACAGGTCCCATAGATAGATTTTTTGACTACCTTTATGGAAATTTAGAATATAGAAGTTTGGAATGGGAAACAAAACGTTTGGAAAAAGATAATTTTCAAGGGGTTCCCGTGGTTAACTATACTGACCGAGAAACACCATACACAAGAATATTAGAACATAAGTGGTTTGACCCACAAAATCAAAAAGGAACAATTATTAGTTATGAATTCCCTGCAGATTATAATGGTGAGAATGAACCTTACTATCCAATAAGAGACGATAGAAATACCCTAATTTACGAAAAGTATAAAGAATTGACGAATGATTTACCAAATTATTATTTTGGTGGTAGATTAGCAACATACGTTTATTACGACATGCACCAAATAATTGCACAAGCGTTAAATTTGGTTAAGCAACTTGACTAAGATGTCTTTATACACTATACTTCTGAACTAAATACAAATTTATGAATATTAAACAAGCATTGAAATACAAGAACAAACTTGTAAAAAAAATCGGAGACGCGTTTCAAAAAGTGTATACATACAATACTGTTACCGATGGTCAGAACAGACCGTATGATGTTAACGATGCGCTTATGGAATATTTCAAATTGTCTTCAGAGTTGGTAAGTCTAAAAGAAAAAATACACCTTGCCAACCAACCAATATATGGTAAGATTTTTTTGATGTCCGAACTCAAGTCTCAGGCTCAAAAACTAGCCGCTCTAAGTTGTGAAGAGGGTAAAAGTAAAAACCGATACAGCGATGAGACTGAATATAAGACAAGTGTCATCAATATTATCTCAAGGGATAATATGATAAAAAATATCGAGGACCAAATCGAAATGTTACAGGATGAGTTAGATGCTCACAACGCAACAACTCAGATATAAGTTATAAGGTCGGGTGGGATTGTGATAAAATCAGAGAGATAGTTGGCTTCATGTCAACCAGCAACAATTATAGTATGTGATATCCGATGAAGATTTTGTTTAATCAAGATTCAAATCTCAAGTATTCAAAAACAGACCAACCCTCATCCAATCAAAATTCATATAACTTTTTGATTTTTGAACTTTCTCCCTGACCTTTCCCTTTCATGGATATTTATTTACATGAAAGTTTGTCTCAAAAACATATCAAAATCAAATTTATCGGATTCAATTGATGTAATTAAGGATTTTTGTCAGTTATTACAAGATGAATTGAAATTAAAAAAAGACGTTCATATTCATTTTGAAAATGAGAGAAATGAAAATATGACAACAGGTGTTAGAATGCCCGAAAGTGAGATTTTTGTTCTTTGTAAAGGTAGACTTTTAATTGATATTTTAAGGACGTTAGCCCATGAATGGGTTCACGAATATCAACATCAGTCAATGGGTGTTCCTGAGGATGAACCTATACAAGATATTGGAGGTCCTGAAGAAAATATGGCGAGTGTTCTATCATCCGTCTTTTTGAAAAAGTTTCAAAAACAATTTCCTCAACATATAAAAAAAATATTCGGAGAGTGATTTTACGTGAACAAATATTAAGAATTAAAAGACTCATAAATGAGTTATCACCTGATTCTTCAGGTGTTCAGGAATTTCTTGATGACGTGAAAAAACATCCTGAGCTCCTCAAACATTTGAAATTTAACAAATTCAAAGACTTAGAAGATTACGTCTATGATGCTGGCATTTCAGATTTTGATGACCTAAGAAATGAGGTCAACTATTTTATGGAGAGAAGGAAAAGATACTTGAAGTCAGAAATGGACGAAATAGAAAGAGTAGTTCAAGATTTGAATAGAGACGAAAATATCGATATATCTGTCGAAGATGTTTATCGTGCATTAGACAACGCCATCGAAGTTAAAATACCCGACGAGGTTTGGAACAATCTTGAAAATACGGAATGTAATCAAATCAAAAAAGGTGAGATGAAAAAAGTAATGGCTCTTGCAAAAAAGTATAACAAACAAGACCCACGAGAGTTGAAAAAAGCCCTTCAAAGTGGTGACTACAAAAGACCACTAATACTCAAATTTGGTGACAGATTCCATTTAGTTGCTGGTAACACAAGACTTTGCACTGCAGCTGCGATGGGAATCAAACCACAAGTTCTCATAGGAGAGATATTTTAATAGACAATATATTTGAAGATACAAAATATTTTACTATTTTTGTATCGTGAATACAACTGCGAAAGAGTTAAATATTAAGTCAAGAACAACAGGATTTGCATCTCCCGCCGAATCTTATGTAGACAAACGTTTAGACCTCAATGATTTAATCATTCAGAACACGTATACGACCTTTTATTTCCGTTATATGGGTCCAAACACACTTGGAGTCAAGACAGGAAATATCCTCGTCATAGACCGTTCTATTGACCCTACAGAAGGTGAGTTAGTTGTCCTCACAGAGAAAGACCATTTTAAAATTAGAAAATACGAAGGACAAGAGAATGTTTGGGGGAGAGTCTCTTGGATTTTAAACAAGTTATAAGATGAAGAATTTAATTATCATTGCACATCCTGACAAACAGAGTTTTTGTTACAACGGAATACAAAAAACAATTGCAGATACCTTAGAATCTAATAAAGAAGATTTCTATATTGTAGACCTCTATGCGGAAAACAAGACATTTGATTTTGGTAAAGATAAAGTTAGGGAATATAAAGACTTAATTACATGGACAGATAGAATATATTTCATATCTCCTGTTTGGTGGTTTAGGACAACACCAATGTTAGAGGCGTTCTTTGACCAAATATTCACACCAGGGTTTGCATACAAGTTCATACCAGTCACAAAAAAATACGGATATCCAAAACCTTTGTTGAAGGATAAAAAGGTTCGAACTTATTTGACTCATGGTGCACCATCATTACCCGTCCTTACTTTATATCTAAACTCAGTTAAACTAAGATTAGTAATGGGGGTTTATTCATTTGTTTTTGGTTGGTTCAGAACAAAGACACGTCAGTTTTGGAGTGTTCCATTCGTGAGTCAAAATGAGAGATTGGTCTATCTCGATAAAGTAAAATCAGATGTAAGAGGAGATTTAAAAAAATGAAATATAGAACAAGAAAGTTAATTAAACCGAGTGATTTGAATGCTAGGGGAACATTATTTGGAGGACAAGTTTTAAAGTGGATTGACGAAGAGGCTGCAATATTTGCTGTCTGTCAATTAGGAGAAAGAAACATTGTAACCAAAGCGATGAGTGAAATAAATTTTGTTTCAACCGCAGTGGTAGGTGATATAGTGGAATTTGGTATGGAACTGATTAATGTTGGAAATACCTCAATTACAATTGCGTGTGATGTTAGAAACAAAATGACAAAACAATCTGTAATCAAAATTGACAAAATTGTTTTTGTTAATTTAGATGAGAATGGAAAACCAAAACCACACGGAAAACCTAAAATAGATAAAAATGCAGTCCAATAAAAAAATCGGTATTGTAGATTGTAACAATTTTTACGTTAGTTGTGAAAGAGTTTTCAATCCAATCTCCATTGGGAGACCTACAGTTGTTTTATCTAACAACGATGGTTGTGTTATTGCCCGCTCTCAAGAAGCCAAAGCCCTTGGAATCAAAATGGGTGAACCTTTCTTTATGAAAAAAGACTTCATGGAAGAACATAGATTCTGTGTTTATTCATCAAACTATAACTTGTATGGAGATATGTCAGACAGAGTCATGACAACCATAAAGAAGTATGCTAAAGAAGTTGAGGTCTATTCTATTGATGAGTGTTTTGTGGATTTTTCTAATATACCCGATGATGAACTTTTAGATAGATTACATCTTATTCGTAATGAGGTTAAAAGACTTACAGGAGTTCCTGTTTCAATAGGTGTCGGTCCAAATAAGACATTAGCCAAACTTACATCACATATAGCCAAACAACAACAATCATACGATGGTGTTTGTTCATATTGGAGTTTGCATGATTTTAGGGAATCACTTTACACAATATCTGTAGATGAGGTTTGGGGTATTGGTAGACAGTGGAATAAAAAATTAAAAAACTTAGGAGTTGAGAGTGTTGGTCAATTTGTTATGATGTCTGATAGTATTGTCAGAAAAATGATGAATGTAAATGGACTTAGAACAAAGTGTGAACTTCTTGGTATGTATTGTCATCCTGTAAAACCATTACCAAAGTTAAAAAAGAACATAGCATCAACAAGGTCATTCGGACAAGACGTAAATGATTTTAATCAATTATCTGAGGCCATGTATACATATATTAAAAACGGGGTGAAAAAACTTATTGATAATGAAATATCACCAAACCGAGCAACCATATTTTTAAGTGGAAATGTTCATAAAGGTGAAAAACATTACTCGAGTAAACAGATTACATTTCAAAAACAAACAAGAGATGTGGATGAAATATGGAGCCAGGTATATCCACACTTAAAGAAAATTTATAACTCAAGTAAGAATTATAAAAAATGTGGAATTATATTTAATGAACTTATGCCCGAGAATATAGAACAACCCACTTTATTTACAACTTCAATACAGTTAGTTCAGGCACCCATAAACAAAAAAAAAGAGTGGGAGATGAGACAAGATTTCATGTCCCAAAAGTATACCACATCTTGGGATGAAATACCCAAAGTTTTCGTATGAACATATCAGAAATTAATAAATCATTTGTTTGGTTACAAGCTAGAACAGGTTCGGTTCATTGTGTAAAAGTTTTGAAAAACTACGGATTTTCAACTTACAAAAAAACGCCTGATGGTTTGAAAGTAATCCCGTTAAACAATAACCATTCCTTCGATTATCCAAGCGGACACAAAGATTATATTTTTTTATCTACGGCTCGAAATCCATTTTCAAGAATTTTATCTTTTTATAAATTTAATCACAAAAATCCGAATATTTGGAGTCCTGAAAGTTTTCAGAACTATTTTTATATGAACTTTCCTAAAACAACATTGAGATGTATAATTTGGCCATTTAAGGAAAGGACTCCGGATTATTTTATCAGAATCGAAAATCTTTATGATGATTACAATAAAATACCTTTCATAGCAAATTCCGATTTCGATAAATTAGTTCAAATTAGAAATTTATGTTCTATTAAAGATAATGATACCGATGTCATAAATGACGTTGACAAATATTTCACTCAGGAAATCAAAGATATTATTTTTTCCTGTTCTCAAGACTACTGTAGTATGTTAAACTATGATTATCCATTCTGACAATGAGAACAACTAAATTGTTAAATATATCTGAGGAAATGAAATCATTTCTTTGGACACCACCCAAAACAGGTTCACACCATGCGGTAACAGTATTCAGTTGTCTACCTTTCACTTTCATGGAGTGCAGTTCAGATAGGTCTGAAGTTAAGAGGAAATCCAATTTTCCAGGTCATTTCCACAACACGGATTTGTTTGACGGTCACGAAAACTACTCTCTCATTTGCACGGCTAGAAACCCACTCACAAGATTGGTCTCAGCCTACAAATTCCAAAACCAAGTTAAGGAAATCAGTCCAAAAGGATTCAAGGAATTTTTTTCGAATTACATCAGGAGCACATCATTTGATTATTTTCTTTCAGGGACTGTCGAAGTTCCTAGAGTTCCTGATTTTTATGTCAGAACCGAGAGTTTATATGAAGATTACGTAAAAATTCCATTCATATCAGATAGTAATCTTTCCAAATCAGGTTTATTGAAAGAGCTTTGTGGAAAACTCAAAAATGAGTCCCACAGGGAGTTGGATTTAAAAGAATGTTATACAGATGATATGATTGAATACTTATACGAAAAAAATCGTTGGTATTTTGATAAATTGGGTTATGAACCAAAAATATGAGTGATAAGAAACAAACAGGAATTTTTATTCCGATTAAGGTTGGTGATATAATTTACACGGGTAGATTTAGAAATAGAAGAACCACGGTCAAGACAATCGGTGTTGATGAATTTGGTATGCCAACAATCAATGGAAAGCGGGTTTGTAATTTCAAAATTACGAATAAGGAGAAAAAAGATTAGATTTTTTTGTGATAAATCGATGCAACAAAGTAATCGATATCTCCACCTGATTTTTTGAATTCCTCCTCAGGATTTATTTTTACAAAATCGTTTTTGGATTTACCAGTATCACTTGAACTATCCTTATACCAAACATTCGAATATTTTGGTAAAACTTTCGACCATATTCTGAATGAACCTGTGAACAACACCGAACTACTCATAAGGTAATCACAGTTCTCAAGTATCGAAAGATACATTTTAAGACCATAACCCATCCCGATTAATTTTCTCTCGGCTGCAGATGTTTGAACAGTTAATGAATTACCTTTCATATTCGCCTCATCTGTCGAAATTTTACCTACAAAAATTTGAAACATTGGGTCAAAAAAATAAAACTCTTTCTCACTCCCGTTTTTATTGATAAAATAACTCAAACCTAATCCTGCTGATTTGAGATTGAATATTTTTTTTGCTAAGTAGTAAGCGAAACCCGTTAATGAGTCGTATCGAGTAAGTTCTCTTGGCTTGGTTTGTTGCCTTAATCCGAAGTAATTGTATAAGTCGAGGAGTTTGTAATCGGTGATTTTTGTAGGCTGATAACCCAATTTATCAATGTAATATTTTTTTGCTAATTTGGAAAATTCTTTGAACTTCAATTTCTCACTCATCATCTTTAAAAAATCCTCTAATGGTTGAGTTTCGAAATGGCCTCTAGACCTGTGAAGTTCATTTATTTCTATATCTTTTTTTTCGTAAATTAACATATCAATACTTATTCGTCACACTTTTTTGCCGTAGAACCGACCATCACATCAATTCCCGTAAAATTTTTTATAGATTCTTTGACACCGTTTCTCATTCTCTTTGCAACAAATTCAGGTTTTGTTTGAATTGATTGGACAAAGTCGATGTTCAGAATAATGTATACCCAAATATTATCGTGCTCATCAAGTTCCTTATCAATGAAGAAACCACATATCCCTTCAACATCCCATTGATTGAGGAAGTTTTCGAGAACCGAAACAATTTTATCATGTTTGTTTTCCATTATTAATAAATATAACAAAGAAATATTCAAAACAATTGTTTGGACCTCAGATATTTATTTTTGGATGAATCTGCAAGAAAACATACGAAGAATCAGAGTTCTCATGGGGGAAGCGGTCGAAGACGAAAGTTTCGAAATATCCTATGACGTTGACCCTAAAATTAAGGATTTACAAAATTTCTTAACATCAAAGAAATATTACATTGGAAAGTTTGGTCCGAACAAGGATGGTGTTGACGGGAAGTATGGTCCATTCACAAAGGCGGCACACGAGGCATTTAAAGCTGGAATGAAACCAGAGGTTTTCAACAATCGAAGAGAACAAATTGCGCAGAAATATATTGGTGATGTAAAAGATGAGACACTCAGTAAAGAGTTCAATTTTCACTTGATTCCTGATGGGAAAAATAATTACCGTTCTGCACAGATACCTGTAACACTTAATGGTAAAGATTATTTGTCAGAGCTTATCGACAAATACCGAATAAAAACTATCATCAGATTCAACGGAGACGGTCGTGATTCAAGACATTACTCGACACACCCGATGACAACAATACAATCAGAAAAGAATTTAGCAGAATCAAAAGGGGTTAAATTCTTTAAACTTTCATCTACTAAAGACCAAGATAAAGTTAATTCATTACTTAGCCAAGGTAATGTTCTCATACACTGTGCTCACGGTGCCGATAGAACAGGTGGAAATGTTGGAGGTTACCTTTACCAAAACGGTTGGGGTGACACTAAAAAAATATGGGATTATACAACTAACTACAATGGTTGGAACCGAATGCTAATGTCTAATCCAAAACTTTTTGTCATGACAGGGTTTTTACCACAAGCACAAAAATTCGGTGTGAAGGATTTAGAACAAGCCATAGACTTAGCCAATAACAAAAAGACGATAACTAAAGGTAAGAATACTATTTCTCAAGGTAAAAATATCATTATTGGGGATTCACAAGTCCCATATGTTGATATGAATACAACTAAAGCGTCGAGGTTGACCAAATCAGGTGGAATTGATGGTCTTTGGGAAGGTGGAAAAACTGTTTCATGGTTGACAGACGCAGTTTCACAATATCCCAAGAGTAATGACGTTTCCAATGTAATTATAGTAATTGGGACTAATGGGGGATTTGGTAAATTTACCAAGGATGATATACCCAGATTGTTTAGCGTTCTGAAATCAAAGTTTCCAAACGCTAACTTTTACGTCGTTCAAGGTTCTTGGGGATGGGGTGGATTGAAAAACATAACAGAAAAAGAAGTGAGAAATTACTATAAACAATTTAAACAACAGGGGGCAACCTTGATTGAACCACCGATAGGTAAAATTGAGCCACATTCGAATCATCCTATTTATCAATCTATTGGTTCGAGTATTGATGGTATGTTATAAATAAAAAGGAATGAAGATAAGATTAACTGAAGAAAAATTAGTCCAAATTATAACTGAAATTGTTGAACAAGTTAATCAACAACCAACAAAGTTATTGGAGGTTCCTCATTTTTTGCAATCAGATGATAGCACCTGTGGACCCGCATCACTCAGGATGGTATTTGGTTACTACGGAAAAAACATGAGTGAAAAAGATATTGCGGAGATTTGTGACCATACCTATGAATTGGGGTGTAAAAGTGAAGATATGGCATGTGCTGCAGAGGCACTCGGATTTGATGTTTATCTTAAAAATAATTCTACAATTGATGAAGTTATTAAGTTGGTTGATGCTAACGTCCCTGTAATTGTTGATTGGTTTTGTGGTGACCCACCTGAAGGTCACTCTTCAGTTGTTATAGGGTATAATGATGATAACTTATTCATACTTGACCCTTACTTAGAAGAAATGAGGGTTGTCAGTAAAACTGACTTCAGAAGATGTTGGTTTGACTTTTACGAAACGCCAATCAATCCACAAAACTTATACGTCGGACAAATAATTGTCATAAGACCTAAGTCGGGTCAAAAGATGGAACAAACAGAAGGAGAACTGAAAGAGAGATGCTGGAAAGGATACACCCAAAAGGGTATGAAAACGATGTTTGGGAAAAGATACCCAAACTGTGTAAAAATAAAAAAATAATGGCACAGAAAAAGAAAAAACCGAGACCTATGAGAAGCAAACGCTCAGGGATTAAAACGATGAAAAGAATAAACAAGAACCATGAGGTTCTAAAAAACTTTAAATAATATGTGGCAAGCAAATGTAACAATTCAAAACAACACCGAATATAATTTAACCATAGACGGTGTGGGTCTTGGTAATACAACCATCGGAGCAAACTCAGAGACACAATGGTCATCTCAGGAAGTTCATAATACCAAATCATTATTGTTTTGGGTGGAACCAAACGTATGGTATATGCAAGGGAATCTTTCATTTGGTCCTGAGGCGGGAGTCTATGTCGATAGAGGATGGATGGCTGATGGAGTTCAAACACTTAAAATGACAGCAACTGCAAATGGCAAGTCGTGGACCCAAACATCAAACGGCGGGGAAACACTATTAGCGTGGAATGAATTCGAAGATGGGGGTGATATAACTCTTACTTTCGAACATCAATAAAATTAACCCTCACAGAAATGTGGGGGTTTTCTTTTTCATATTCAATATTAGATTTGAACATATGAAAAACATTCCATTATTTAGAACCGTAAAACACACTTATTATGAAAGGTGTGATGTCCAAAAAGAACAATATACCATACAAGTTAAGAAGAAGTTTTTATTCTTTTGGGAAAGATGGTATACAATCAAAGAAATGGTTTGTGGATGGGGTGATTGTCACACCACAGCAATTGTATTCAAAACAGAATCGGAAGCAATATATGCAATCAAGAATTTGAAAAACGGTTATCTTGCCGATGGATGGACAGGAGAAGTCTCTACGGTATTAGATTTTAATAAGAAGTTAGAATATTAGTTTTTGGTGGGGTAAATGTCAATCTCATCAATATCACCACCCAAAGTCTCACTAACCCAATCAGCAACGATATCAAGAACCTTGCTTTCTCTAATGGAGAATGTCTTTTTCAGTGCATCAACAATTCTGTGGTGGATGTGAAGACTACCAACACCATTGTGTGGAGGAGTATCTTCGTCGTCGTCCCAAGAATTACCTGGCCCAAACCAAAAATAGTTCATGAGTTCATTACCATCATTATCAAACATATTAATCCTCCATGTATTACCGTCTTTTACATATGGATTAATTTCTTTTCTAAAGTCTTTGTTAGAGAACATTTCATTCAAGTATCTGTATATCAAAGAATGAAGTTGTGTTTGTGTTATAATATATCTCATGATTATTTATTTACATAGGTTACAACGATTGTTATAGGGTGTTCTTCGTGTGGGGAAAAATAATCATTTGGTTGCAGTCCCGTGGTTTTGATTCCGAAGAAGTTATATATTTGGTCTCTAATTTCGCGTTTAAACATGTTGGCTTTATGTTGTTTTTGGTCCTTATGCTGCGGATTAACAATATACCTGTCGTCGATTTCCTCGAAGTAAAATATGATACTATACTTACCCATTTTACTGCCCTGAACATAAACATCATAGGGGGAATATAATTCCTTAACAAATTTAACAATCCTATTTACTTCTTGTTCGACGGTCATTTATCCTCAACTTTTTTAAAATCAACGATTATGTCTCCCTTACCACTCGGACCAAGCATTTTATATAAAGTCGCGGTCTCTTCCATAATCTCAATAGCATCTTTATGCTCAAGTGGTGGATTAAAATAATAAGTAATTCTATACCAATCCTCATTCATATAAAAGTTAGAAACATCCACTCCAATAAGTGAATTATACTTCTTTACAATCAATTGTTCTAATATCTTCTGAAGTGCTTCTCCCATATCCATAAATATAGTAAAAAAAGATTATCCAATTAATTCGTTCAGTTCATATCGGACACAAATACATTCCTCACCTTCGGTTCGGAAGTGTCCTCATTCACTTCACTCTTTAATTGTATAATCGAACTGTTAAGTAATCCTTGTTGATTCATACAAGATTAAAGATAACCCCCCACCTAATAAACCCCCCGCATAAGTGAGGGGGTAAAATAATTTTTTGTAAGAAGAAAAATATTTTTTATTTTAGCTCATAAAATAATTTATGAGTCAAGGTTATTGTTACATTGGAAGAATGGTTGACCATCTTGGTAATTTTATAACGAATTATTATAAGTTAGGTCGGTCCATAGATTATAAATCCCGAGAAACCGCGTTAAATTCTACACACATGCCTGTGGACGTTGTGTTTATACGTATATTCCAAACTAATCACATGAGTTCCTTAGAAAAGGCCCTCCACGCATGTTTCGAAGAATATAGAGTTACTAAAGAATATAACGATAGAAAAAGTATTACCACTGAATGGTTTGATTGTGATGATGAGGATTTATTACACAAAAAAATTACTAAACTTACCAATTATTTTCCCGAAACACTTGAACTTGATTTAACTGAATCAATTGTCTCAGATTCAGGGACCACTCAAACTCAAAAAATTGAGATTTTAGAAAATATCAAAAAAGTCAGGTCTTCAATCAAAATCTTTATTGATAATACTGAATTTGTCGCGGATACAACTATTGATAGATATGTTCTTCTTGGTCAGTATCTCTCAACCAATTTCTCACCTGAAGTTTTACTTACCAAGTTACCCAATTACTTCAAAAAGACAAAAGATGAACTCCCTTCGTCTATGACTTCAGACCCAAAAAAAATGAACAGAAATAGCTTCATTCAGTTAGAAAATGGTCTTTTCTTCATTACATGGGGAAATGTTAAACAAAGAACGGGCATGATTGATAACATCAAACAATCACTATCTATCCCTATCTCATATGAAGTTTATCAAGTTTAGATTATACAACAAGTTCATTCACTACGGACACAATACATCCCTCACCTAAAGGTTCGGGAGTGTCCTTCATTCACTCACTTGTTGTATAATCTTATTTCGGCGAGAAAACTATAGTAACATCATAACCAATAGCATCAAGATATGACCTAAGGTTTTTGATTGTTATATTACCATATTCGTATCTCTTTTCGATATCTGAAACAGCTTGTTTACTTATCTTCATTTTTTTACCAACTTCTTCCATACTCATCTTCTTCTGTTTTCTTAGACTAGCTAAATTACCGTGTTGTTTGTTATCTGACTTATATGGGGGGAACTGACTGATATAGTCAATCAATTCTTTATTAGGATTAAACCACTCTCCTCTGGTATGGTAATCGTTAAATTTAATATGTAATTCTTTTTCGGTTTTATCATTTCCTTCACAAACCGCTAACACTTTTAACTCATATGGTGAAGATGTCTGTAAGTTACTTAGTCTATTTTTAATATCTGTAGTGAAACCAATTTTAATGTGTTTGGTTTCTAAATTTTCTATAAAGTATATCATAGTAATAAGTATCACCCATTTAAGTAAAGTTATAACTTTACTTTTACATAAAAAAGTAAGACTACACAGTATATGAACTTGACTTTTCCCCCACCCATAAGTTCCCCCCACTCAGTGAGGGGACAGATGAGATGGTGATTACATAATCGTCTAATGAAACGATATTATAGACAATCGTATATTCACACGATATAATGACATATCGTATAACGAAACGATATATGATAAGTTATAAACATGATTACAATATACAACACTATCGTGATAAACTATAATCATATCTATAACTTTTTACCTCCACATTTTACCACCATATACTACTTGTCCATCGCTACAGGGAGACAAAATGTCCCTCTCGTTGAAGGTTAATTAATACACATTAAAGGTTCACTACGTTCACTCCCCCCGTCTCATACTTAATCTTCCTTTTTTTGCTAAGAAACATACATATTAAAAAACTGGTCTTCCTGATACCGTGAGAGGGGAAAAAGTGGTCTTTACACTATCTACATGACCATAAGTGGTGGGAAAATGTGGGAATGAGTGGTGGGGAAAAGTGGGGGAAAATGGGTCGAGGGGATTATCCCCTATGCAACGCTCCCCTGACATTATGACAAAATCAAAAAAAGTTATCCACATTTACCCCCAACGAAAGAAAAGTTTTCCACACTGACATAGCGTCAGGACCAAAAGAAGTTTTCCACATTCTTTATTTTTATATGTTCCTAAACTATGTTTAATGGGACCATGGACAAACTGTCATTTGATATCACACTGATTACCCCTGACCGAATATCGGTGGAGGTAAGTTTCAAGCTCGGGGACCTGAGGGAACACTTAGGGATTTTATATTTCGAGAAGGCAAAGACGGGGTTTGTAAGAAAACCTATCGGACTAAACGCATGGGCATGCGTGGATGCAAAAGTGGAGGGACTCTATACGAAAGACGAGTCCATTACCCCAACTCAGATAATAGAGAAGTGTAGGGAGTTAATAAGAGGGGCGGGGCTCTAAGGTTTCTTTTTTCCAAAGAGAATATCCCACACACCAAGGATAATGTAGCCAACAAGAAGGGCTTTTAAAAATCGTCTCATTTAATCTTTTGTTTGTTTGATGAAAAATGCAACAAGGGCTCCCACGAAAAGGTAAGCCATAAAGTTCGGGATATGATTCCAACCCCAAACAAACAGAAACCCAAGAATAAGAAAATAAATAATTCTTAACATAAGTTATTTTTTATATCGGTCCAACATTTCGAAAACAATTTTTCATTCCCCCTCGCCTCAACTTCTTGTGGGTGTCTTCTATATCCAACTTCCCTTAATACCTTCGAATATCCACGAAGGTCCTGAAGAAAATGGGTATACTCATGAATGACAACCTTCACCACATCTCTCACCGACTGACACATATTTCTGTGGACGATGATGGTATTCTTTTTGGGGTCATACATCCCATAACAATTTTCCCCATGGGTCTGAGTCAGAACCCTAAACTTAAGTTTGGTCCTCTTCCTTTTTTTTCCCATGTTCTTCTCACACCACATAATGGTCTCACCAACCACGTCCCTAATATATGGGGTGGTCATCGTGATGGTCGGGGTTTTAAGATATAACATAAGGCAAAGATACGACAATTATTTCATTCCACCAAAAGAAATCTTATCCATGGGGTATAAGCAAGCTACCTCTGATTCAGCTCCAAGGGTTATTCCCCAGCCCGTCCATACACTCCCGCTTCAGACATAACAAAGGTCCGAAGTATTTATGATATAACCAAATTTATTTTTTTTAATGCCTGTCGAACAACATAACTATGTAACCAAAGATGAAGTGGAAAGCTCCTATGAGTATAAGTTAATCAAAAGGATTCTTAAAAGGGAATACCCATGGATTATAGATATCAGGGTCCCAAGTGATGAGGAGATAAACCAATATAACCTCATCTTCCTCGACGTGTTCGTGGACCCCTTCATCCTACAAAAACAAACGGGGTGGCCAATGGTATCATACCTAAGATATTATTTGGATAAAAGACTTGGTCATCACCTCCCAAACACTTATGAAACCTCATACCTCGCCACAATGTTTAATGTGGATAGAGAACAGACACAAGATATACAAGCCGACGTGGAGAAGACAATGAAATCTGTATCCACATCTAACGCAATCCCCGAAGACCTTAAGATACGTAAAGGTAGAAGCTTCGTGGTGGGGTCATGGATTATCCCCGAGATAAAAGAGATACCATCTGACGCAGTATTCACTGAACGAAATCGGACATTCTGACAAAACCAAATTAACTTTTCCACATCCTATCTGTTGATAAATGTATAGGGGGTGGGAATAACTATTTATCCACAACACCCCCCTTCGGCATGGGGGCATACCCCCCTATGGGGGCCCCCCTCCCCCCGTATCCCCCCTTATGTAGGTCAAAATGTCAGTTTTGGGGGGGATAATACCTTGAATAACGCAAAAAAAATTTTTGGGAAAAATTGTCCTTTTTCGGTATATTTATAATAAAATTATTTATATGTCAAAAGTTATAAAACTTACAGAACAAGATTTGGTTCGTTTGGCGAAAAGAGTAATTCAAGAACAATCAGAGACTTTAGAATCTTTTTTACAAATGGTAAAAAAAGATTTTTTAAAGAAAGGATTCAAACTTATTAAAAGCAATTATTCACTTTTATCAATGTACAAGAGACCTTACACGGTTGATTTTTATGATGAAGGAGGTCAAAAAAAATTGATTTTAAGTGACACGGGGACAAGTCCAGAATCTACAATAATTTATTTGAATAACTATAGTATGTTCGGACCTTTCGTTGTAGAATATTTTAAAGGTGGAAAAAAAATCAAAACAGAAAAATTGGATGGATATAAAATTGGGCAACTTCTCCAAAACTTTGGGTAATAAAGAAATTTAACTATAAACATGACCCTCTTCCGAAACGAAGGGGGTTTTTTAATTTGAAATTTTTGGGAAAAAAAAGAACATTTCTTATTTTTGTGTTATGGAAAATTTATGGATAAAATCACATCAGTTTATTTTGGATTGTAATGTTGGGGACCATTATATGAATGGGAGTAATAAGGTCTCGGTTGTTAGAAGGTCACCGAAAAGAATATATTTTTCAAATGGGGAACTTATAACAATCAAAAAAAGTAAACATGGGTTTTATCATTTGTCGGGTAGGAATGTAAACCAAGTATTGAGAGATATTGAAGGTTATATTCTTTTTCTAAAACACGACCATTTGATTTAATTTATCCTTCAACTGAGAAAAAAATTTTTGGGAGTATTTATTGGAAACATATTTTATGAATAGAAGTTTCAGTAAAATAAGACATATTCAGGAATCAAATTTAATGTTGGAAAAAAGATTATTGAAGGAACAACCTGAAAGTAGATTTGGTATGCACAATCTTTCTGAACAATCAACTCCTCAAACAATAAAATCAGACCCTAATGCGGTTAAATCAACTGAAGAACTAATAAAAAATATTAAATCAGGTTTTTGTATTCCCTCATATGAGTATGGTTCTAGAACAAGAATAGATTGTAAGGATAAAAGATATTATGAAATAAGATACTACAGACGATTCGGTCAAAGTTAATCTGAAATAAGACCCTCTTCAATTACGAAGGGGGTTTTTTCTTAAAAAAATTTTTTGGGAAAAAATTGTCCTTTTTGGGTCTATTTATAGTAAAATAAGTTATATGTCGAAAATTATAAAATTAACTGAATCCGACTTGTTGAATTTGGTTAAGAGAGTTATAAAAGAACAAGCACCTATGGCTCAAGTTCCTTTGTTAACTGTTCTTGCAACTCCAGCTTTGGTTAATGCTTCAAGCGACGGAACTGGTACAATTTATCTTTCACAAAGAGACAACAAAGGACAGAACATTCCAAACACAACTTACAAATACAGTGTAAAAGGGGTGTATGACCCAGGTTCATTTTTACCTAACGTGCCTTTTAATGTAATTTTGAGAAATGTTAGAAGAGACAGACAAGGAACATTACTGGGAGAAGCTCAACCATCAGGTAATGCTATGAAAAAAATCATGAAAGAATTAATTCCTACCGACGCTCTGACCTCCGATGGATGGATGAAATTTAGAGTACCTCAAGACAAACTAAATGCGGGATTACAATCTTTGGCTGGTAATCAAGGAAAAAGTGCAACTATTGACGCGGGTAATGGTGTAAAAATTAAGCTCTCTTTAATTTAATTATATTTTTTTAAAACAAGACCCTCTTCTGAAAAGAAGGGGGTTTTTTATTTTAAAATTTTTGGGAAAAAATTCTCCTTTTTTGGTATATTTATTGGAAAATAAATTCTATGTCAAAGATTATAAGATTAACAGAAAACGATTTGATTCGTTTGGTTAATAAAGTTATTAAAGAACAAAATACAAAGACTGATGGTGAAAATGATATATATGGTGGTTTTTTAAATAAAATTAAAAATATACTTAGAGAAAAGGGATATAATAATGTAAAAAAACAGAAACTAAATATCTATACCGAGAACCTTATTAGTATGGCAAAAGGAAACAACAAAGTTGAAAATTTTTCGGATGATGAAGGGGATTTTATACAATTGAGTAAAAATAATCACCCTAATTATGAATTCAAAAAAATATATTTTAGTGGACTAAAAGACATTAATGGACCATACAAAGTTGAATATTATACAAGGGTTGGGGACGAGAAACCCAAATTAATTAAAACTGAAAATATGAATAGGGGTCAAGTATTCAAATTGATACAAAGTTTGTAAGATACTAATAATCTTAATTTATAGAACAAAACCCTCTTCAATTACGAAGGGGGTTTTTTCATTTTAAAATTTTTGGGATATTTATTTCATATGAAAAAGATAGTAAAACTCACAGAATCTGACTTAACAAGATTGGTTAATAAGATAGTAAAGGAACAAAGAAGAGAGGATGACCCTACTGAAGATTATTTTAAAGTAATTGATATGGTTGCAAATCACGCAATGGATGAGGAGGAGGATTTGGATGAGGTTGAAAGATGTATTAATGAAATTTATAAAATAATGCATGAGGCTTATCAAGACGACGATTTGACTGATGAACAAGCCGATGAGATTATTGATTATGCAAAGGAGGTTGTTAAAGAATTGGAATCAATGTTTGATGAATAACATCATTGTGAATTATAGAACAAGACCCTCTTCAATTTCGAAGGGGGTTTTTTCATTTAAAAATTTTTGGGAAAATTTTGTATTTATTATAAAATCAAATTATGAATAGAAGTTATAGTAAAATCAGACACATACAAGAAGCCAACATCAGATTGGAAAAGAGATTATTGAAAGAAGATGAATCTCAAGTTCTTGACGTGATTAATAATGAACTATCAACAGTTGGGGAAGAACCCGTATCGACTGAAGATATTGAATTTGCGTTGAACGATTGTCCACTTGAAACTCCTCCAACTGCGGATGAGAAACAAAAGACAATGCTTCAGAAAATCAAAGAACAAATCGATGGTCTGACTTCAGCCAAAGATGTTAAGGAGTTAATCAAAAAGGTTAAATCAATTTTCAAAAGAAAAACTCAAAGTGAACAAGTGGGAGAGATTGTAACAATTGGTGCAATGGCAATCCCTGTTGTTTTCATTCAGGTGTTTGCAGGTATTATCATTTTAATGTTGGTTGTTAAACTAATCAAATTGATTGGTGGCAACACAAGAACGAGTAAGGAATGTAGACAAGCATCAAGAAGAATGAGAAAATATGGTCCGCTCTAATAAAACATTTCAAAATAACAAGACCCTCTTCAATTACGAAGGGGGTTTTTTATTTCCGAATATATTTATAATAAAATTAAAATTATGAAACACATTTTAAACAATATTTCTGAAGAAGAAAAAAACGCCATCCGTGAACAACATAAAGGTGGAATGAGAGTTTACAACGAGAAGTTCAAACAATTGGTTGAAACTAAACAAGGTGATGTAAAACCATATTTGACCGAATCAGCTGAAGCACAATCAATGATTGATGCGGCAATACAAAAATTTGAAAGTGGTGCAAAACCTGACCCTAAAATACAGGAAAAAATCAAAAAATGTATCACATCAAAACAACTCACAAGTTTAATGTTTTTAACTACAAGTGCTGGAGCTTATGCTCTTGGAATCGTTGCTATGTTAATTGCAAACCCTGTTGGATTGGTTGCTGGAGGTGTGTTGGCATTATCTTCACTAATTGTAATCTTTTTAACAGGATTACCTGAAGACCAAGGTGGTTTAGGTTCTGACCCAGCGAAAGATGTAAAAGCATTGTTAAGTTGTATTGGGATTTAAAAAAAAAATAATTTCTATAACAAGACCCTCTTCATTCACGAAGGGGGTTTTTTATTTCCCAAAGTATTTATTGTAATATGAAATACATTATCACAGAATCTCAATTGAAGACCATCATGATGGAACAAGGTTATTCAACAGATTACGAAAGACGTGAATTAAAGAAGGTTGATAATCAAGTCGCAGCTCAGAATAAATTGGGTAAGTTGGGTCCAAATTTGGATGCTGATGATTATGCTGATATTGTTTCAGGTTTGGTTGATGCTGTACCAGGAATTGGTAATCTAATATCAATTGGTATTGATGTTACACATGCTCTCACATATGTTGTTAGGTATTTCTTTGCAAAGACAACTGAAGAAAAAATTGAAATGTCTTTATTGGCGGTTGTTACATTTGCTTCGTCACTAATTCCTGTTGGAGGTAATGCCTCAAACATTGCTGCGAGAGTGGAAGTAAAATCTTTATTAAAAAAGACACCGTTTGAACTTCGTGTGATTATGAAAAACATGGGTATAATAAAATCTGCAGGTTTCAACTTAGCAAAAGAACCTTGGAAATATTCCTTCATGATTGCTCTTGTAAAAATATTCAAATCAAAAGCCGCAGATGCTCTCGCTATTGTCTCAAGCAAACTCGCAGCTTTATCAAATAAATCAAAAGAGTTGAAACCTTATATTGATGACTTCAATACACAAATCAAAGATGTTCAAACAATGTTGGCATAGTAAAAACAATTATACTTATTAAACCCCTCCTTCATACAGAGGGGTTTTTTATTTATGGGATTGGAAGTATATTTCCAATTGTTTAAAAATGGGGTGGGTTGGGACCCACCATTATGTAAGATTAGAAATATATTTCTAAAACACGACCCCCTCTTATAAATCATCCTCAATAGTCAAAAAAAAAATTTTGGAAAATTTTATGGAAATGTTTATGTTTGTAAATAACCTATAAAACAGAAACAATATGAAACAAATATTTTTTAGAGCAATGTCCTATCTATCAATCTTTATGATGGGTGCATATGCAACGAGCCACTTTAGATATAATGAACCGATTGAGGTGTATAGATGGGCAATAACAATTTTTTTCTTTTTCTTTTGGATAACATTATTAAACGATAAACCAAAAAAAATAACCTAACATGGAAATATTGGAATACATTATGGTTGCTCTTGTGATGGGAATAATTAGTTACATCATATGGGACCGAGAAGACAGGGGGGTTATTTCTCGTGGGGAGGAATGGGACACACAAGATAAAATAAATGAAAATGAAATTTCCTAAGAAAATGTACCCCTATCTTCATGAGTTGGAGGAGATGGAATTCTCTAATCCAAGGAAAAGTAGTTGGGTATTCAGAAGTGCATTTAAAGAACTCTTACATAAAGAATATAATCATAGGTCAGAGTTGATTCATTATAGGGTTGTTGAACTTGGGGGGAATAAGGGAGTTCATAAAATAGATTAGTATGGAAATTTTATATACATTAATTGGGGTTGCATGTTTTGTTGTTGTTGGAGGGATTTTTTATATCATATGGAAAATGAAAACTCATGAAGGAAAGGATTTATAAATTTTTGGATTTTTATGTTGGGAAGGGTGCGAGAGTTTCCCCAATGTATAGTGAGTTTAGGACCTTCGCTGATAGGTATGAAGTGACCTCAGATAATGGGACCCTTATTTTATGGTTTACCGTAAGAGGGGACCACGTTAAGATATTTCGAAATGATAATTTATCCAAGAAGATATCTTCGTATTTTTCTCTCCCCGATGAAGGGGAAGGTTGTTCTTGGATGTATATTAGAGATTGGTTTGGAGATAGACATAATATCCAACGAATTAGTGATTTATTGAAATTAATTGTTAAAAAGGAATATGAAACCACGTAATGATGTACCCGTTGTTGAACTCTATTTAAGTCTTTCTAAATGTAAAAATGAAGTCAAGCGTGTATCGGAGTTACTTACAAGTTTTCTTCCCGTGGCTAGAAAAG